TATCAACTGAACCTGCGAGTTAATTATGAACGAAGTATTCAACATAGACGATCATAGACGTCAACTGAGAACAGAAAAAGTTCAACAAATGCCCAAAATGATTTGGGTTAAATTTCAAAAAGAGGGTATACACAAATACCCGGCCGCATTAGAAGATCCCGCATTAGCAACTGGTGATGAGTATGATGTATCCTTTCTCGGATATCCACATCGCCACACATTCCACTTTAAGGTTACTATACAAGTATTCCACGACGACAGAGATATTGAATTTATTCAATTTAAACGTTGGTTGGAAAATCTTTATTCCACAGGCACTTTACAATTAGACTACAAGTCCTGTGAAATGATAGCAGACGATCTCTACCTAGCAATCAACGAACGCTATAAAGGCAGAGAAGTCCAAATAGACGTAAGCGAAGATGACGAGAATGGATGCCATTGCGTCTATCCTGTAATCGCTTATAAAAACATTAACTAACAACAATAACAAGGTACTGTTATGAAAAAAGCAGTGAAACAAATCTTTGATGATTTGGATGCATATCGTGACTTCTGTCGAGAATTTGGACGAGTCTTTGATGAGGCACATTTATATAAGGAAAAGAGTCCATATAGCGACTTTTTACGCTGGAAGGAGACTGGCAAGGCAAGATATTGGCCAGGGTATCCACATTTTAGAAAACCTTATAAAAAAAGCAATGCAGAACAAAGACAACAATAAATTTGATATCCAACGAGATTGGGGAGTTTATGATGTTCTTGCTAACTTCAAAAGTATGAAGGTTAAGGAGCTAGTCGTAAATCCTAACTCCTGTATGAGTTTCCAACGTCATGAACATAGAAATGAGTTTTGGATTGTAGAATCTGGTGTTGCAAGACTTATATTAGCACCAAACTATACTGAATCTTGTAGCAAAGGAGATCTTAGCAATCGGCATAATTTTATAGAACGTGATGCTAGAACTATTATATTAAATAAGCATGAATCTTACCACGTGCCAGCCGGAGAATGGCATCAAATCATGAACCCTTCTTATACACCATTGCATATTGTAGAAATACAATATGGAGAATTTTGTGATGAGGTTGATATAGAAAGGCTTTATCAATGAATAGGTTTATACTTGCAGAGATGCAAATAGAAATTTTTATTTGGGCGAAAAATCTAGATTTGCCGCCTGGAACAAAGCAAGACCTGCACCTGAATGGTATGTAACTGGTCTTAAGACAACGAACATAGATGGAGTTACTGTTTAGAGGTAATACCAACAACGGCGATGTTTACTGTGCTAATAGCATGGTTCTTACAGTAACGCCCATCTACTTAATTACTAAAGGAAAACACAATGCGTAAATTAATATACATGGGACTTGAGCCTTATGAAGGAAGATATACATTACAATTACAAGAATGGAGTGAGCGTGTATTTAAACGCAGAGGCATAGACTATATAGTTGTGCCCGGTGAGACTATTGACAATACTAAAGCAATATCTGTAGGACAAGTGTTAGACGCACATGGACGCAGTTATTTTGGTATGAGCCAAATGATGAACCTAGTCCAAATGATGCGTGATGGAACTGTGACAGGGGAGGATGCTATCTTCTTTGAGGATATGTTTCAACCTGGTATAGAATCACTTCCGTATATTATGAACCAGATTCCCGAAAATCAACGCCCCAAAGTTTATGTCCGTTGTCTTGCCCAGGCGGTAGATCCTGATGACTTTGTCCATGTATGGGGTATGTCCAAGTGGATGAGTTTGTATGAGCAAATGGTTAATGAGTTTGCTACAGTATTGGCTACTAATGAAGAAATGGTTGCCCATATGCGTATTGCTAACTGGACTGCTCCTATATACAACATATCAGGATTGAGTTTTGGCAAAAGTGAAGTTCTTGAAAGAGTAGGAAATAAGGTAAAGAAGTGGAGTGAAAGATCTAATCGTGTTGTATTTGCGGCAAGATTTGATCAAGAAAAACAACCTGACTTCTTTATGGATATTGTTGAAACAGTAACTGGCCATCTAAAGCACCAAAATCAATATGTAGATAGTATAACTGATGTTGAGTTCGCTGTTCTAAGCGGCGGGCCTTTACGCAGTAACAATCAAAAATATTTAGATCGTGCATTGAAATTACAAGCAGAAGGAGTTCTAAAAATTTATACTGACCTAAATAAGAATGATTATTATAATATCGTTAACGACAGTAAGGTATTATTCAATTGTGCGCTACAAGATTGGGTAAGCAATACTGTAAGTGAAGCGGATACACTAGGGTGTAATGTAGTATATCCTGCATATCGCAGTTTCCCTGAAACTTTTGCTAATGATGCAGATCGTTTGTATATTCCTTGGAGTATGCACTCTGCTATTGAAAAAATTGATACTGCTCTAAGAATGCCAAGTTTTAACATGGGAAGAATATCCGATTGGACGAATGGTACTATTGATCGCATATGTGATATTATGGAGGGCAACGGAGAACAGTGGCGCCGTGATGGAAATAGATATAGAGACCATGTTGCGGAGTCTAAATTTTAACAAATAATTGACATTTGCCTAAATAATCTTTATAATATATAGTACTTGGAGAAATATATGAGCATTAGTAAAACAATTAGAAACAGAATGCTAGAACACGGTGGACGTTTTTGGGCAGGAGACAATATATCAGAATTTATCGAAGAAGAAGAAAAAGATCTGCTCATTGATGAACTAACGGAAAAGTTTGAAGGAGTATTGGACACTCTGCTTATTGATAGGCATAGTGATCCTAACTCTATTGACACGCCGCGTCGTTTAGCAAAAATGTATATAAGAGAACTTATGAGCGGCCGTTTTGATAACATGCCCAATGCAACCGCATTTCCTAATCATGTAGAGGATGGTTACGAAGGCATGCTTGTTGTAAGAAGTGAAATACGTAGCGTTTGCTCCCATCATTTTCAACCAGTAACCGGAGTTGCATATATTGGCATTATCGCGGCAGACACACTTATAGGATTATCCAAATATACACGTATAGCACAATGGTGTGCCAGACGGGGAACACTACAAGAAGAACTTGCCAACGACATAGCACATGAAATTATTAAAGCAACAGGTTCTAGTAATGTAGGTGTTTACGTACAAGCAACGCATGGTTGCGTAGAAAATAGGGGTGTCATGGCACACTCTAGTCTAACACAAACAACAGTGCTTAAAGGATCATTTAAAGAAGATGCTTCTACTAAAAAAGAGTTCTTTGACAATATCAAACTTCAGCAAGAATTTGCTCCGCGATAGCAAGGAGACTTAAATATATGAAAATGATCTATCTAAATACACAAGACATTAAGTCGCAAGTTTTAGATATTACTCAACAGATTTATGCTGGTAATTGGCGGCCTGAATACATTGTAGGTATTACAAGGGGAGGACTAATTCCTGCTACAATGTTGAGTCATTATTTAGAAACACCGTTACATACATTAGATGTTAGATTACGAGATGGACACAATCTACAATCTAGTTTAGAAATGGCGGCAGACGCGTCAGGCATAACTAAAACTAGTTTTAGTCATGAAGAAGTAATCGAACCTAAAAATATACTTGTTGTTGATGATATAAATGATTCTGGTGCTACATTTGATTGGATTGTAAATGATTGGATGAATGCGCCGATACCGGGTGTTAAGTCTTGGGACAAAGTTGTAGGCTCTAATGTTCGTTTTGCTTCGCTAGTTAATAATGAGGAGAGTAGATTTACAGAAATCTCTTACACCTCATTAGTGATTAATAAAATTGAAGATCCCTCGTGGATTGTTTTTCCGTGGGAAAACTGGTGGAGTGATAAAAATTGGTAATAAAAACATTAAAGATCAACTGAGGAGGAAATGAATGTTATCAAAATATTTAGAAGGTGTTGATAAGACGCTAGTACGCAATCTAGTCATTATGCACACCATTGTATTAGGCTATAATCTTTTATGGCAAGGAGAAAAATAAATGAGCGGAGTACCTGAATTTACATCTACAAAAACATTTTATAACTTTCCGTGTGCTCATAGACAACACAAGCATGACGGAAACTGCGCTATGATACACGGCTATAGCCGTAGTTTTCATTTTACGTTTGGCGCACACACTATGACAAAAGAAGGATTTCTTGTTGATTATAGTGACTTGAAAGAACTAAAGAGATGGTTAGAAGAGAATTATGACCATACGTTTGTTATTGATCACGATGACCCATATATGGAAACATTCCAAATGCTACACGATGCGGGTGTATGTAAATTAATTGTACAAGAAGAAGGGCCAGGTATGGAAGGCACTGCTATGCGTATCTGTAATTATGCTGATGGATGGTTACGCGAAAGAACAGGTGGCAGAGCATGGGTTATTAGTGTAGAAGCAAGAGAAAATGACAAGAACAGTTCAACCTATCATAACCCCGAAGCAGGGTTTAATGGATGGGTGTAATCAATTGTAACACAGGATTCCAACCACTAAAAGAATGTTGGTTAGGCGATTGCTATCGTCCGGAGTTCTTTGACTACGTTGATAATATTAAAGTAAAAAATATTCTGCAACAAATTACTGAAGAAACCATAGAAGATTTAGAGAACATTAAAGAAGTATTAGAAAGTTATGGCGTAACTGTTAAACGCCCGAAACTTTTTGATTTTGATCAAGTATATAATATATACAAAGTTGGTGGAGCTTGTGTTGATGAAAACTTAAACATTATTATTGATGAAGTATTAAATTATTTTCCAAGATTAATTGATAGGAAAGGTGTCGAAAGTTTTTTAGCAAACTACGATATATATGCAGATCCAGGCGCACTCACCCGACCGCCATTATTTCCACGGGACGATCAAATCATAGTAGGAGAAACTTTTTATAAGTTAAGACCGTACAGCATGCCAGAAGTAAACCCGGCTTGTATAAATACTATTAATCCATTATATCCACAGGGAGGTGCCAGCCGGGCCCTTGCTATATTTTATGAACCATTATTCAAAGAATTAAAAGAACAAGGCGCAAATATTATTGAATTCCCGTGGAAAGACGATTATTTGAATGAGGGACCAAATATTGTGCGGCTTGGGGATACAATAATATTAGATGGATTGCGGCCGCATGTTTACAAATACTTTAAAAATCATTTTAAAGACAACTATAATATTATAACTGCTTTTAACGACGGGCATTCGGATGGTATATACGCACCAATAAAACCCGGCGCATTTATATCAAATGGCGAAGCACTACAGTTTAAAAAGTATTTTCCAAATTGGGACGTATTCTACTTGCCAGACGCCCAATGGTCTAATATGTCACCATTCTTAGAAGTTAGAGAAAAAGTACAAGGAAAATGGTGGATTCCAGGCGAAGAACACAACGACGAACTTATTGACTACGTAGATAAATGGTTTAGCGAGTGGGTAGGATTTTGTGAAGAAACAATTTGGGACGTTAATGTATTGATGGTAAATCCTGAAACTGTACTGTGCCTAACCGAAAATAAAGAATTATTTAAATGGTTTAGAAAGCATAATGTAGAGCCTATAGTAACTCCGTTTAGGCATAGATTCTTTTGGGATGGTGGATTGCATTGCTTAACGTTAGACATACACAGGGAAGGAGGCATTGAGAGTTATGCAAGATGACATTAATAAGGCAAAAGACCTAATAGACAAATGCTTCGATAATTTTAAAATACCTCGACACAGTGTATACATATCACGAACTGAACGTAATACACTTGACAATCTTAAAGAAATTGTTATAATATTAGATAAACTTCCAAAAAGATTAGAAGAAGAAAAGCAAGAATGGAAAGAAGAATACGACGATATGCAAATTAAAATACAGCGAATGTTAAAGGGGCCTAGTTGGGGTATGACTAAGGAAGAACATCAAGCAATACCACTACATAAATTATTTGGCGATAAATGGCAAGGAAATAAACCCGATGAAGATTAGATATACAGAAATATTTTATAGTTTACAAGGAGAGGGTAAGTTTACAGGCGTGCCGTCTGTTTTCTTGCGACTGTTTGGTTGTAATTTAAAATGCCAAGGTTTTGGAATGCCACGCGGTGAGTTAAGCAAAGAGCGACTCGGCGTTTTTGCCGCTGATTATACACACTTTGATGATTTGCCATTAGTTAGCACAGGATGTGACAGTTATGCAAGTTGGGATCCACGATTTAAATATTTAGCAACAGATGTAGACTTAGACAAATTAGTAGATGATCTATTGGCAAAAACGCCCAATGGCAGTTGGATAATGCCCAATGGGCAAGACATACATTTAGTTATTACGGGCGGTGAGCCTATGATGTGGCAAAAAATATATCCTGATTTATTTGCACATGATCGTATGCAGGATTTAAAAAATGTTACATTCGAGACTAATACTACTAGAAATTTAACTGACAAAATTTTTGAATGGTTTTACGACTGGCGAAATTGGACCGGTGATTTTGCTAATTACAGGACTCCTATCAGACCATATGTTACCTGGTCGTGCTCTCCTAAACTATCAGCAAGCGGCGAACCATGGGGAAAAGCAATTAAGCCTGATGTGGCGGCCGCATATTATAAAATGCCTTTCTCAGACATGTATTTTAAATTTGTTATTGATAGCGAAGAAAGCATGGATGAAGTAGAAAAAGCCATTGCAGTATATAAAGAAGCAGGCGTTGACTGTCCTGTTTATTGTATGCCTGTAGGTGGTTTATATGATGATTATAAAAAGAATACACGCATTGTCGCAGAAGCAGTTATGAAACATGGATTACGTTATAGTCCAAGACTACACTCTGATCTGTTTGGTAATGCATGGGGAACATAATGGATATATTTGAAAAACTAAAAAATGCATTTGGTTCTGAGCCAACCCCAGAACCAGTTAAAGAACCAAAGAAAAAATTGACGCCAAAGGAGAAAGCGACAAAAAAGGGTGAACCATGGTTTACCATTGTGGATGTAGAAATTAATAGTGAGAACCCACTTAATGGTGCGTTTGAATTAGATTGGAACGACCCATTCGTTAAAATGTTACGTGGTCACGGATTAACTGGTGAAACAGACGAAGAAGTGGTGGATCAATGGTTTCAAGACTTATGTAGACAAATTGCTATGGAAACATATGATGAAGACGTCGTAGGTAGCAATATTAATATACAAATGCGAGACATACAAAACGGGAAAAAAGAATATAAATAATTTAAATGAATACCATTAGTTCTATCATATGCGTAGGAGGGGCACATACATCAGGCGTTCAATGCGTCAATGATCATATATATGCCAACGAAGATTCATTATATAAAACGCATGGTGATGACTCACACCCAGAAAATAAAGCACAGGCGTTCTGGATACATTTTACGCCTGTTATGAAAATAGGCACTTTTAATATATCTAAACCAGGTTGGGTAAATAAAACCATTATAAATGAAGTAATGAAATATATTAGCAATAAGCCTAATCCAGAAGACACAGTTGCGGTAGTAGGTTTTGAGGAATGGAATTATTCCCTTGCTACTCCACAGGATCACTTAAAAGACGTGATTCAATTACACGAAGATTTAAAAACATTAGATGTTAAACATTTAATGTTCAATGCACAAAATTGCTTAGATGTTTCTACTGACGAGCAATATGATTTTGGCGATTCTTATATTAGTCCATATGATTCCGATGAAACCATGGTTTCTCAGTTAAAAGCACAAAATTTTGATTTTAACTCCGGAACACAGTATTTCGGACCTGCCGCACACAGAAAGTGGGCGAGAATATTATTAAAATACTTGACACAGTTAGTATGACAATGTTATACTGAAAGTGTTGTAAAAATTCTGTAGTAATACAGAGTAACAACGATATAAAATATTTTATATCAAAAACAACCAAAAAGGAGGTAAGATATGGCTGGAAATATCGTTGACACAGCGTTAGGCTGGGTAAGAAAATTGACTGAAGTAGGCGTTGCTCTAGTTTCACTAGCAGTAGTCCTACAAATCATTTTCGGCCCTGGTGTAGCGTTTTTGCCAGGCGATGTAGTAGGTAACATTATCGGACTTGTAAATGCACTAGGTAGCAACGGACTTGTTGGCTTAGTAGCGGTTGCAGTTCTTTATTGGCTATTTACGAAGAAGTAATATCGCTTACTCTGATAAAGTGGTTCGGCTAGGCAGAGCTAGCCGTTCTACTTTTCATGTTTTTTAATCGGACATATAACGGACAAAGATTTAGATAAAAAATTAGACAGAGAATTAGCTAATACAATCTGGCTAGTTGTTAAGGGTTATGATATGCCCAGCGATTGGACAGATAAAGATGTACAAGAAATTATTGTTCGTTATTGGTCCAGAGCCATCGCAAAAGCAGAAGGTTAAATGAAATATCTATTAATAGACACCGCTAATATGTTTTTTAGAGCAAGGCACGTAGTTGCCAAAAGTGTTGATACTGACACTAAACTAGGTCTTGCTATCCATGTAACTCTTGGATCCGTGGCCAAAGTATGGCGTGAGTTTAATGCTGACCATGTTATATTTTGTTTGGAAGGCAGAAGTTGGCGCAAGTCCTTTTATGAGCCATACAAAAAGAATAGAGTAGTAGCACGACAAGCACTTACTGAAAAAGAACAGGAAGAAGATGAATTGTTTTGGGAAGTGTTTGAAGATTTTACTGCATTTCTTAGAAGCAAAACCAATTGTACTGTAATTCAAAATCCAACACTTGAAGCGGATGATCTTATTGCTGGATTTATACAAGGACATCCAGATGACGAACATTTTATCATTAGCAGTGACAGTGATTTTTATCAACTGCTAGATACTAATGTTAAACAGTATAATGGCATTACGGATCAGTTAATAACCAACGAAGGCATTTTTGACAAGAAGGGCAATATGGTTATTGATAAGAAAACTAAAGAGCCCAAAGAGATTCCTAATCCAGAATGGTTATTGTTTGAAAAGTGTATGCGTGGTGATCCAAGCGATAACGTGTTTACTGCTTATCCACGTGTTCGTAAGACTGTGTTAAAAGAAGCATTTGAGGACAGGCACAATAAGGGTTATGTTTGGAACAATATGATGTTACAGCGATGGATAGACCATAACGAAATAGAACACCGCGTAAAAGATGATTATGAGCGTAATCGTATATTAATTGATCTTACAGCACAACCTGAAGAAATTCGTAATGAAATAGTCGAAACCATCGGAGAAATTGTCCAAAAAGACAATGGCAACGTTGGACTACACTTTCTTAAATTTTGCGGTAAGCACAATTTACTTAAACTAGGCGAAGAAGCAAACAAATTTAGCGACTTATTAAACGCAAGGTATTCACAGTGACTACAGATATAAAAGAAAAAATAGAAGAATTTGAAAAGTGGTATTTTTATCAAAAAATGCCAAGAGAAGTTTCAGTAATGTATATGGACTATTATTGGGACTTATATTGTGATAATTTCCAAAACAATGATGATGTTACAATACAAGATTTTGTATTATCAGTAGCAAACGATAACTTAAATGACGATCAAAAAAACTGAAAAGCAAAAAGCAATCGAAGAACTCATTAAACAGCAAAGAGAGTTCATGGAAAACGTTAACAAAAGTGGATACACTGAAGAAGAGTATTGGCTCAAGCAAGGCGAATATCGTGAACGTCAAGCGAAACTTGCTAAGTTAATTCATACTGAAGCACACAAGAAATACTGGGACGAATACAGAATAAACCTCAAAGTAGATATTGGTGATATAAACAAAGACGATTAATATCACTTGACTATATAAACTTTTTCAATTATAATATTATATATGAGCACGTATCAAGAAAGGCAAGTAAGGGCGGCGCGGAAGAAGCGTCTAAAGGTATTTGGCCGGAAAAAGAAAATAAGATTAACTTCTACGGTTAATCCCTTTCCCAATTACGAAACTAATAGCCCTAATTATCCTTCATTAGACACACGAATCCCATTGGGCCCGTGCCGTGATTCATTGAAATCAACAAATCATACAATCGCTCCTGCTTATAATAAAGGAGCATATCAAGTTATCAGCAAAGACTGTATCAAGGACATAGGTAGATAAATGACAGATGACACTGTAGCAAAACCACTAGTAAAAGACAGATTTTGGATACTATCACGAAATGGTGAAAGTGTCGGCTTATTAAACAGAATAGGAGACTCTCACTATGTTGTTACGCAACACGGCAAAAAGATAGCATTCAATTCTAAAAAAACATTGTTAGATAAGTATCCACTTCGCTTTATTAAATATAAAGCAAGTGATAAACCAACAAAAGCATCTGAAGAAGTACACAACTATCCAATTAATTCTAAGAATGCATATAATGTTATATATGATCTTAAAAGAAAACTTCCGATGTTTAATAAAAGAGAGGATAGTAAATGTTGGTTTTGTGCCGGATATTATATTGTTAACTTTATAAAAATAGGATGGACATCGGCGTTTTGTCCTAAACTTATTACATTAGATAGATACGGATATAAAGGCCCGTTTAAAACGATTGAAAAGGCAAAGGAAGCATTAAGATATGCCAAATCCTCAACTTAATTTGCGCCCTGTAGAAAATCTACTTAACCAAATTGCCGGAATTAGACACACCGGACAAAATGAGTTAAGGATAGGCAAGCAACATTGCCAAGATCTTGAACATTGTTTGGCTGTACTTTTGACTCATATTGCAACTTGTCAAGAAGAAATCATTAGATTACAAAAAGAAAAACTTGAAGACAACGTTATTAAAGTAGAGTTTGACGCTGGAGAATTCGAGTAATAAAATATTTAATCTGCGGATAAATAGTTATATGTACATATTATGCCTTGTACATATAATGGAGAAGCAGATTAAATATGAGCAGGCCAAAACCTAAAGTTCTTTTAGAACACATTAACAAGGACACATATAAGTCAGACCAGATTTTAGAAGTAGAAGGTATCTGGACAGTGTTCTATGACGGTCAGCCAATCAACCTTAAGACAAGTAATCTATTAGTCAATTACCCTGGGCCAAAATACAAAAGAATAGCCTTTGGTAATCCAGGTCACGCACATAACTTGGCTAAAAAATTAAATTCCCAATTTAAGACAGATAAATTCTCAGTGTTTTTATTATCTAAAGGGAAAAAAGTAAAACCTAGTGAGTAAGCAATTAACAAAATTAGACTACACAACAAAATTTTTTAGTCTGCTAGATATACCAGATAATCAAAAAAATAGAAAAAAATATCTTGATTTCTGGTGGTATAATATTAGAGAATCTAGCAATGGACTACGACTTACTAAGCCGGGATATCTAACAATAACAAAAGAGTTGGATATAAAGGAATACAAGTTCGATCTAGATATAGATGATTACGAAGGGAAACTGCATCTGTATCTAGATTTGGACCACTATATCCCAAGCCCGTATTTCATACATTCTAATAAAATAGGGAAATTACATAAAGCAATGAAAATCTCGATTTTTGAAGAAAAACTGGCTACAATGTTTTATTTAAGCGGAAATTCCCTTAATAAAATTGTGGAATCTATGCGATTATCGCTTGAATTCTAGTATTTTTTAGCATTTTTTTAAAAGTCCTTTAAAATCAACAACTTACATCACCTTTTTTCATGACAATTTCGCCCAGATCCCGTATAATGTATATATACGCTAAAGAAACAGGCAGAAATATGAAAATCGTTATTACTACACAGATTCTCGAAAACTACGGCGCCCATGATTGGGACGGCCAGGGTGAATGTCCTCAATACTGGAAAGCCAAGGGTGGCGAACTTTATGTGGTTGAAAACCTGTCACCCATGGAAGCCATTGAGGCTGTTAAACCCGGCGGTCTTGCTGATCGTGTTGGTGACGCGGTTACCGTCCGGGACAATCCCGCCTTTGAGGAGTATGTGATCGGTTGTAACTTGCTCGACGAGTGCGAGCCGGTTGGCGAGGAGTGGGAAACTCCTTGGATCCTGGTCGAAACTGATATCGGCTTTTATGCTGAACAGTTCCGCGCTCGGGACTACAGTTGGTCCGATGACGCTGAAGGCGTCATTGGAATGCGGTCGTCCAAGACCATCGTTGCTGGTGAAGCGGACAAATACAATCCTGTCCTTTATGTTTATGAGGACGGTGAAACCAAAACTTTCGAAGAATTTCGTGCGGAGGCCGCGTAATGGCATGGTATAATCAAGAACGGAAGAAAGCAGTTCAACCCGCAATGCGAAAACTGCTGAAGGAGTACGGACTCAAAGGTTCATTGTCCGTCCAAAATCACAGCACAGTGGTCCTTACCATCAAGTCTGGTGCCATCGACTTTGAAAATTCCAGAACCGCAGAGCATACCCATAACCAGGTAAACGTATACTGGATCGATAGTCATTGGACTGGCAAAGCCAAGGAGTTTTTGACCAAGGCCAACGATCTGCTCAACATCGATAACTACGATAACTCCGACATTATGACAGACTACTTTGATGTTGGTTGGTATGTTGACATTAATCTCGGCAAATGGAACCAGCCGTATGTTTACGAGCCTGGTGCGAGCGATCGAGTAAAGAAGGCGTCATCCAAGAAAAAGAAGGCCGCCAAGAAGAAGTCCGTAAAGAAGTGGACTGCTCTCGAAGGCGAAGCGACCAAGAAGCAGTTGTGGGCCTTGTTTTGTATCACCAAGAAGGACCATCGCGATATGGGACTTTCGCGACAAGAAGCGTATGATATGATTCAGGAGTTGAACTCGTAATGGCACATCGAAAGACAATCGAAGTTGAGAAAGTTAAGGGTATGGCAAATCGAGCCCTTGAAGCATCTATGCGTTGGAGCGAGGTAGAAAGCAAATACGTTCCTGTTGATCGCTACTGGCGCCAAGGCGTGATGTTGATGGTTGAGCAAGTCCTTATGGACTCTGGCAATTACAAGGGGTTTGGCTACTTGACTGAAAACGAAGTTCCGAAAGGAGCATTGCCCGGTATACGGCGCAACAAAGCGGATAAATTCGAAAACACTGACAATACTCGCGTGAGGTATTTTTAAAATGGTTGACTACACTATCACAGCATTGGGTGATGACGTTAACATTCACCTGACAACCTATCAAGGGGCAGTTGTCGCAACCTACGAGGAGATTCGATCTCTCTTTATTTTTAATGTAGGTATGGACAAAGACCCCGAATACTCATTTGAGGATGCGCGGATCCGCGCTTCGCGAGGATATCAAAACGTACATAACGAGTTTCGTGTAGAGATGAGCGTTACAGGAGATGATGTTGAACCAGAATATTGGAAGCATAAACTAGTCGCTACTATATACGACTGGAAACCGAAAAAATCTGACGACGCGATGAAGGGATACTACCATTGGCGCGTCGGTGGCCACGAATCGTGTGTAGAAGGCTACATCAACGATATGGTTAAACGACAACGAAAGGTATTAACCAATGGTTGATGTTATTATCGAGTTGTTTATTATGGCAGGCTTAGTTCTGACTTTGTGGGCAACACTGACACAGCCATGAGCAAGATTAATCCAAAGAAAATGTCTGATGTTGATCTTTACTTTGAAATGGATCGCATCTGGATAGCAGACGATTGCCCTGAAATGACTACAAAACTGTTTAACAGATATATCTCAGAAAATTTCGCCGGCGAAACGGTGCAGAAGCGTCTTAATTATTATACCTGGAAAGAGGATAGGTGGTAATATGTATAATATTCATGTCAATCATGACGAAATGAGTTCGGCGTTCAAACGAATCATGAACACTGATTTTCGAGATCTATCCATGGATGAGTTGGATATGATTCATCAAAATATTATTCGAGAACGCAGACGGAAAGGTAACACATTAATAAAATCTCTAAAAGTAGGAGATAAGGTTACTGTTGACACAGGACGCAAAACTAATAGAGGAAAGGTCCCCCCTACAATGTCTGGAGTAGTACGAGAAATAAAACGCTCTAGGGTTGTTGTGGATTGTATGCAACACGGCTTATGGAGAGTGCCTAGCACTCGTTTATCAGTAGAGGCATAGCATAATGTGGTTATTCATTTTGTTAGTGGTGCCAGTGTTAAGTGTTGGTATTAATATCCACTATCTAGTAAACGATCCCGAAGGGTTTTTCAAAGGACTCGTTAAATCTTTTGCTGTATTCGGAATTGCGATCGGTGTAATAATTCTTTTGGCCATCACAGGACATATAGATTAAGGAGAAGCACAATGAGAACTAATTTAACAATGTTGACCGATTACCAAGGTCCTGGGTTCTATGACGAGAATGGTGCTCGAGTATGCTCACTTCATCCGGATGCGATGATGTGGTTTATCGAGACGCTGGGCTACGCTCGCATAGATTCACCCAGTGACTTTGGCCAATTTTCTAACAAGTCTGAAAGAAAACAAGATGAGCATGTATGACACACCAAAATGTACGTACAAGAAGAAGTTTCCTGTGGACCAGTTTGGACGCCCGGGCGGATCATATTCGACATCCGATCTTCCAGTAGCAGGTGAAAAATCCCTAAACCGAGTAGGAATGATCATGGCCATGGATCTTGAGACTCAAGTCTATGAAATAAAAGACCATGAAAAAGGCTGGGTTTTTCTAGTGCCTTTCGCTGATGTAGAAATAGTTGAAAATAATTCATAAAAAGAATTTATAATTGCTATAAGTTTATTTTATGTAGAAATGCTTGATTTCTGTTATTGTCTTTGCTATATTATTATATACGATAAACACAACACGGAGCGTAAATGTCTACTAAAAGACAAAAAAGACAAAAGCAATTAGCAGAATTAAGCATTGTATGGGGAAGGTTAGCAGACACACAAGCCTTGCTCATAGAGCTGCAACAAAATGAGATAAAATCTCTAGAAAGCCTTGTACAAGTTTTAACAGGACACGACGAAGACGAGGAAGTCACAATACACTAAGTAGAAACCACACAGATTGCCCGGGATTAATCCCGGGCAATCAAAAAGTTAGTAAAAAAGGTTGACAAATAATGGTAGTGAGTATATCATTATATATAGTTGTAAAGAATTTCGCGATATCGCGAAAGAGGTTGGCAGACCTTTTCTGCTATAGTAAATAGGGCTCGAGCCCAAGGAAAATGTAAAATGAGCAATACTGATAAAGTACTAAACGCACTTCAAGAAGGACAGGAACTTTCAGCGGCGCAGATCTCTGCTCGTTGGGGAGTTGGTAACCCGGGTGCGACCATTCAGAATCTTCGATTCAAAGGTCACTCGATTTACTTGAATGCACACACCGACACAAAAGGTCGTGTTGTCAACAAGTATCGCATGGGTACTCCTTCTCGCGCAGTTGTAGCCGCTGGTTACCGCGCACTTGCTGGTCAGTAATCATTACTAACCACACAGGACACAGGGGGGCGCTGCCCCCCTTACTCCTGAACTGATGTTGGCTTAGACCGAAGACATCATGTAAACAAAGTTGTAAACAAAATCATCATTCCACAGGAGAAAAAAAGATGGCATACAATTCTAAACTGTTTCCAAGATACATCCTAAGGATCCCCTTTATAAAGAAACGCAGCCAGGCACCGGTAAAGCACCCGGATGGTTGATGACCGTTATCGATTATTAAGGAGACAGTATCATGTATCCAGACAAAGATCCGAAAGAGATTTTCGGCGAAGACCTACTTCAGGTCTTCGGACCGAAGACAAAGCGTAAGCATATCAGCAAACTTACTACTTCTGAAAGAATTGAACTTTGTAGTAAAGTACCTGAATATGTAGACACAAGCGGATTAGGCGATGATCCATCCCTATTTCAAATTGCCAATCAAATTCTAACAGTACTGAAGAACTCACAGGCATTGCTTGGTATTGATTTAGATTGGTTAACCTCTAATGACTTAATAGAAAAAGGATTAAAAAGGCATCCTGATGCCTTTAAGCCAGTCATAAAAGTAGTAAAGAATAACCAAGTTCAACGCGGTATACAACTACGCCATTTGCTATTAGATATTCTTTTTGTATTTGACCCCAAATGGGTCCTTATGGGAACCGCGCGGTATAGTAAAAAAGAAGATCTATTTTATCTTAATGATGCACAACATCGTTATCTGTCATGCGTGATATTAGGCGTTCGTGACATTCCTTTAGAGTACGAAGAGAGTGAGCGCCGTAGTGTTGATGTATGGCAATATGCCGCAGTTAATCTAAACAGCCTTGTGGCTAGCCATTACGATAGATACCGCAACATGGTACAAGCAGTTAAATCTTTAATAGAAGAAGGCGCAAAGGATGAGGTACAGGCTTTAGAAGATACTAAACCAGCGTACACAACTGCTTGGAACATCTATAACATTTTAAAGCGTGTACAGGCTAAGATGATAGAGAAAGGTGGAGAAAAAGCAAAATCAAAAGAGTGTACAGGTGTGTTCAATATGTCACGTCACTATGATGATTATGGCCAGGAAATATTTGAACGTGCTGTAAGAATCCACGTTGGCGCCCTTAGCAGTAGTCCTATTGCTAGTCCTAATATTTGGGGCATTTGTGAGTTTATTAAGAATCAAGAAGGACTTGATTTAGACATCTATCAAATAGACTATGAAATAGGGCAAGCCATTAACCATAAGTACCTTCCTAGTAGGAATGGTTTGCACCTTGATGCCAAACGTGCCAAAAAGGAGGGAGTTGGAGAAGAACTAAACATTCCAGAGCCCTCTATTATTGCAGGCGCATTGCATAAGTTGATAAAAACTACTGCACCGCATGTTAAATGGAAGCCGATTACATTTAACAACAAGGTAATTGCCGACAAGTACCTTAAAGACTTTCGCGTAATGCCCTTACAAAAGGCGGCCTAATATGCCTACGTTAAATGAGCAAATACAAAACAGAGTCTTTACTACTCAGTATGATGATGACACGTATTATACTCAAGACCTTTATGATTACTTAATAGATAATATTAACGATCCCGATATACTTTTCAAGCATAAAATTTTAGGATTTTATAAACAAAAGTATAAGTGGACTAAAGAAGAAGCATTAGAATTTATTGAGAATAATCTAGAAAAAAGTAGAGGTCATTACGTAATTGACGAATGGTTTTCATATGATTGGGGCAGTGGATTGAATTCCATTACCAAGGACAAAATGTACAGTCCCCAATTGGATCATATTATACCCAAAGCAGAAGGAGGCACAGACCATCCTAGTAATATGCGTATAAGGGCTGCCAGGCTAAATCAAAATAAAGGAGACACTAATACAGATATAGAATTTGTTGCTAGTATTCTGGATATGATTTCTGATTTAGAGAATCCTGGAAAATATGCTGAGCCTATTATCCAAGCAATTAATGAAAAACTAGGTTAGGAAGAAGGGGCGAATCGCCCCTTTTTCTTTCTTTTTATAAAAACCCTTATTTTTCAAGCATTTACGTTATCTAAAAAGCCCTTATTTTTCAAGCACTTAGGTGTTCAAAATATTAGACTTTTGCACCAAAATACGATATAATATATGTATAGGCTAAAGAAATAAGGTAACCCAAGTACATGAAAAACACCCGTGAAATGAATGACCGAATCTATGAATATTGCGATTTGGTCCAGAGACTGCAAGATGAGTATTTTGAGCGCATGAAATTTACTCATTCTCCGTCAGACTACATCACTGTCAATTTTGGTAATCGCTATGCGAAGGTTATCAAAGTCAGTCGCGATTACGACGACAACGGCAATGAAGTGTTGCGTGACCGAAGCCAGTCTGTCCACAGTTTTGTTGATATGAACAACGGCGACATTCTTAAGGGCTCGTGGAAAGCGCCTGTCAAGAACGGAGTTCGTGGCAACATCTTCAGCGATGACTGTGGTGAGAGTGTCATCACCGAGCATGGTTGCGTATACCTCAGACGATAACTCAAGGAGACCCAAGTACAATGAGCAAAAATCAAACAAGCGAAGTTCGCACTAATACCCTGAAGGAGGCCAAGAAGGCGATTCGTCGCGCGATGCTTCGTAAGCGACCCGTATTCCTTTGGGGACCTCCCGGAGTTGGCAAGTCTGATCTCGTGAGTCAGTTGGCCGATGACGTCAATGGTCTCATGTTGGACCTGCGTATGGCTCTTATGGAGCCTACTGATCTCCGTGGTATTCCTTACTACAACCAGACAGAAAACAATATGTCATGGGCTCAGCCAGTTGATCTTCCTTCAGAAGAATTGGCTAGCCAGTATGATGTCGTCGTCTTGTTTTTGGACGAGATGAACTCTGCTCCCATGGCTACTCAGGCGGCCGCTTACCAGTTGGTGCTTAACCGCAGAATTGGTACTTACAACCTGCCCGATAATGTCGTTATTGTGGCGGCTGGTAACCGCGAGACTGACCGTGGTGTCACTTATCGTATGCCAGCACCGTTGGCTAATCGCTTCGTTCATGTTGAAGTGGCGGCTGATTTTGAGACCTGGCAGGATTGGGCGATCGAAAATCAAATACATCGTGACGTTCTTGGTTACCTTACATTCGCCAAAAACGACCTTTATAACTTTGATCCGGGCTCAAATGAGCGGTCCTTTGCTACTCCCAGATCCTGGGTGTTCGTGAGTGAATTGCTTCAGGATGAAGATGGCGATCCTGAAATGACTGAAAGCGAAGTTTCGGATCTCGTTGCCGGTACTGTAGGCGAAGGTATGGCGATCAAGTTCAACGCCCATCGTAAACATTCTGGCAAATTGCCTAACCCAACCGACATTTTGGAAGGGAAGGTGAAAAGCCTTACGGTAAAGGAAGTGTCAGCGATGTACTCACTGACGATTGCCATGTGCTACGAGTTGCGTGATGCTTTTAAGAAGTCAAAGAAAGCCAATCCGGGCAAAGAGTGGCATGAAATGTGCGATAACTTCTTCCGCTTTATGATGGATAACTTCCTTACAGAAGTTACGGTAATGGGTGCTAAGATGGCGCTCACTAACTATAACCTCCCGCTAGTGCCGGGCAAACTCAAGTCGTTCGACGAGTTTCATAAACGCTTCGGCAAGTATGTGATCTCAGCGATGGAGGGCTGACAGAGTACTTGGGAACCCCCTGGAGCCAGCGCAATGCTGGAATAACTCCAGGGGGACTCATTTAAATCAAGCACTTAGAGCACCATTTTTCGTGACAAATCGCCCGAAAAATGCTAAAATATTAGTATAGAAAGTAAAAACTCGAGTACAAAAATGTCCGATAATTCTACTACCGCTGACAAAAAACTGAAGAATAATCCCAACCTTAAGGTCGGGTTTGAAACAGATCCGGATCTAGACAAAGAGATTCGCGAAGCCCTTACTACAGCAAGAATTGGCTTGTTGCTCAAAGAACCGTTTTTTGGTAATTTGGCTACTCGCTTAACCCTTGTAAACGCTGACGCATGGTGTCCTACTGCCGCCACAGATGGCCGCAGGTTCTACTACAATACTGAATTCTGCAAAATGCTGTCATCTAAAAATATGGAATTTCTGTTTGGACACGAAGTTCTTCATGTTGTATACGATCACATTGGTCGTAGAAACGACCGAGATCCGCAGTTGTCAAACATCGCCGCAGATTATTGCGTTAATGGTGATTTGATCAGATACAGAATCGGTGAGCCGATTGACGTAGTTCCTATCGTATACGACCGAAAATACGATGATTGGTCATATGAAGAAGTATATGACGATCTGTATGAGAACGCTGAAAAGATCGATATTGACGATCTATTAAATCGTGTACTGGATGACCATCTTGATCAGGATGGAGATAGCGAAGACGGATCTGGTGATTCCGAAGATGGTAATGAAAGCGGCAAGCGTCCGGTACTTTCGGAAAAGGAAAGAAAAGAAATCCGTGATGAGATGAAAGAAGCAATCATGTCAGCGGCTCAGACTGCTGGTGCTGGTAATGTGCCGGCAGGCGTCAAACGTATGCTCAGGGAACTCACAGAGCCTAAGATGAATTGGCGAGATCTGTTGGACGTCCAAATTAAGAGCACTATTAAAAGCGACTTTTCCTGGATGAAACCCAATCGAAAGGCCTGGCATACTGGCGTGATGTTGCCTGGTATGATGCCTGATGATACGATCGATATTGTAATAGGTATCGACGTAAGCGGCAGTATCAGTGAAGATATGGTTCGAGACTTCTTGTCAGAAATCAAAGGCATTATGGATGCCTACACTACATTCAATATCAAGGTGTTTTGCTTTGATACTGACATATACAGCGTCAAAGATTTCACTGCTGACAATCTCTTCGAAATAAACGAGTATGAAATTGTTGGCGGTGGCGGTACAAGTTTTGAAGCAGTATATGAATACCTAAAGGAAAACGCAATCGAACCTAAGAAACTTGTTATGTTCACGGATGGTTATCCGTGGGGTTCTTGGGGCGATGAACAGTATTGTGACGTATGCTGGATTATTCATACTCACAATTTAGAGGGAGCACCGACACCACCGTTTGGTGCTCATGCATACTATGAAACATCTTACAGTTAAGGAGATAGGAATGAAGATAATAAAGGTGGTCGCTCTAATGGCTTTGGTAATTGGTTACCATTTGGTAATTGGTTACCATAGTACAGCAGATGCATTAGAGGGACCGTATAGTTTCAAAGCAGGTCACGGAACCGTCCCGTGGCTTGAGCACTTTGCGGATAGCGGGAATGCCGTTGCAAGAGATTGGAACGGTGATGGAAAAACTGATGTGATGGTTTTTCCAGCGGCCCATGGCGTTTACTGTAATCAAGGCTGTCCGATGGGCTGGACTAAGAGTGTTCCACCTTTTGTGTTTCTCAGTAATCCAGACGGATCTTATAGTCCGACGAGAGCCGGGGGTGTTCCCTCTGCTTCGACAGTAAGCGAATGGACTGGAAATTATTTTGCCCAAGGGCCTATTGCGCTAGGAAATGGTTGGGGTGGAGACCTACGTCCTGCTTTAATCTATAACGGCATTAATGCGGCCCCTGGCCCTAGTTTTCATTGGCACGGTTCAGCAATAGGAGATGTCAATAAAGACGGGCGTTTAGATATTGTTGGCTTCTCTGGTGGTACGGTGGTTTATCTTGGCTTCAATCCTGGCGCAAGAGGAATGAACGTAAACGGGGAGATCAGTGACCTCGGACAAATAAGGATGATGAACCAGGCTTTTGCAGGAACACTTATGGATCTGGACGGTGACGGGTATCCTGAACTTATTTCCGGAGATATGGACTCTCGTTCCTCGGGAGGCTACATGGATGATCACTCAACTATTGCGTTGGATGGTGTGTCAGCAAGGCGTGGCGCTATTAACGTGTATAAGAACAATGGGGGTAAATCATTCTCATTGATGCAAATATATCCAGATACGATTCCCGGCGTAGCAGGACTGAGGGCCGTCTATAACAACGGCCGCGACATCATTGTGCATGACGAATGCGGTGACGTATGTGCCACAAATAGTTGGATTCGTGTTTTTGCTACAGGCCCAGGCGGTGTGAGTTTAAAACAGCAATTTGGTCTAAATGGTGTTGTCCCACACACAAAGGGCCAAGCGCCGATGCTGGTTGACCTAAACGGCGACGGTAGAAACGACCTTTTTATTAACCATTTTTTTAATTATGGAGGCAATGTTGGTTCACAACACGGAGGGATCTGGTTAAACAACGGAAATGGAACATTCCGACAACTTGGCACTCCTATCTTTGCAAACGTGCCGAAGGCAGGATCCAAAGGCGCGTTGTTTCCCACTCATGCTAACAACGACGGCCGCATGGATTGGATTATTGTGTATGAAGACGGTTCCTTCGGAACGTTACTTTCTCCTGCACCTGCGGCTGTGTCGACATCTAGCGACGACGAGACAGAAGAGCAAGATACTGGCGGCGGGTTTCATCGATTCAGGTTTGCTGAAGTGATGCAAGGCGGGCCGAATTTTTGGCAGTTAAGTTTTGTGCAGGATCAACTATTAAATATGCAAAATAGTTTTGTAGATAACAGCAAAATCATGTCCTTTAGTGACATTAATATGGTTCCTGTGTTTGATTTTAATGGCAATACTGCTCTAACGTTTGGTGCTACTAAAGCAGACGAATATGGTGAGATTGACAATGCCGTCGTGGGTTTGCGTTACGGAGAAGTTGATGTCGCAATTGGTATGGATAACAGCCTTTTGGGTTGGTCACCTGGACAGAGCCTGATGCATATTAATAATCCTAACACTCGTTATATTAATATTAGCCGTAAGAAAAGCATTGGTGAATGGAACTTTAGTGCTAATGCCACTTATGCATTTGGTACAGCAAACGGCAGTTATGGTTACGTCAAAGACGTAGAAGACTTTCATGCTATGGGTTTTGGTGCTAACATGTCTTACAAGAAGTTAAAACTTAAAATCGCACAACCACTACGCATTGAGCAAGGTGGATTGCAATTTTCAGACTTTATTGCAGACATGGAGCCAAATGGCCGGCACATTGATTATACTATGTCATACGAGGAAAAAGTTTCTAAGAACAGTAACTTTGAGTTGAGCCTTAAGTATACGGACGATGTTAACCATGTGCAAGGCGATAATAACGCTCGTCTAATGGCGGCGGTTAAGGGTATATGGTAAATCTGGAGATACTAAAAGCCCTGGAGAATCAGGCAACTTCTTCGGGGTTGCCTGTTTTTTCTACGAGTGAATGGCAGGAGTTTAAAGAGCACTACGAAAAGAAAGAAGCAATAGAAGCACTCGCTCATTATATCACAGAAAATAACATTCCATTTCCATTTCAAGATATAACTGAAAACGATGTAATAGAAAAGTTTAAAAAACTTAAAGGAATGGACCATAACAAACTATTATATGGTTACACTACAAGCATCACAGATAAATTTAATGATTACAAATATTCCTGCCAAGACTATTGTAAAGACGTTATAGACATTAATCATTATTATAATGACATTAGCAATTATTTTCAGCAACAGAACAGACTAAAATGTGGTGGCTGGTCACACAATAGTCCATTAGATATATGGAGCAGTAAAGAAGCATTAAAATCCCTTAACTGGACATTTTGGCGTGATGGTGTTGTAAAGTTTGTAGATGAAAGCAAATACAGAGAAGCATTCAGACTCGGTGCTTATGTTGCTACCCAATTTAAACCAACTGTAGCAAAATACATTTATAACAGATTTAATGCTAAAACAGTTTTGGATACTAGTTGTGGGTGGGGAGATAGATTAGCAGGCTTTTGGGCAAGTAATGCGGAAGTTTATGTAGGGTGTGATCCAAATCCTGATGTTTATAAAGCATATATGGAACAATGTAAGTTTTATGACAAGCATATTTTTAACAACGATGGACAGTTGATGCAGTTTAATGCCTGTAATGGATTAGAATGGTTTACCTACACAGGTGCAAAAACAGTAACCATTTTCAATGCGCCTGCTGAAGATATAAAAGACTTCCCCAAACTAAACTATGATTTAGCATTTACTAGTCCGCCATATTATAATACAGAGCGTTACGCAGAGGGCATTAAAGAGGAAACACAAAGTTGGTTTAAGTATAAAGAGTTTGACAGTTGGCTTAAAGACTTTTTATTTGTGACATTAGAAAATGTTAGTAATCTAATTAATCCGCAAACAGGTGTTATAGCAGTAAATATAATAGATGCCAATATTAAAAACAAAAGACATTATGTTTGTGATCCAATGACAGACTTTATGGCTAGTGTTGGGATGCCGTTACAAGAAGTTATTGGTATGCGAATGAAACAGAGACCAAAAAATGAAGAAGGCGGCAATAAAGAGCATATGAAAGATTGTTTTATTGAGCCAATTTGGGTTTACAGTTCTTCCAATGACAATACTTTAACACAATTTGAGAGATTATTCGAATAAACATGAGTACTAAAAAACCTTATCAAACACTTGCATGGATGAGTACTGCGATATTAATACTGGCGGCTACATTAGCGGCCTTTAATATACATCCGCAGTATGTTTGGATGTTTATTGTTGCTAATAGTATGTGGACGCTCACAGGTATATTATGGAAGGAAACCAGCCTTGTAGTTCTTAACGCAGGTCTTACGCTGATATACGTTATTGGAATGTTATGGTAGATAAAATAAAACAGATCTGGAAACTTTTTAGCAATATTGAAAGGATTATTTTCTCTCTTGCAATATGTTTATTGACAGGTTCTGTACTATTTTTGCTATATATTATATATGGGTCTATATAATACAAGAACGGTTAATCCACACAATGTTTTAAACACTAGAAAGTGTGAAAACATTCCACCTTATTTCACACCTGTAACAATTCCTATTAGATCTAAATCATTTGCCACAAAATTAGACCTAGTACAAGACATGGATAGATGGATTTATCTTACACTCAATGGACGCTACTGTATTACAAAAAAGGTTTTATTGGGCTTTGATACTAAAATATCACTTAATAAAACAATAGAAATAACCTCACCAATTAAGAATCAAACTAGTACATTTGATATGCTTTGGTCATTGGAATGGGTAGTGGGGTTTGAAGAACCCAGTGAAGCAAGTTATTTTGTTTTAACATGCCCACTTTTAAATGAAATTAATTAATAGCAGTTTCGCCCAAACCTTCTTTAATCCAGTTTCTGCACCATCTTACATATTCAAACGTTTCTATTATTTGTTTTCGAATTTGTATTGGATCCGTAACGTCGCGGCGATAATATAACTTTTCATAAGTTTTATCTCTGTTTTCATTAATAAACTCTGTTAATTGTTCTTCAGTAACATCTGGAATACTATCTAGATATCCAATTGTACTATAAACAAATTGTTCAAACAATTCTATATTTTTACCTAGCCTTACATCAACATCATTTATTCTATCTGGCGCCATTACTTGAAATATTTCGTTAAATGACTTATATGTATCCATTAATCGTATAAGTTCTTCGTTAGCGTATAAACATTCTAAACCTTCTTGAGCATATGTAAAGAATTTTAGTACTGTTTCTGTCGATGGTTGCTCTGGTTCAGAATTTTCTTGTGCTGATGATATAGTAATAAATACTAGTGAAAGGATTATAGTTAATATGGTTCTTTTCATACAATTAATTATCAGGAGAAAAACTAATGTCGGACAATACTGAAAATGCAACAGAAACCCCAGTAGATGTTCTTGATGGCACGTCACAAGCATCCCCTGATGCAGGACAAGCACCAGAATTTAATCTTAAAGATTTGGCCGCTGTAAAGCAAATCATTGAAGTCGGAGCACGCCGTGGCGCATGGAATGCCGCAGAAATGACTGCTGTGGGTGTAACTTATGATAGACTAGTACTATTTTTAAGACATCATATTCCTACAACAGAACCAGCAGAACAAGAAGTACAAGCAGACGCACCAGACGCGACTGCTGAATAATCAATAATATAAACGGAGAAATATATGAAACACGTTGGCAAGCAAATTTCAACTAACGATAAAATCGTATTACTTTTTAGGGAAGTACCCGGCGAGCCAGATAATTGTTTGGTAGCGCGAACAGCATCATTATCTCAAGATGATCACGATTCTTTAATAACAGTTTTAGAAAGTGATGAAGGTCAACAAGCCAACACACTAGCAGAAGTATTACATACTAGAATGAATGGTGCAGGGAGACCAATTTTAGAAAGTTTGCATACAAGCGGACGAATTATGAAACTTCCAGCATCTGATGTTGCACTTACGCCAGACACAAAAACTAGTATTGCTTTAAATGAAGTTAATGCCGCAATACGCGGACAGGAAGCCACAACTTCAGAAGATACGGACGGCGCCTTAACAGACGAAAATATTGCGTCTGATTTGCGTAGGCAAGCCGCAGGACTACAAGCAGAAGCAGAAAGATTACTTACTAAAGCAGAAGAACTTTCACCTACTAAGAAAGCAAAAAAGACAACTAAAAAGAAAACTTCCAAGAAGAAGGCTACCAAGGCCCGTGTCTCAGCATAACGAAGTTTTCTTAACCGAATCTTTCAAAAAGCGATGGGAAAACATTATTGAAAACATTAATATCACTAATGTTCCCATCGAATATATTGATCACTTAATATTACACGACGAAAAAGGCAAGGAATTTGTGGTTAGTGTGATAGATCTCCTAGCAGAAGGAGTAGATCCGCGTGATTTAGAAGAAGAACTTACACACCGCATAGAAAGTTATGATGGTGTACTTTCAATTGACTATGTTTTAAACATTGAAAAAGTTACTACAGATATACAATCATCAACAAATAAAGTTTTAAAAAACTTATAATATTGCATTGACAAAAATCAATTATAATCATATAATATTAATATGACAAAAATTTCAGACATTAATTTTGAAAAAGATGAAAACTATGTAAAGTATTTGGACTATGGTTTTGTAGGACTCGTTGACACTATGGGTTCAGACGAAGCAATTGTCCAAGCTGCAAGAGTATCATATGGTAATGGTACCAAAGGTACTCGTAACGACAGGGCACTTATCAGATATCTAGTTAAGCACCGACACACATCACCGCTCGAGATGTGTGAGGTTAAATTCCATTTGAAAATGCCCATTTTTGTTATGAGGCAACACGTAAGACACAGAACGGCAAACTTGAATGAATATTCTGGCAGATATAGTATTATGTCAGATGAGTTTTATGTTCCTGATAAAGCAAACCTTAAACCACAAAGTGTCATCAATAAGCAAGGTAGGGACGGTACGTTAATTCCCATTGAAGAAACTATGTGCCATAACACTATTAAGCGAATTGGAAGAGAGAACTATAAAGATTATTTGTCTCTATTAGGGGAGAATCCCAATGACAATTATAATATTGATAGTGATCTTAGGCAAGGATTATCAAGAGAGTTGGCCCGTGCGGTGTTGCCTCTCAACAACTATACAGAATTATATTGGAAAATAGATTTAAACAACTTTTTTCATTATGTAAAACTAAGAGCAGACTACCATGCACAATGGGAGATACAAGAACTAGCAAAAGCAATGTATGGTTTAATTGTAAATAAGTTTCCATTGGCGTGTGAGGCATATGAAGATTATATTGAAAACGCAACTACTGTGAGTCGCATGGAAAAAAGTCTTATTAAACGTATTATGTCAGGTAAACGCTGGTTTGATATTTTAGAAGATTATAGATCTGAAGAACTTCTCGCGAAACACTTTGATATGAGCAAGCGTGAACTTTCTGAATTTAAAGACAAGTGGGAATTATGAAAACTATCTTAGCTCTTAGTCCGCACCCAGATGATGTAGAGTTAGGAGCCGGCGGATTTTTGTTAAGCGAACTTAGCAATAATAGTTTTGTTAAAATTGTTTATTTTTATAAGGAAAAAGAAGAATCGGTTGACATTAATTCTTTTAATTTAAAATATGAATATGAATTTTTTGACGATGTCCAAAGACCCTTCTTTAGTAGTGATAGTATTTCTAGACTAGACGATATATTATACAATAATAATTACGATTATTTGTTAATACCTCATTACGGCGACAGCCATCAAGACCATCAAACTGTAAATCAACTAGCATTAGCAAGTAGTAGAAAATTTTCTGGCATTATATTGCAATATGAAGTTACTGCTTATGTAAACAATAATAAATCATTTAATCCAAATGTGTTTTTTGGAATGAATACTATACAAGATAAGTTAGATTGGTGCTCATCATTTATTGATGTAAGTGATGAATTATTAGAACAAACTCGTGCTCTTGCTATATTACGGGGGACATCTACGAAAAATCCTTATGCGGAGAGTTTTGAACTAGTTAAATGGACGATGTAAAAGTATTTAATCTTGATAGACTTTGGAATGAAATAGGGTCTAATGTTAAGCAAGATATAGATTCAGTTTTGTCTACCGGAGTATGTCAGGGTGGAGATATAACTAAACAAGTCGAAAATAAAATATCTTTTTTAATTAATACAAAAAATACAACATTGTTCCATAGTTGTACAGACGCCCTTGTACAAGGTTTACGCAATCTAAATTTACCTAGCAATAGCGAAGTAATTGTTCCTGCTTATACGTTTATTGCAACAGCATCTAGCATTTTACTTGCGGGACTAAAACCCGTGTTTGTAGATGTTGGGGATGATTATCATCTAGATTTAACTAAAGCAAAAGAAAAAATCACTAACAACACAAAGGTATTATTATATGTTACATTATGGGGAAGCCCCGCAAATAAACTAGTTGAAACGTTTTGTAATGATAATAACTTATTACTAGTCGAAGACGCGGCGCAAAGTCTAGGAGCACCATTAAGTAATTCTGCGTTTAGTGTGCTAAGTTTTAGTCCTACCAAGCCCTGTACTACATTAGGAAGCGGCGGCGCATTAGTTACTAATAGCGATAACTTTGCTAAGTTAGCAACTCTAGGAAGATTACACGGAAAAATAAACAATTCTACTCCTAGTGAAGTTTTAGGAATGAATAGCATGATTAGTACCACAGAATCTGTGGTATTAAATAACACGTTAGATTTATTAACAGAACATAAAAATAAAAGACGATATATTGCTAAACTATATACCACAGAAATAGGCAACAAGTATGAACTTCCTGTATATAAAGAAGATTGTACCTATAGTAAATTTGTAATTAAGTGCGAAAGCAGAGATAAATTAATAAAACATCTTAAATCTAATGGTATATTAACACAAATACATTATAGTATTTTACCTATACAAGAAAAACTGTTCAATATTAATATAAAAGAATATAATAATAGTTTAAGTTTACAACAAACTAGTCTAACAATACCCAATTGTCCTTATATGACAAATAATGAAATAGAAAGAGTTATACAATGTCTAAAAGAATTTTAATATTAGGTGGCCACGGTTTTATTGGATCGCATACTAGCGACATACTACGTAAACAAGGTCACGAAATAGCGGTAGTAGACTGTTACCACCAGTATTATATTTTTCCAGACGATGAATACTTTTGTATATTGCAACAACGACAAGAACTTGCTTGTGCTGATCATATGTTTCAAGGAAAAATAGAAGATACAGAGTTTATGTCCGGTGTTTTTTCTACTTTTAAACCAAATATAGTAATACATCTAGCAACATATCCAAACGCTTACATGGTAAAACGCAATGTTGTTGATGCTACCAACAATATGATTACAGCAACAGCAACAACACTAGATTTATGTACAGAATATAACGTAGAAAAGATTGTGTTTTCTAGCAGTAGTATGGTTTATGGTAATTTTGAAAGTGAAGCGCCAGATGAAACAAGCAAGACAGATCCTAAAACATTGTACGGGAGTTATAAACTACAAGGCGAACGTATGTGCGAAATATGGCATAGAGAAAAAAGATTAAACTATGCTATACTTCGACCTAGTGCTTTGTATGGCACAAGAGATATGATAGTTAGAGTAATTAGTAAAATGGCAGAATCTGCGTTAACTACAGGAAAAATACATGTCCACGGCGCAGAAAATAAATTAGATTTTAGTTGGGTAGAAGATGTCGCTAGTGCATTTGCTGTCTGTGCTATAAATGAAAACACCACTAACGAAATTTTTAATTGCACCCGTGGTAATGGAAAAACTATTTTAGAAGCAGCCATGCGGGTACAAGAAAGATTAGGTGGAGATATGGAAATATTGCCACATGACAGTTTTTATCCTAATAGAGACACATTAAACAGCAACAAACTAAAAGAATATACAGACTGGAATCCTACAATGGATATTGAGATAGGAATTCCTACTTATTTAAATTGGTTTTTAGAACAACCATTTGTTAAAACTCTTCCTCGGTATCAAGAGGTAATGGGTTGCTAATATTAGAATAACGTTCTTCGAAAAAGGCTTTTAACCATGGCCAATCATAACTGTTTAACAATGCGTTATAATCACCATTTTCTTGTTCGTAATACTCTAATGCATCATTTGCTCCTGCCAAGCACCATTCCGCGTTCTGCCCTTCTGCAATAGTACACCATACTTTAAGTCTATATGCAATTTCTGGTCTAGGATCACCTAAATCTACTTCACGTTTAAGTTTTAATACTTCTCTAAATGCACTTCTCCAAGTTACCCATGGATCTTCATTGAATCTACTAATACTAGCAACAATAGGAATAGTGTCGTGATTGCTACTTAAAGTAAAGTCTAATCCGGGCTTAGTATCTAAAGTTAACTGTCTATTATACATGTTAATATTCATAGCACCATATTCTAATCCGTTAAGAGGATTACGACTGTGTAACATATAATGTTTTGTTTCTTCTAAATAATTAGGAACTAGGTCAAATTTAAAATCTGGCATCACTTCTGTTTTTGCAAATACAGCATAAAACCATTCTGTTCTGCTAAGATTCGCGGCCGCTTGATATGCCTGTGTTCTACCATTCACGCCGCTACTTCTTAATAGTGTATTTGTACAGTTGTTATTCTTATATACTTCTACTAAGTGATCCCAATTTTTATTGGCGTTTTTTTCTCCATTGGAAATAAACACAATATCTAGTGGTTTATCTTCGCATTTGAACCCCGAATGGCGCAATATATGCGGGTAGTCATATAATTGTGTTCGAAATTCCCTTTTACAGTCACGGGGTACTAAGGACACGCTACCACTCCTGTTAAAAACGTGAAGTTCTGGCGTTTTCCAGAAAGGAGGATCATAATCTATAGTCTTTTGATTGTTGTGTAAAATCCATCCATATAATGTATCTAGTTCATGTATATTATTAACTATAGGCCAACTACAACGCGAAACATTAATATCTTTAACATAGTTAACTGTATCAAACCAACCCAATACTTTTAAATTACTAGATTGTTCTTTAAACTTTTTAACAGGTACATAAAAAGTGTCGCCTTCAAGTTGCTTATTACTAGGAAATACATGAAGCATGTCTTGTTGCCATGGCTCAGGTTCCCAGCCGAAGTCAAATAATGAATAATCACATATACTCCCGCATACCCATATATAATCTTCGTCTGTTCTTTCTACAATACGTGTTAATGTTTCTAACCAATTACCAAAGAATCTTGCTTTATTATATTCTAGTAATGGCGCAAAATCTACGTTGTTACCAAAATCAACATACCATATTTCTCTATTGTCGTCGTACAATTGTACCTGTTGATCTTCTACAAAATTTAAATTATAAACATCTTCAATATTTTCTGCCCAGTCAAAGGTGCGAATAAAATCATCAGCATTTACTAAAAACGTGTTACTCCACTTGTTCCACTTACTGCCAAATACATGTAGCATTCCATTTTGCCATGGTTCGCAATGCCAATCAAAGTTAAAACTGTCATAATTGTTCTCGCTCGAAATCGCCCAGAATCGCCCTGTATTGGATTTTTTAGCACACCGTAGTAGTGTATCACGTATATTCCCAAAGAACCGTGTCTTGACCATCTGTGGGTGTCTTAGAAGCAGTGATTTAAAGCGTTCTGCGCTATTTTCTCCTCCCTTGTCGATATAGAAGATATCCAGGGTGCTATTCGCTACTACCTTCTGATCTCCCACAAAATTTAAGTGGGTATTGCCTTTTAAGTAGGCAGGAGCATTTACGTAGAATGTTTGGCTATGCTTTTGCCATTGAGACCCAAACACGTGAACATAATCCATTTGGCTTGCGTCTGGGTGCCAACTAAAGTCAAACTCTTCATAATCCATTTCTGAATTCAACGCCCAAAAGCGTTCAGTAGGATGATCGTTTATTAAATCCTCTAGTGTTGTTTCAATATTATAACGAGGCAATGTGTCGCTTTTACTTGTTACACGTTGGTCTGTTACATAGTTTATTTTTGGATTAGAATTATTGCCATTGTAGTAAAACGTCTTACTAGTCTTTTGCCATTGTGATCCAAACACATGTTTAAAGTCTTTTTGTGACTCTTCTGGATGCCAGCTAAAATCAAATGTGCTATAGTCTGTTTCACTATCTGTATGCCAATGTTCTGTAGTGGGCAATGCTTTTGCTCTTGGTTCATCAATATAATTTATTTTAGTCGCACCTTCTACTTCATATATAGGTCCACCATCTTCCTGCCATTGTGTACCAAAAACATATATGTATGGGGGATCATCTGGATCAGGCATCCAACTAAAATCAAAACTATCTTCGTCTATATTACTAGGAATAATCCAATCTTCTTTTTTAGGTAGTGGTCTAATAACCTGGTCGCTTACGTATTTCTTTGGTGCACCTTCTTTTGTAGTATAACAAACATTGCTATTACGTTGCCATAATGAAGGAAATACATATGTGTAGTCGCCGTGCGAGGGATCAGGATGCCAACTAAAGTCAAACTCACTTGTGTCTATATTGTCTGGCAATTCCCAATTATCTAGACAGTTGGTACGTTTTGTTACTTGGTCGCTAATATACTTTTTAGGCGAATCGAGGGCAGTTACATAATATGTGCCGCCATCACGTTGCCATTGCGAAGGGAAAACATACGTGTAGTTACCATATGATGGGTCAGGATGCCAGCTAAAATCGAAATTAGTATAGTCAGTATATTTGTTGAGACTCCAATTATCTTTATTTGGTATTCTTTTTGTTACCTGATCACTAACATACTTACGCGGTGCATTAGGACTTGTAACATAGTATGTACCGCCATCTCTTTGCCATTGTGAAGGAAACACATAAGTAAAATCTCCGTGTGATGGATCAGGATGCCAACTAAAGTCAAAGTTACTGTAGTCTGTATCTTCATGTAGTTTCCAACCGTGTTTAATATCGCTAGTATGTTTAATATTATCTGCAGACACAACACTAGTATCGGAACTAACAGGAACATCTCTTATTGTTGTTTGGTCATTAGCGTACTTACGCGGTGCGCCGGGTTCTGTAATATAGTGTGTTCCACTATCACGTTGCCATTGCGAAGCGAAAACATACGTGTAAGGTTTTTCAGCAGGATCGGGGTGCCAACTAAAGTCGAACTCAGTTGTGTCTACATTCGGTAGTTTCCAGTTATCCAAACAGTTTGTGCGTTTTGTTACCTGATCACTAACATACTTCTTAGGCGCGCCAGGCTCTGTAACATAGTACGTGCCACCATCTCTTTGCCACTGCGAAGGAAAGACGTATGTAAAATCGTCATCCAAATTGTCAGGATGCCAACTGAAGTCGAAGTTACTGTAATCAGTATCGTCATTGAGAATCCAATTTCTTTTCGTAGATTCTCGTGGAACAACATTACTATTATGTAATTTTATTTGTTCTTCGGGATGTTGCTTATTGACTAATCTTATTCCGCCGTCACGTTGCCATTTGCTTGGGAAGATATGTACAAACTCGGATTCCCATGGTACAGGAACCCAATTGAAATCAAACCCAGTACAATCAACACCATGATCAACGTACCAAAAATATCTCGTTTTGCATTTGGCGGCCGCCTCGTGAATGTCATCGATGTCATCCCTGCTTATTATGTCATACATGTGGGAAATCTTACTGTATATAATATTTAATTTTGTTAATAGAATTTACTACAATTCTTGAATCAATAAATCTGAATTATGATAATTATGATAATCATCTACAATATAGTTTATTTTACCAAGCGGAATGCCACACATTCTAGGATCATATTCTAAGTTATATTGTTGCAACCATTTGTAAAATATTTTGTTTTTGCAAAAATCTACTGGCGTTTTGTTAGGATAAAGTACAAACATACCAGTATAATTATTTAAATATTGTATATCCCATTCAGTAGGATTATCATGATTTATAAATCCTGTTATGTAATCTTTGCCTAGTAAATCTACTTTTAGCCACACATTCCAATTATTACTATCATCTGCCGCACTTAAACATTCTTCGGGTGTAATAGGACAATGAACACTTTCTGACAGATACATGTTTTCATTATATAAATGATACTGTATACTGAAATAATCTAAAATAGGAATACTTTGCAAATGGGGAGTTCTTGTATAACTATCTAAGTCATGAACTGCTTGGTTGATTTCTTGTATTCTGTTAATCCAATTGGATGTATCCTCTTCTTTTTTAATCATTCCATTTTTTAATAAATCTCTTCCATGAGGTTCGCGAATACCATTAGTAAAATGCCTATGGAATGTGTTTAAATATTGCTGTGCTTCTAATCCATTTTCTAAGAAAATATCATAACTTGGAAAATTATCTGAATCATATGGGAATATATGTGTATTTGTAATAGAGTTTAGGTATAACCCCGCGTCTCTAATAGAATCAATTGATTTTTTAACTATGTCTATAGACGGTGCTGGCTTCCACGAATTTGTTGGATATAGATAATTTAGCGTATATGCTTGGAAATTAGAGTTTATATATTTCCAATGTTCGAACCATTTGTTAACAAATGGATGATTCCGAAACTCAATAACTGCCAAAGAACGCCCTTGGCTAACTAGTTCAATCCTGTTCATCAAATGTTTTCCTAATCGAAAAACTATTTGATCGAATTTAATTATTAATTAATTGAAAATATTATTTGATTGAACTTGTTTATATTAATTTTATAGAAATTTTTATAGTATTAATTATATTTATATTATGTCATACATTTGCTAATTCAGGATAAAAAACTGTTTGTTGAAGATTAAACGCTCGCCATATTTTTAAACAATATTCTTCTATGTCGCTTCTATTAAGCACATCTAAAATACCATCATAATTTAAGATTGCTTTTTTATAATATTCTAGATCGCGTTTTGTGTATATACTGTTTAAATTTTTCTGTGCTATGGTATCATATAATATGAACTGGTATGGGCGAGTTGCTATAAGCGGTACCATGGTATCTGTAAAATCTTTAAGGTATTGGCATGCTGAACCAACAACTTGATATGGTATTTCTTGCGGAGATAAATCTGTTAATGGTCGATTTTTTGTGCCCACGCTATACCCATCTTTATCAGCATTAAACATACTATAAGAGTTAGATATAATTTGGTCTCTAGGATTACGCACTAAAACTATTAGATGTTTTCCTTTTTCATCATATAATTTTTTAGCGTAATCTGCTTCATGTCTAAATTCGCACTCATGCCCTTGGTTTTTAAAATAACTTTGCAAATAATGATTACCACTCCTTTTTGCGCCATATATTACTATTGTATTTTTATCCATTATATTAAAACCTCACATGCCTACCCATGGTAACTGCACCGGCGGCAGTATATACAGGAATGCCATATTTTTTAGTAAATCTTATAGCATCGGCAACATCATTTACCATTGGCTCACCTCTAATATTTAAACTGGTATTTAATAACATTGGACAACCTGTATAGTATTCCCACATTTTAAGTAAATTTCTTACATTTGGATTATCATTTGGGCCTACTGTTTGCACTCTACTTGTTCCGTCTGCATGTACAATAGCCGGGAACTCTTTTGGCTTCTTACATTTGGCTACAAACTGCATATAAGGAGATGCTAATTTCCTTTTATTGCGATGTAGTATTACGCCATGTTTGTTTGCATAATCTGCTCTAGTTGCTGTTTCAAACAATAAAGTATCTGGCATATCAAAATACTCATGTGCTCTTTCTTCTAATATCATTGGCGCAAATGGACGAAACTTTTGTCTGCGTTTTATTTCATTTACTTTATCTTTAATATCATCACCGCGTGGATCTGCTAATAAACTTCTATTGCCTAATGCTCTTGGACCAAACTCTGCTTTACCGTTAGCAACACCCACGATGTTTCCTTCTAACAACTCTTTTATAATCTCTGCTTCTGGATATTGGCCACTAATATCATAGCCGAGATATGGATGCTCCCAATTTAATTTTTTACCATATGTTAATGCGGCGGCACCTAAACTGCTACCAGCATCTCCTGGATTAGGCATAATCCAAATATTATTCCAGTTATTTGCTACTTTTGTATTTGCAACGCAATTTAATGCAACGCCGCCCATATAAACTAAATTTGTAGATTTGCAATGTTTTTTAGCGTGAGTCATAATATGGCCTACCATAAACTCTAAAACTTGTTGCGAAGATGCCGCAATGTCATAATTATCTTGATCTTCCATTTCTGCCAAGTAATTGGCCGCGAGCCGTGCGCCGTACCGAAGTTCATTACTTCGCCAATTTGTACCAGCGTGTAAGTTCTCTTTTAGTTTAAAAACTATTTTATTTAAGTTATTTGTTTCCCAAAAGGTATCAATTAAGTCTCGCGAATATATTGGAAATCCATATGCGGCCATTCCCATTAAAATGTATTCTTCATCTAGTGGGCGTAGGCCTACGCGATCAGTCATAGCACTATAAAACAAACCAATACTATTTGGATATTTTGCACCCCAAACTTTTTCGTATTTTGCATAACCATTGTGATTGTATTGTGCATTCCATATTGTAATAGTATCCCATTCTCCTATCGCGTCAATAACTACTATAGTTGCATCATTAAATGGACTTGTTTGAAAGCCCGCGGCGGCATGGGATAAATGGTGATTATGATAATTAAAATGTTTGGTAAAATTCCAACTTAATTCAGTTTGCTTAACAAGCATTTTTTTAATGGAAAGATTTTTTAAACTTAATGCATCTTTCCATTGTCCGGAATATGCTTGGCGAGTTTTTTTAATCCATGGATTTTCGTAATACGAAACAACTTCGGGAAATCCATGTTTAAGTGCGTCAATTATTAATTCATAATTTAAGTTATTGTCGTGTTTTTGCTTACTATATCTTTCCGCGTGTCCAGCAAAAAGTATATTTCCAGAATCGTCTATTAAACTGGCGGCAGCGTCATGAAACCCGCAACTTATTCCTAATATTTTCATAGATAATCTCTGCTATTTCAGCATGTGCCAATTTTCCTGGATGGCCTTTAGGACCGTGATCCATACCATACACCCAATTAACTATTGCTTGGTTTGGCCACCCTATAAAATACTTATCGTCAACTAGGTCTTTAAACTCAGAATTACATTGTGGTATTACTTTTTCATTATCAAAAGCATTAAGCATCAAATAAGGTATACGTCTAGACTCGAAAAAATCCTGTAATTCTCTTATTTGTACAAAAAAATTATCTAATAGATAATTTTTTTCATTCTCTCCTAACACAATATTCTTTGGTATAGTTTCGTTTGGCCCCAATCGAATATACGAAGTCCATTGTATTACAGCACATTCTATTTCAGTTACTGAATTCAATGATTTCCTTTTACCAGTATTAAAAACAGATAGTCTGGCCAAATCGTTAAAAAAGTTTTTGGTAGTTTCTACTATACGATTATTTGCGGCACCGGAACGTGCAAAATTAACTACTTGAAGTCTAGTTATTTCACCCAACTTGGCTGGCCAACATTCAGAAAACGGATGTTCTAACTCATCCCCAAACGTAAAACTATCACCGTTTGTGAATATTATTTTTTCTTGACTAATATCCATAGGTAAAAGCACCCGCCGTCGTCGCTTTGTTCTATTTTTCTTACTAGTGGGCTACATTCGATCCACTGTGGGAATTCTTGGCAAATACTTCCTTTGCCTGTAATTATTTTTATTTTTTTAATTCTTTCTTCATGGCATTCTTTAATAGTAGCAATAATGTCATCATATGCTTCTTGTATGGAATAGCCGTGGTAGTCGATTACTATCATATATTAATTAATGAACCCTTTAATGTTATATATCCATTTTTATAATGTTGGTGATTTTTAAGTTTGTTTAACATGTTTATGCAATCACTGTACAATGAATTGTTTGGCAAAAAAACTGCTTGCTCTAAAAATAAGTTGGTATTGTAATTGTTAACCCACCAAGAACCCCAATCTTCTATACTACTAATAGTGGCACCAACATTGTACTTTTGACATAGGTTTGCAAAATTTATAACATCCCTATAATTATTTTTTTGTAATACGAATGATAAATGAAAATAACGATTGTTCTCTTTCAAAAAGTCTAGACTATCAATAACAGTACTCCAGTTACCTGGGTAACGCACTTTTCTATATACTTCTTCACTTCCTGCATCAATACTAACTGCAAAAGATGTTACTTGATCCATAACTTTTGAATTTAAAAGCTTTTTATAATTTATGCGTGTGGCGTTTGACCGAATTGTAAATTTATGATTTTTTCTAGGAATATAATTATAGATTATATCACCATAAATTCCACTAGCAAATGGTTCTCCGTCGCCTCCCAATTCTATTAAAGACGCGTGTTCAAAGTTTGACACCAAATCTAAAAAATGCATTGCATAACTTTTTCTTAACTCAAATTCAGGACCCTTATTAATAAACCTAAATTCTGGCCGGCAACTTGGACATTGTAAATTGCAACTATCATCAATAGCAAATATAAATGAATACCTTTGAGGGAAATCACCGAATCGTATAGGCCCGGTGCATTTTGCTGTATTACAAAACTTAAAACTGCTTCCTGCTGAAGTATGTTCTTGTAGTTTTTTAGCAATTGAATTGTTCCATATTTCTTCTATAGTGTTAAAATCTTTTATATTACCAATTAGATAAGGTAAATGACCATGGCATGAACAGATGAATACGTGGCCAAGTTTGTTAACAAGAATTGAACTGCTTGGCATTATACAATAAACATCTTCTTTAAAAGGATGTAATTGGTTATCTCCCAATTTATACTTGTGTCTAATAGAACTTATTGAAGGTGTGCTTCTTATATAACGTAAGTAATCAACTTTCATTTAAATATTTATTAATAAATATTTAAATATTTATTTGTATATAAATGGATCTCTCTTTTTAAGTTCTTTTAAACGCTTTCTATATCGTATCTCACGCTTAATTGCGTTAATAGGACGCATAGCTTGATACTTTGCTTTTTTATAGTATTTTTTTAATGTGTTCATAAATTATCTCTGCCGCGTCTTCGTGTGCTTTCTCTAAAGGATGCGAAGTTGCAAATTCATAATTATTTATAAGTGCCCAGTCATTGAATCCCAAATACTTACTTGTTGGCCATGCTCCGGGAAAATGAAACCATACATCTTTATCAATTAATGTTCTTAAATTAATAGTATATTGATTAGTATGATCTTCAAATAATTGCGAAGGCGTATGATGTCCTACGTATGTGAATAAGTATTTAATATTTTTACTATTCAAAAATTCTTGAAGTAATAATATTTCTTTTAAACTGGTATATACATCGTCTTCATCGCTTACAGTATAATACCATGCTTTTGCTAAGTCTACAATGCCTGCTTCTTTATATATATTATATTTTCTTTCTAAAGTGGCTTTAGTACTTTCGTAATTGGGAGCATCAGAACTAACCTTTTTAAACCATTCAGATTTTACTTCATTGGTTGCGGCATAAGGATCTAACGATAACCACTCTGAATCTACTTTATACATTTGGTCATTCAATGTTCCATTTATTAATTTGAACTCGCGCCTTGCAATAAATGTATACATGACTTGTACAAAAACATCTTCAGGATCATACTTCTTTAAGAATTCAATAGTATAATATAACACTCGCCGTGCCATAAATGCATTGCCTCTTCCACTAGCTGCCGTGTTTATGTGCTTGGCTCCTAGTTTATTAGATACTAAATTACTCCAAGCATATTTACTAGGTCCAATACTATCATTTGGTAATTCAGCACCATAAGTAAAACTATCTCCGGATGAGATGCATATTTTCATATTCTTATTTAACGTATTTGATCTATTTGTAATTGTTTAAAGTTACTATCGTGCCAAAAATAATCGAATGTAGCACTTGCGTCAGATGTTTGTAACTTATAAACATCTAAATAGTCATTCATAATATACCAAGTTAGATAAGGTATGTCAGTATTAAAAGACTTTTGTAAGTTAACTTGTCCTACCTGTGGATGCCCCAATGTTAATGTTGGATCATCAGGATCTAATCCGTTTTGCCTTAACCAATTTATAAATTCATTAATTCGTTCATTATGATGTGGGAAATCTGACTTCCTTGACCAACTAATATCAAAATCACCTGCGGCTTTTGTTTGTGATCGGCATGCAATAGTAATTTCACCCAATGTCATTGTATTGCCACCACTGATATCTAATGCACCACCTTCATCTATAAAAACTTCCCAATGCGTTTTACCAACTGCTTTATTAACACCTACATAAACACCGCCAAACACTTTGTCTAAGCTACCAATTCCAAACCCTTCGAAGTCTGATTCATCTACTAAATCAAAGCGTGGTGCATTTAACCAACACATTAATTGTGACTTCTGCATCCACTCAGGCGCCTGTACTAACTTACGATTAGTTAATGCCCATGTTTCAAACTCGTGACATAACAAATTAAGTTGCCTTATATGATACTTTTCTTCAGGTGTGGCGTTTTTAAAATGCCGAGACATTGACGTTGACGTATCACCTGTATCAATGCCTTGTAATTCTTCAAACCATCTATGTAACCAATTAAACTTTTCATGTTTAATGGATAGTCCTGGATGGCCAAACCCTACTTCACCATAATTAATACAATTTTCTAATGTATATGGCGCTGTTTCTATATTATAGTTTAATGAACTACTGTTAATAAAGTCTATCGTATCGTTGATTTCATCAAGAATCAATTGCCCTGATCGTTTTCCGTTTACAAAACCCAAAAAGCAATAGTTTTTTTCAAGTATTAAATTGTCGTTAAGTATTCCGTTTAACGCTGTAAGCCATTTGCGACTTAACCCTGTATCATATACGTCAATATAGACATCCATAGTACTATGATATCTTGTTCTTAACGTCATTACAATTTCATCTAATTTTTTCATTGATTAGTTTCTCCTTTACTTCTTCAAATGTTTTACCATATAGGCATACTCTAAGCGTAAGTCTTTCATTTGGTGTTGCTTCTACACGATGTTCTATACCACTATTAATTAACGCTACCTTGTAGGTATCTACTTTATAATAATTGTCACCTTCTCTAAACTCTGTTGCTCCACGTTTACTAGTTTCGCTATCTAAGTTAATAGCTATAACAATAGGTGTAAAAGTAATGTTATTAGACTTTAACAATCTATCCGGAACTGTTATAACATTATCCACATGCCAGTCGATGCTAGTATTTTTTGCTGACCATACGTAATTTACATCATAATCTAAAATAAAGTCTTGCAAATTTAAATGTTCAATTAATTGTTTTCCTATTTCTTGCATGTATTTTTTATTATCAGTAAACTCTTTAATACTGTGTTGGTCCTCAAGAACATTAAAACGAGAGTACAACGGATTATCTGCTTGCCCTACTAATATAACTCCTTCTGTTCCTTTTTTGTCAGTAACTAGTGGGCGAATTTTTTCCATATCTATAGAATCATAATAATCTTTGTTTTTTACTATTAGATCTAAGACTTTTTTCAGTGCTTTAGATTTATCTTTTTCCTCAACTGAATAATATGTTTCTCTATATTTTCTAAGTATAGAAAAAACTTCTCTTAACTTAGCAATATCAAACATGTCATATTTGTCGTTAAAATCAATGTGTTGTGAACCAACCCATGGTTCAGATTTGTCTAATATCTTATCCATTTTATATTCCTCCTATTGTTGTAGTATCAAACTTTAGAAATTCTTGTTCATCAATACTGGTGCGTATCCAAGCTGCCTTAGCAAATCCTCCATTTAACCTAATAGACTCGACATTGAGTCTATACATATTAAAGTCTAAAAAGTCAAAAAATCCTCTTGCTTTCTTATGCTTTTCTAAAAACTTTGATTTGTGTTCATTCTTGTCTACTAATTCTACTCTGCCTATAAAAGTGGCTCTGGGACTATTCATTCTCATACGTCCATGTAAACTACCGTCAATTGTGCCATCTAATAATAAAGATATCTTTTTGTATGTTTGAATATTTTTACTATGGTCTGACAAATCTGATATAAAAATATAAGGAACTTTTCTAATAAAGCATGACTGAACCAAACTTACATATGGATGAGTTTGTAATGCATCATGACCATTTCCTAATGAAGTGGCCATATACATAAAACCACTATCAGCAGTTATTAAATTTTCAACAATATGTATTGCGTCTACTGTAGTAAAATTTGTTTCTAAACTTTTATCGTCTTCCACCATTCTAAAATCTCGCCATTCAAAATATTATCTATAGTATAACTGGTTTTACGCAGATTGTCAATTTTTGCCATGCGTTGTTTGCCTTTCAAGATGCCTTGTTCGTACTCGTCGGACCACTCTTCTTGGAAAGTTGGTCTTTCTTTTAGATTTTTTAATACATCTATTAGCGGTTGTTGTTTCCATGTTGCCTCCTTACATTCTTCTAATAATTGATCTACTTTGTCGTTTAATAAGTTACGTGGTAAACACAATGGACTCATTATAATGTCCGGTGTAAAAGCAAAAGTAACTTTTGCTAATAACATCGTATCTAACTCCTTACTTAATTCAAACATATTTTTTACTTCATATAATCCAGGTAAGGTTAAAGTAAAGTCTAAACGCATTTGGTTTGGATGCTTTTGTGCCGCCATACCTTGTTTATAATAGTGTAAAAACTTACTCCAATCTAAACCATCGCGTATGTATTCTCCTATAGCACCTGTACCATCAATTGATGCACATATTTGCCAGTCGCGTATATTGTCTAGTATATTTCTAAACAAATGCGTTCCTTTATACTCTATACGAGATAAGTTTGTATTATATCTTGCGTATACTTTACTTCCGTGTCCTTGTTCTATAATTTGTTTCATATACTTCCAATGTTCTTCAAACATTAGAGGTTCGCCACCTACCCAGTATATCTCTTCTACTTTGCCATTTGCTACTGCATCAGCAAATTCTTTTTCTACTACTTGCGATTGAACCTCGCTTATTTGTTTTCTTACAGTTGGGTCCATCCAATTATTTTTTGGATTACTGTAATCAATCATGTTGTTGTTACGTTGTTCTGTTTCCCAACTACTACTTAACATATCGCCACACATACGACATTTAAAATTACATAAATTACTAAAGCGATAATCCCAACTTACTGGCTTCATTGTAGTGTAGCCTGTTTCGTCTGTACTTGCTATCACTTCGTCGTATTTGTGTTTAAATAAATTCCAAAAATAATCTCTATATACGTCAGTGTTTAGTAATTTTTTATTACATACTTGGCAAGCATCTATTTCTTCTCCCGCCATGTGTGCTCTACGTACACTTTTCATATATTCACTATTCCAATGTTCTTCTAATGATATTGGATTATATTCACCTGTGCCGGCTTCAGTGTCTATATATTGCTTAAAGCTTTGTGCAGGCTCGCGTGAAGCGCAACACAATCTACGTTCTGTTTGTGGACTTAGGTAAGTATGCACCCACGGTGCCATACACATTGTTTCTGGTTTTTGTATTTTTTTCATTTTATTTTTTGGGTATTAATAATGAATCTTTACTAATGCTTATATTTCTGTTGAAAGTGATCGGAGGTACTTCCGGAGCGTGAAACCACGGATGTGTTATGATATTATTATAGATTTTAACCCATTCATCATATAATTCGTGGTCAGGCATGAATACTTGTTGTCTTTTAAAATTTGTGTAGCGGTCTGCTTCCGTCAAGCCGTTATTCTGATCTACCACTGGCCATGTTATGCCCCACGCCGTGCCCCAATCGTGTACAGGGTTAAGAAATCCTTTAACTTCAAACTTTTCGCAAAGATTTATAAAATTTATAATATCTTTAAAATTATTTTTTTGCACAACAAAAGTCATATGAAATACATAATTATTATCTTTCAAAAATTGTAAATTATCTAGAACAGTTTCCCATTTGCCAGGAGGTCTAACAATGTTATATACGTCCTTAGTGCCTGCATCAATGCTTATTGAAAATTCTTGTATATTATTTTTTAACATAGTAGATGTTTCAAACTTGGATTGATCTATTAATGTTGCATTTGATCTAATTGTAAAACGATGTTTTGGATTTGGTTTATAATTATATATAATTTCACTATATATTTTACTAGCAAAAGGTTCACCGCCGGCGAATTCTATAAGTACTGATCCTTTATATTTGTCCAAAAGTTCTAAGAATTTTTTTACATAACTTTTTTTCTTTTCAAACTGTTTTCCAGATTTATAATACATCAGTTCATTTCTGCAACTAGGGCACTGTAAATTGCAACTATCATCCGTTGTTATATTAATTGTAAAATCATGAAATGGATCCTCCTCCTCAAAAGGACCATGACAATGTTTTAGATCACAAAATTTAAATGTTGATCCTGCTTTTGTGTTTTCTTGTAGTTTTTTAGCAACTGGGTTGTTCCATATATCATGCAATCTATAAAAATCAAAAATATGGCCAACAGGATAAGGTAAGAATCCTTCACAACTACATATAAAAATATATCCATCTTTATCCATCGTCATGTTGGTTTCAGGAAGAATACATGTAAAATTTTTAGCAGATAAGTCGACTTTATTTCTATACTTATTTTTTAAGGAGAAATTACCGCCGGTTTTTCGAACAAGGGTTAAATATTTTGTATCCATTTTTTATAGTCATAATTTATGAATTCTGCTAACACAGAATCAACATCATTTAAAGTTTTGCTTCTTACACTATCTACTTTACAGATAATGGTATGTAACATGGTGTCTAGATATTCTTCACCATCTTTTTCCTTTCTAAGATCTTCACTATACATATAAGAAATTAAAGACTCTACTTCTTTTACGTTATCAAAGTTTTTATCTATTAACTCTTGCCAATTATATGCTCTTAACTTATTTGCAATAATATCTTTTACTTCAGGTGAATGCATTTGTATATTAAAATGTTTGGGATAATGCATTAAATTTAGATACCAAGAATCTAAGTCTTTAATTTCTTTAACCCAGTCTGCAACATCTGTTATGTTATGGAAATTAAACAAGTTAAATGTAGTGCATATTTCTGTTTCCATGTTACTGGTTTTGTTCTCAGAAATATACAGTATATTACTGTTTACTTCATCCCATTTTGCACCATAACGTTGGTATTCAAATTTATCGCCAATATCATCTACACTAAAAGATATTCTACAATGTTTAAAATGTGGTAAAATATCATGAAATTCATCTTTTGGCAACTGAGTGCCATTTGTATTATAATGAATATTTATATTTTTTGCGTGTCCGGATTCAATTAATGTTTCTAATACTGTAAAGTGTTCTTTAATCATCCAGGGTTCACCGCCTGTAAACTCTAAATGCTTTACGTTAGGCAATATTTCCTTTAGGTCTTCCCAAAATTGCGGACTTTTGCGTGGCCATTCGCCTTGCTTTAGATAGTAATATGCTGATGATTTTTTTGCATCTTCTTTTTTAAGTCCATGGAACTTTATATCTAATTCTATTTCTTCTTGCGCCCATTTGCTACTACTCCATGATCCGCATATTCTACATTTTAAATTACAAATAGTTCCTAACTTTAAGTCTAAATATGCAATATCATTTTCTGTAATATCTTTACTAAAAATATCACGCATTTCAGGCAAGTGATGTGTAAAGTAGTGTGCCCAATTTATACGTTTACTTTCCAATCCAGCGTCTTCCTCATCCCAACACTTTTTGCAAATCTCAGGCTTTTTGCCGTCTAAGAAGTCTTGTCGTAACTTTTGCATATCAGGACTATTAAACGCATTTGTAATATTGTCGCCATTGTTTAAATTATACGGCTCATTTGTTCCTTCTTTACGCACAGGCCCTTCTGTCATACAACAAGGTTTAAGCCATCCTTTAGCATCTGCTTCCATATGCATAAAGGGCAAGTAGCATAGTGTAGGTGTTTCCTTAAAAGAGTCTACTTTATGTATAACAGTTTTTAGTTTTTCATTCATAGTTCACTCAACTCTGGAAATGTTTCTTTAAAGTTTTCATTTCTTACATCGTCTACTTGGTTGGTTAGTTTTAAAAAGTCTTGTAGCAATTGTTCGTTGGCAGGTTGATTAATAAAGTTAATAGCACTTTCATAACCGTTTGTTGCTCGTTGCAAGCCGTCCAACGGTCTAATATATTCAATATGCTCTTTGTATTTAGCGATTAGTTTTTCTTTAAGATTATTTGGTAGATTGTCTATGCGATAGTGTGGTGGATTCATTAATATGTTTATGTTAAAGTCTTGTGCTTGTATTAAACCTCTATCCATCCAATCACGATGAAAGTCTGGCATATGGAAACTGTTCATTATGCTTAACGTGCAACTAATATAAAAATCCACGTTAGGACAAATTTCTAACATTTCAAATCTATTTTGTTCAGTCTCTTTCCAAATAGTTCCTTTACGTATATACTCGGCACGTTTGCCCATGCCATCCAAACTTGCGCCGACACTAACACTATCAAAATGTTTCCACATTTCAAAAATACTTTTTCCTTTAAACTTCATTTCGCTCATATTAGTGTTGTAAATAAGTTTTACATCAAAACGCTCTTGTCGTATAAGTTCTTCTAAAATTTTCCAATGCTCAACCATTGTAAGTGGTTCACCACCCGCAAAATAAAATTGCTCAATGTATGGCATATGTCGCTTTGCTTCTTCATAAAAGTCTTTGTCATCACCACATCGTATTACTTTGGGATGATTTGGCGTTTGTCCTAACTTAACGGCATCACTATACCAATTAGAACTAAACAGTGGTCCGCAAGTGCGACAACGGAAGTTACACATATTACTAAAGCGAACGTCCCAATACACAATTTCAAAATTTGGATCAACGTTATGTGATTTTGTTTTATTAATATGATGTCCAAAATGTTTATTTGCACTTACTCTACCACTCATGAATCCGTTTTTATCTTGTTCATAGCATTTACTACATTCTTTAAGGTGCAATTCTTTAAACATTCTATCACGTATATTTTGCATTTTCTCGCCGTGCCAAATCTCTTCCAAAGTATTATCTTTTAAATCACCAACTGGCATATTCATATCTGACATACAGCAAAGATGCACAGAGGAATCAGGATAAGCATGTATATGAGTCCAGGGATAGATACAAAACGTAGGATTTTCTAAGAGATTGAATTGTTCTTGTGGTGATAGATCCTCAAGTTGAACTTTCAACGGCTTTTTTTCATTATAATCCATCCATTAACTCCTTTAATTCTGGAAATACTTCTACCATATCTTCATTTCTAAATCTATCAAACTTATGTATTTCCTCTCTAAACTTTGGTAATAAGTCTGTTTTATCTTCGTTCTCTAAAAAGTGTATGGCGCCTTCAAATCCATTTGTAGCACGTTTGATATCATCTGCTTCGGCAATGTTTACTAAATGCTCTTTATATAATTTTATTACTTCTTCTCTCATATGTTGTGGCAAGATAGTTAGTCTATAATAGTCTGGTCCTTGTAATATATTAATATGAAAGTCATACGCCTTAATAAGGCCACGATGCATCCAATCATTATGGAAATCTACAATATGATATGCATTTAATACCTGCAGTGTAGCACTTGGAAAAAAGTCTACTGTAGGACATATATCCAACATTTCTTCTCTGTTGCGAACTATTTTATCCCAATTAGTTCCTTTGCGTATATACTCTGCTCTTGCACCTATCGCGTCTAAACTTGCACCTACTGATACTGTTTCAAACTCTTTCCATATTTCAAATACGTTTCTGCTTTTATACTTCGTTTCACTAAAGTTTGTGTTATACATTAACTCTACATTTGTTTTGCCGCGTTTTAATAGTTCATCTATTAAGCGCCAGTGTTCTTCCATCATTAGCGGTTCTCCGCCAGCAAAGTATATTTTATGTAAGTTATCTATATATGGTTCTACCATTTCCCAATTTAATTCTTTATTGCCACGTGTATATTCAATCTTTAAGTCTTGCCCATATATGCGATTAAACTCTTTAACCCAATTACTACTAAACTGCGGGCCACACATTCTACAACTAAAATTACATAAATTATTAAACCGCATATCCCAATATATAATATTCGGATCAGCACTGCCATCTGTTTGTGTGCTATCTATATAATCTACAGCATACGCAAAGTTTCTATTGCTTTCATTACGCAAACTAAAAAAGCCATTGTCCTCTTTCTCATAACATTTTACGCATTGCTCGCTAGGTTTATCTTGTAGCATATTAAGACGCATTTGTCTCATGCTTTCACCGTTCCATACTTCTTCTAAAGTATTGTCGCGTAAATTTCCTACTGTTTCATTCATCTCTGCCATACAGCAAGGATATGCTTCGCCTTGTGACCAACCGTGTAAATGTATCCACGGCAGCATACAGAAGTGTTTACTATGTGCTAACAGTTCATACTGTAATTGCGTAAAATCACTCTTTTGTAATCGTTGTTTGTTTCTATCAAGTAACAACGTCTTACTATCAAACGGATTATCTTCGTCTAAAAATCCTTTATCCATTTAAACTATTATACCAATCTGCTAGGCGTGGAAACGTTTCTACAAAATTCTTTCTTCTACGCTCATCATATTGTTTGTAGAAATGATAAAAATCATTATGCAATGCTGGTTTTTCAAATGTATCGCTGTGCGGTGTTTCTACCACATCTAAATAATCTATTAAACGCTCTACGTGATTGCGTTCCATTTCATGCATCAACTTATTTTTCTTTGCTTTTCTATACCAACCTTGTATATCCCCTCTAAACTCCGCAAGTATTTCTTTCGGCAATACCAACGGAGATTGGAAACTTGGAAAACGTAAAATATTTAATGTAAATGTTGGAAAGCTCGATCCGTACTCTTCTTTAAATTCCAATTGTTGCTGTAAAAATTGTGGAAGAGAGTTTAAACACAATGCGTTAATTGTACACATCATATGAAAACCTTCAAGGTTTCCTTCGGTACAGGCTCTGTGGCAATTACTCACCCATCTATTCCACTCTAATCCATCACGTATATATTCTGCTTGTACGCCCATCGCTTCACAACTTGTATATAAATGCAAGTGCGGAACATGCTGTGCATTTTCAATAAATCTATCTAATAGTTCGTCTTTGGCACCCAGATTACTGTTAATAGCAAAACGCATATTTGTTTGCCTGTCACTATTTTTAAACCATTCAAATAGTTTCCATATGTCGTCAGACATCAATGGTTCGCCACCAGTAATACGAAGTTCATCAAGTGTTTCGTGTAATTCCTCATCCCACCACTTCCAGAACGCTTCAACATAAGGATTAGTTTCATCCTTTTTGTATAATTGAGCAGAAGGGTGGGTATGAGTAAAATGATTACGACCGTCGCTAATTAGATTTTCGTACGGTCCATCTTTTTTGATATCCTTTACCCAGGAACTACTAAAAGCAGGATTACAGTAAGAACAGCTAAAGTTGCAAGTCCGATCAAAGGCGGTCTCAAGAGTGCGAAGTGCAAAATTTTCTGTCGGTAATTTGTCTTTGACATAATTAACATCCTCCTCGTCATAAATGACTGATTTATGGACACGATCCGAAATAGCATCGGGCCCAATATCTTCAATCTTCCAACAATACTCACAGCCAGCAGGACGTTGTCCCATTAGCATATTGTGTCGATCTTTCTTTTTTTGGAATGTGTTATGGATAGCGGCTGGATTGGATTGAAGTTCTGTTACATCTATTTCGTGGGCAGGCGGGTGATGACAACTTGTTGTCATTCCACTTCCTAACCATATTGTAGCGTTCCTCCATTTTGCCATACAAAAAGATGGACTTATAGTATTATTTAGCCATTTTTTGACCTCTAAATCGGTCTCTCTACCCGGTTTTCTTAGTGTCATTTAAAACCTCATTACTGTTTCTTTATTAACCTCAGTTGATTTACATTTTAAATTACATATATCCAACTTAGGTATGTTTTCTATAAATTCTTTCCAACAAGGATTGTTTAATACTGATTCTAACCCACGTTGTTTTATGTTCTTGTCATGCGTCAACCAGTTTTTATATGCCTCATCATTATATCTATTAATAATCCAGCAACACGGATAAAAATATCCTCTGCTATCAATGAATAACCCTTTTGTACCTATAAAGCAATAAGGTATTAAATCACCCACCAAAGATTGCTTTTTATATAACTGTACTGCTGTCTTAAAACTATCATCGTATATTTTCCTTTTTGTAAGACGTATGGTATTACTTTCGTATCTACCAGATTTACTAATGTAATCTTCTATAGGATCTAAAGAATTATCATAGTGTTGATAATAAAAATTAAACTTATTACTTTTAGTTTGTCTTATAGCATCAAAATTTAGTTCCTTTGCAAGTGCTATCATATGATCTTCATGTTTATAATTAAAAGAAAAATATATCATATCCCATACTAATCTAACAGGTTTTTTTCTTAATGCATTTACGCCTTCCATTATACTATTCCAATCACAATTTATTCTATATTTCTCATTACTTTCTTGATCATAACCATCCAAACTAAAATGCACCTGATCGTATTTGTTTAATACTTTAGCCAATCTTTCCCACCATACTACTGGTTTGTAACTACCATTGGTAACAATACTTAACTCTATTTTAGGATTAATAGTTTTAAAATATTCACAAATCTCTATAAATTCTCTATTGTAAATTGGATCACCGTCGTAGCCACACAATGTAATTCTTTTTATTTGTGTTAAGATATCCTTAGTAAAGTTTTTTGTAAAAAAGCCTAATGTTAAATTATCTCTTTCTAATGTTTGTGGTTTTTCTGTTCTAGAACATCTAGGACATTTTAACGTACATAAACTACTAAGTTCAATATGCCAATGCCACAGTGGCCAGTTAAATTCATTTTTCACGATTGCGCCAACCTCTTACATTCTTCCCACCAATCTATCATTTCGGGGAAAGTTTCGAGGAAGTTTGTTCCTCGGCGTTTATCGTGTTCGTTAAAAAACCTATAAAAATCTGCTTTACAGTCTTTTACATAGTGCTCGTCTAAATTACTACCTTCTTGCCACCACGCCAAGTCACGTTGCATACGTTGAACTTCATAATCTTTAAATCCCTTAAAGCGTGTTTTTTCGTCTTCCATATTATCCAACATCCAACAAATGTTGTCGTCATGTATCATTTGGTATGCTTCGGGCAATAATTGTATGCTTTGCCAACGTGGTTGTCTCAACAGTGGAGTATCAAACCACACTCGTTGGTAAGTCTCGCTATATATTTGTCTTAAACCATGTATAGCGGCTAACAGTTTATCCATGCCTGTTACACTTAAATTATTATATGTAATAATAAACGTAACGCTGTTTCTATATGGAACTTCTGTTAAAAATCTATTAACGTTGTCCCACATTCTATTAAAATCTAATCCATTGCGTATATATTCCGCTTGCTCCATCCACGTGTCAACGCTAACATATTGCATAAAGTGTTCTACTTTTTCATCTAAGCAAATAGGTTTAATTGCTTCAATATATTTGTTAAACAGTTTATCCTCTACTGAGAAGTTACTCGTTACGTTAAGATGTAAATCGCTTTTTGGATGCTCATTAATGTAATCAAATACTTTGTAAGTATTTTTATCCATCATTGGTTCGCCGCCAGTCATTCTAAAGTGTTTTAAATCTTTATATAAGTCGGGCCACCATTTCCAAAATGCTTCTACATGTGGATTATAATGACTATGTGGAATACATGCTCTGTCGCCAGTAAAATGTTCAGGTGCGTTATGTGGTGTTTTTGTGGGCCATGCACCATACTGCTTCATTTCCTTTTCCCACGATGTGCTAAACTGTGGTGAACAGTAACTACACTTTAGATTGCAATTATGATTAAAGTTAACTTCAACATAGCGTGGGTTTTTGTCTGCATTCCACGGAGCATTAAGTATAGTTTCAAAGTCCATGTGTGCCCATGGCTCGCCACTTCTATAATGCCTGTCGCTCATATGCCCAGTATCTTCAATGTTCCAACAATACTGGCATTCTTTTGGACGTTCTCCTTCTAGCATTAACTTACGCATTTGTTTCTTGTGTTGCGTATTATGTAAAGCAGATGGATTTTGTTTAACTTCTTCTGCGTCTATTTTGTGTAGTGGTGGGTGGTAGCAACTGTTGTTTAATCCAGTTGGTAAATGTAAACTAACTTGATTCCATTTAGCAAGGCAAAAGGACGGTGATACAGAGTCTAATTGCTCTGTAATATTTTCTGCGCTTTTGTAAAAGTCCGATTTAAATTTCCCATCTTCAACTTCTACTTTATCGCCCTTATTGTCCTTGTATAGTTCCATTACCAGCCTTCAATTTGGCGTATTACATCTAACTCCTGGATCATGATATCATAGTTTTTGTGTGTGCTATAGTGCTCTTTAAAAAACTTACTTGATTCAGCATCCATTTCGCATATAGGCATACCTAATTTGTTTTGTAGTATTTCGCCCAACCTTCTTGCTTCTGCTTCTGGATCTTTGTCTGCGTGTTCCGCATTAAACAATTCTGTAAGATACTTAAAGTCTCTTACATTTATATAATCCCAATCTGCAAGCATGGTTAAAAACGTGCCTAAACGTGCTCCATATATTGCCCAAATGCCGTGTTCAACATCGCGTCCTACTGTTTGCCAAATACATAGATTATCGTAATTACGAGCATGTATTTGTTTCTCAAATGTATCGAGACTGGGGCGGGATCCTTTATCCAGCACCATCTTGACGCCTTCTCTAAAGCCTGCCCTCCACGCATGAAGTTCGGATCCATTTGGATATGTTGTACTGTAGCAGTTATGCATTGCTCTATATTTGTCATCAAAACAAAATTCAACCAATGTTTCATCTCTGCCATCAGTGTTTTCATGTGATTTCATGTTCATTACAAACTCAACTGGCCAACAACTTAAACCACCATTGCCGTACATTAGTCCGTTTATAACATTACGTCCCTTCCATCTAAAAACGCAATCTTTTGTATCGTTATCTAATGTAATTTGAAGGTTAAAGAACTCCGGGTCAGGCATATTGTCTCCGTCAATCAAAACAAACCGTTCTGTGTCACTTGCTTCTGCCGCCGCTTTATGTGCCGCATCAGAACCATAAACACCGTCAACGTGTTTTGCCCACGGAACCATATTAAGTATCTTTGCCCAAAACTCATCCTTTTGTGGTTCATCGTATGTTAGATATATGCAGTCTAAGTCCGCAATGTCGATGATTTCAGTCATGAGTTAAAGTGTTCTTCAAATAATGATGCTTCTGTTGGGCGTTTAAAATCTACCCTTACGCCGTGGGCATAAACTCGGTCGTCGACTTTATATTCACCCTTACAGTTTGATTCACACCATACTTTTACACTTTTATATATTTTAACTGCCTCTTTAAACTCTTGATTTTTAATTACGTCTCCCTTTTCAACTTTCCACGGAAACTTTGCATGTGATGTCACCATTTTTCCTCCTATTGTAATTGGTAATAACTTTCATCTTTAATAAATTTGACTTGGTCTGGATTAATAACACGTTTAATTAACCTATGATCTTTATTAGTAACTAATACAGGACGAGTATGGTCTAACTCTGAAGCATGTGTTATTTGTTTATATTTTGATATTGCGCTATTATATTTTTCTATAGGCTTTAACTTACCATCTTCAACAGTCCAATCTGTAATAAAGTTATCGTTTGGCCAGTTCCATGGAACTTTTATATAACTTAATCCTTCTCGTTCTTCTGTTGATGCTTCGTATATTCTGCCTGAGTCATCATAATATAAACAATAATCTGGCTTTTCCTTTTCACTATAGTTAAAGCCTTCTAATGCTTCTAAAAACTCATTAAGTCCTTTCATAGTACTCTATTGTTTTATCAGCCAAGTATTCTTTACAATCAGCACCATGTACTGGGTATAACTGTGGCTCAACACCAATAAGTAATCCCACATCATCACTATAACTTATATTAACAACATCCTCTATTTTGTGTTGCTCTGGCCATTCTAGAATGCTTGGTTTTAAATGTACAAATGTTGGGTAATCTATAATTTTATTTGTATATGTATATTCTTGCTCTTGCAATACTAACGCAATAGCTAACGCAACATCTGTTGTGGGTTTATTATCTCTACAGTTTTTAATATTCTCTGTTACTGTATTCCAGTTTTTGTAAACCCATTTGAGTGTTTTAAACAGTTTTAAACTTTCCTCACCGTAACGAAAATACATAAACCCACTATATACGTTTGGTAAATTATTTTCATCAAATACACTTCTATATTTGCGTGATGTGGCAATGTGTCCATTTAATTTACGTACATTCGTCGCAATTAGTATTTCTTGCTCTCGCATAAATGTCCACCAATGGTCAACGTTTCTGGTAAACACCATATCACAGTCTAATTTAACTGTTTCTTTAAATGGTGTTATTGCCCACGCCTTCCATTCGTTGCCTAACTTCCAACTATCTTCTTCGCTATCATCTCCCCACGGTATATCTATAACATAATCAAATACTTTATAATGTTTGTCTTCCAAACATTCTTTAGTTGCTTCGTCTACTGCTATAGCAAACTTGTTTATGCTTTGTGTTGCCTTTAAACTTAAACCACACGCATACGCAAGTTTTAAATAGTCTGTTGTTTCATTGTTTTGAACAAATGTAAAGTAACCTAATTGCTCACTGTGATCATTGATTCGCTTCATGTGCTGTGTGGATTAAAGTAGGTTGTGTTGCGTATCGTATAATATTATTTGCATTTTCTAATATACTGTGCTTGTTCATAATGTGTAAATTAGCATTTGTTATTGTTGATAAACAATTATCAAACTCATACACTACCGTACCATCTTCTCTAACATCACTAACAATATATTGAGAAGGTAAGGTAAGGAGGGAGTTGTCGAAGTAACCTTCTAAGCTTAGAAGGTTATATGCAATACTTATAGCATAGTCGTTTCTGTATGGGCCTTTCTTGAAATTATATAGATTATAATAATACATATAATTTTCTTGTATCATTTTCATTAAATCGAAAAATGCTTTAGCAGTTTCTCCTTTAGTAAAATATAATACAGTTGCCCACAGCATCGGTATGCTACTCCAATGCAATAACTTATCATCAATAAAACTATGATTTTCTGTTATATCAAACACATCTTTATGACATATTAGTTCTTCTTGTGTTTGAAATATCCCTTGCAACGAATTATTAAACATAAGATAATCTACATCTAATAATAAAGTTTTGTGGAATGGAGAAATATCGTATGCTAAGGGTCTAGTTTTATTGTGCCATGTAAGTTCTTCGAGTTCTCCCTCCGGGCCTCTAAATGTTCTTCTTCCGCTGTTCCCAGCGTCAACGTGTATAATATGATCGAAGGGGCCATCGACAGGATTGTTAGTAACTAACGCTATTCCTGTTCCTGGTAAGTGTTTGCGTACTAATAAAGCACAAATAATGGCGAGATTTGTGTAACTTATTGATTCGTTATCATACGCAAATAATAATACGCCTTTTTCATCTGGCATTAAATTTGGTCTGGTTTTCTAATTTGTCGAATTTTTTCTAGTTCGGCATAGTATTCGTTTGTTACTTCGTAATACCGTTGCCATAACTTCTGTGTAAAATCTACTGGATCCTCAATTAAAATTGGGTTTTCAAATGAATCTAAAACTACTGTTGGATTTGCATCTAAGTCATTTTGTGTGGCTATTTGGTGTCTTAAAGACATTAATTCACCAAAACTTATTAACTCCTGTGTTACTTTAAATAAGCCACCGTTATAAGGAAGGGAAAGTAAACCTAGGGTGGTCTCACGCTTTGTTGCATGAGCCACCTTTTGGTTAAACTTTTTCTTTACTACTTCTTTTGCACTCATATACATTATTATATATTAAATGCTTTTAATTGTCAATTTAAATTGTCAAGTTATGATTGTGCGAAACTTGAACTAGCATACGTAGGCGCGCCAGTCCAACTCGCATTGTTTAATTGAGTTGTGTTTGGTGTTCTATGTGTAACAGTATTAGTTACTGTACCGTCTACTGTATCATCAAAGTCATCTGCGGCCGCGTCAGCCCAAGTAATAGTAAATGTTAAAACACTACCTTTGTCGCTGTTTGAACCTTGTGTACCATTTGACTTTGCCTGTACAGAAATATAGTTAGATGTGTAAGGACTATCGCCTTCATACTGTCTAAATATTAACTGGTTGCTTGTTGACATGTCATGATAACCAATTGTTGTTGCTTCTGTATCTACTGTACCAGATCCGCCTGACTTGGTTGTGCCTTGTGCGGCAAAAATAACTGTGCCACATGCAGTTGCCAAGTTTGCCCATTCTGTATTTTTTGTATGTGATGTACCGCCTGATCTACTAAACGTAAGACGGGTGCTACCACCTGCATTATAATAATATCTTGCTTCGTCGCCACTTGACCATGTTAATGTAAACTCGTCAACAGTACTTGTTGTCCAGCTAGCTGATCCACTACCAGTGCTAGTAGTATCATCATAGTTAGGTGAAGTAATGTTTAACTTGCTTGTATCAATTGTGCCAATGTTTGTTGATAGAGCGGCGTATGCGCTAATTGTATCACCTGCACTTGGTGTTGAAATAGCGGTAATTGAACTGCCTTGATGGGACGCGGCTGAAGAAATTCTTGCTAACAACGTTGCCCACTGGGTTGCTGTTACTGTGTCAGATGCGCTTACGGTTGAAATTACATTACTTTGACCATAACCATCGTCACCACCGCCTGTTCCCCAGATGGTGTTAACACTAGTCACAAAGCCATTATAGTGTGTAGCGAGAATTGTATCACCGGTTGAATATGCCATCTTTTTTAATTCTCCTTAAGGATTTTTCGTTTTTAAACTCGAGTTTTAACTCACTATTCTCCCCCTACTGTTAGGAAGGGAGAGAATATATAGTTATATATATACTTATTTATATCGTTTGTAACTTAGACTGCTCGAACAATACAAAGAACTAACTTTTCATCTTCATCAGAATTGCTTTCAAGGGCCCTTCCAATAACGTTAAATGCAGTCATTTCTTTTCTTGTTGCCTTTCTAGCAGTTCCGTTGCCAGCGGCCACAATCCTGTCACCTTTTGCAATAGAACCAGTAATTTTAACTGCAACTCTGCCTGCTAATGCTATTTGAACACCATCTTCTTGATCACTATTCATCAAGTACGCCGGATATGAACTTACAACGCCCAATACATCTTCAGATGCGCTTGTTTCACACATTGTAACTTCACATTCGCCACCAATTTGAACAACAGTACCTGCATCGTAGTCATAGTCTGCTACAAACTTTTCTGCCAAGTCAGCGTATTGTGCTGATGTTGCTAGACCGGTTAAGGTTCCACAATGAATATTGGCATAACTATCAATTGTTACATCACCTGATGTACTACCTGTTTCTGCTGTAACGACAGCCGCCCATTCAGTACCTGATCGATCCCAAATAAATCCAACATTTGAAGTAGATCCTCTTTCTACTATTAAGCCTGCGTCCGGATGCGGGCCCGCGCCTGTTACGTTCTTAGAAAGAACAATTAACGGATCTTCTACCAACAAGTTGTTAGTATTAATTGTTGTAGTAGTTCCACCAACTGATAAATCGCCCGCGATTGTTACAGCGGTTGTTGAACCATCAACAGTAATAGCGTTTGTTGGAGTACCGCCTTGATTAACATTAATGTATACATTACCATTACTTGTATTGTTCTTAAGTGATACATCATCACCTGCTACTGTTGCGCTAAAATCAGAATCAACACCAACTACTATACCATTGTCATTTAAAATACTAATTGATCCTGATGTAGATTCATTAGTATCTGAACGCATGTAGCTAGCGGCCGCAACACTTCCTAATTTATCTGAGTTTGTTGCGGTTCCGTGCCATTTAGCACCTGCTACTGTTGTACTTAAATTGTATCCTGGTTCAACTGTTGCAAAACCAGAAATAGCAACGTTTGGTGTAAAGGACGTATCTTTAGATATAATAGAAACTCTTGAATTTCCTACATACATTGTAATTACAGTATGATCAACTGCCAATGTATCAGTAATTGTTTCTATAACGGGTCCCGTTTTAACACCACCTGCATACAATGGACCAACAAGAATCCATGAACCACCGTCGTATGCAAATAGTTGATCATTTACTGTATCAAACCACAATTCACCTTCTGAAGGACCGGATGGTGCTGATGCCCTAATTGTTATTCCACCTGCACCTTTCCAATTTGATCCAGTGTAAACATTCAATAACGTATTGGCAGTGTCCCACCAAAGTTGACCCGCCACCGGTGAACTTGGTGCTGAAGTATTTGCAAAATTTTCTAGCATAAAGACAAAATTTTCATTTTGAATCTCGCCATATCCAGCATAATTCTTACCAATAAGCGTCAGGTCGGTTGTTGTATCCAGCGTTGAGTCTGCAACCGTAGTTAAGACTGAACCGTCTGTTTTATTAACTGTATATGCCACTTTTATTTCTCCATGTATAATCGATTATGTGTTTGCCGCGGCTATTATTGCCGTAATTGATTTGGCATTACATATATAATATGCTACTATTATTTATATTCTATTTATAGTAATGTGGAATAATAGAGCAGAAAAAGTGGTTTTTTAGGGCCCTTATGTAGCAGAACTTAGGTTTGTAAGCGTTTGAATACGTATTGTGTAGTCAATTTGAATCAAACGGTTTAATGACTTCTGTACAGGGTGGAAAACTACGTGTGTAAGCAAATTGCCTTCACCAATTGTGCCTTCCCAACTCTTTAAGCCTAGTTCGTCAAATACATATGTACCGTCTAGTGAAGCGGAGTTATCAAATGCTTCTTGACCTGCAGGTTCACCGTAATCTAACAAACATGTAACTAGGATATCAGAATAAACTGTGCCAGCAGTATGGCCCACTGTCATTTTGTTACGAATTGGATCTGGATTAGAACTACTTGTATCATCAATAACTTTGTAGTAGGTTTTGTTATATAAATCTGCAGAACTACCTGAGTTATTTGCAGGCAAGTAAGTGATAATACCAGTAGTTGATACTGAAGTACCGCCGTTGCCAAAATGCATTTCGTGAATAAATCCTGTTGTTTTATTAGCAACACTTTTCGCTAATGCCAAAGAAAAGTTTTCATAATGAATAGCGTTACGCTTATCTACAAAAACTTCATCTGTTTCAGGATCAAAGATTTTAATGTGGCCTTCGATATGCACATTAGGAATTTCATTAGGTTGTTTCACTTCCATATCTTTTTGTTCTTCACTGTTGTTGATTTGTTCGTTTTCCATCTTGTATATTTATCCTATTAATATGCCTTTGGAATAGTTAACGGCCCTTCTTTTAAGAATTTTACTTGTTGTGTGGTTGCCATTCCCAACCCTAATCCATTTGTTGCTGTGCTTGTTCCTTGGTCATACCATACCTTTGTATGTGAGTCTGACCCGCCCGGAACAATTTGTTGCTTACTGCTATCTACTACTTCTGTACCTGACGCATGTGTAGTAACAACACCTGTGCCCCATGTACCTCTGCGAATTCTTTTTAGTTTGTTGCTATCAATTTCCCAATACTCAATACGTTCACCACCAATGAATATAACACCTGGTATGCCATCACTTGGATTAGGCGTTAATAATTTAGAAGCGTCTGTTACATGAATTTCTAAATCAGTATATTCAAGTGTATCAGCAAGCGTAGTAATATTGTCTGTTGCAATTCTATAATAAGCAATTTGGTCGAACATATCTTTCCAAATTCTAAATCCAATGCTTTGTTCTTGTTCTGCTTCAGCACCGCGCATAGTCGATACTGTAATTTTATCTGTCGCTAGAATTACTCCAGTGCGAGGAGTCATAACTAAATAACCATCATCTGTAATATAATAATCATGGTTAGCAATCTGATAAACGCCATTTAACCATACCCAAGCATAGTTGGTATTATATTCTTCTTGTAATAATCTAATATCATAAACCGGCGTAGCAATGCTAACACTTACATCGCCTGCGTATCCGGAAGTATCATAAATTATAGCGTCAAATCTTTCTAATGAAGTAGATGTTGCTATTGACGAACCTTCAATAGTTATGGTTTTCCCTTGGCTATACGTTTGGTTAGCAAATGATTGTACAAACACCTTGTCTCCATTAACTGCACCGGCATCCGTTGACAATCCACTACCATTTTCTAATATAACCTGTTGATTGTTTGCAATCCAATATTTTCCGTTTCTAACTGTAATGGCAACTTCTGCACCATCTGCAGGAGCCGTTACGAATGTTACTTCTGCGCGAGAAGGGGTTCCTGTAAACGTATAATCTGATGTGAGTGTTTTTAATTCACCAGCAACATGCACTTGTATATCTGCATCTGTGGCTGAAGCATAATTAACCGTTGGATTAGTTGGACTTGCATATACTGTTGTTGTGCCATCACCGGTGTAGTATTCTGTATCGGGCGGAATTAAACGTGTGCCATTTAGATAAACAAATGCTTTGGCCATATCTGGGCCCTGTTCCTCAAATAAACTCGGATAAGTAATAGTATAATCACTTGGCCATGATGGTGAGCCTGGCAATGAAAGTGTAAATTCCTCCGAGTCAATTCTAATATATGGAGATGGTACAGCAATTTTATCATCATATACTTGCGCGGTTGCTGTTGCTGTGACTCCTGAAGCAGGAGGAGCAATAGTAACTGTTGGTGCTGTCGTATATCCTGTTCCTAAGTTTGTAATAATAAAGCCTTCTACTTCGCCATTATCATTAACTATAGCATCGGCGGCCGCGTTTGATCCTACTCCCGTAATAGTCACAGTTGGTGGACTTGCTTTACTATATCCTGATCCTGGGTTAACCAATGTTAATCCAGACATATTAAACGTATGCACTCTTATTCTACTATTAGCGCCGGGCGCGGATGAAAATGTAACTTTTGTCTTTTTGTAATAACTAGATGCTGTATATGTAGCATCCCCACCGTTGACTGTTACATACAAATTTTGTGCATATTGATAAGGAATATTAACAATAAATTGAGTTGTTGACCCGTCACCTGTAAAGTCTTGTTTAAAGGCGCTAATATTTTCGCCACCTGTTTCAACAAGAACAACGTGTACTAATTGCCCCGGGTTTGCAGGAGTGTTCAAGTTAACTGTGTTTATCTCATAATTTAATGTAAAATCAGTACCACGTATTTTTAAAACATTATCAATATACACTTCTGCACCATAGTCTGTTGTAGGCAATCCACCTACACTACTGAAATCATAACTAGTAGTTGAACCGTTACCATAGTAAGTATATTTTTTAACCGTTACTCCCGAATTCCTAGGTGAAGGCATTTCATATACTTTCATATCTAATGTATCAAACATTCTGCCAGGAATCTGTTCTTCCGGAGCGTGTGATGTATATACGGTTACAAAGCCATCGCCATCTACTACAACATTAGCAGGATCAATACCTCCTGATGTACTAAAATCACCACCACTTAAATCAGTGTCGACACTTGCTATAACTCTAATACCTTCTTCTGTTACAGCATAATCATCAAAAGCGTTTTTAGCATACGCCGCTCTGTCATAACCGGGTTCTAAACTAAATTCTGCACCTAACACTTTATTTGCTTTGTATTCTAAACCAGATTCTGAAATAATTGATTCATAATTGGGCAAATCTATTAATTCATTTTTCCAATTCTTATTACTATTTGTGCCTGTTTGCCCGCCTGCATAATAAAGAGTTAATCTATCACTATGTTTTTTACTTGTTAATTCATGATCAGGCTCTAATCTATTATAAGATGAATACGTAACTGTTGCTGTTGCTGTAGCACTACTACCACCTCCTCCACTAATAACAACGGTAGGAGCCGTTTGATATCCTTTACCCTGCTCAGTTACTGTAATACTTGTTACTGCTCCCCCTGAGATGGATGCTATAGCCTGTGCTCCGTTACCCCCCAATCCTGTGTTTATTGCTGATGCATGTGCCTTTTTTGTTGGATTAGGATCTGCAGGACTATTTTTAATAAATTGTACAAATGGTTTATTAATATATCCACTGCCTTGTTCTGTTATAGTAACAGAAGCAATTGAACCATCTACATCTAGTGTTAATGATGCGGTTGCTTGTGTACCATTTAACTCATCTGGCGCAGAAATAAGCACTTTTGGCGCTACTGTATATCCTAAACCTTTTTCAGTTATCGTGATAGTATCAACGACGCCGGCCAATGATATATTTGGTATAGAAGTATACCCGGAACCACCGTCAGTTACTGCAACTGTTTCTACATGTCGAGGGCCATCAACACGGTCAAACTTAATTGTTTCTAAAATATCTCTCACTTTAAAGTTTTCTAGATTAGCATATGCTATAGCGCCAGTACCTGCACCACCTTCTATTATTACTTTTGGTGTAGTTACATATCCTGTACCACCGTTGGTAACTGTAATAGACGCTACTGAATCTAAACCAGGTGTGGTCATTACAGGAACAGCGGTTGCGCCTGAACCATCTCTATGTGTTCCATCTTCTAGTGCAGAGAATCTAAAGACCCCTCTTGTGGCGTTACTTGCATCTGTTTGTGTAAAGGTATATGTTGAACCTCTATACAATATTAAATTAGGACGCTCTACACCATCAATATAAAAATCTGGATTGCCTTCGCCATCAACTACTACAGTAACAGCAAATGTTTTTGATTCTGGAGTATTTAATGCTGGTTTTATTCTCACTTTCCAACCCATGTCTTTTATGTCACTACTATAATACCATAGCGTATCTGGACTATGTTCTGGAACCACAAGAACTGCTTGTGCGCCTGCTTCGCCTGGGTCGGTGTCGCTAGTATAACTATAGCCAAGTTCCCATTGTGCTCCGCTTTCAATAAAGACAACCGGAGGCGTTGTTGATACGGCTGCCCCATCATATTTTGTGGTATCATATGCAGATTCTGCATATTCATCAATATCACTATTACCATAACCACTGCCACCTTCAGTAACTGTAATAGATTCTACGTGTTTTGTATAATGGTTAAACCAGTTAACCCATGGCCCTGTTTGCATACGCTGATCATCATCTGCCTCGTATACATTTGGTGAGCGGAATATCTGTTGTGTCTCGTCCCAATAACCTGGTAAATCAAAATCTGTTACTGCATTGTGAGATATTTCAAGATATGGATATCTATAGATATATTCTCTTAAATTTGTTCTATATGGCTTTGCTTCTTCAATGTAACTTTCTATACTATCCTGAACATCATAACTATAATTAACAATTTCAGAAAGTTCTCTTACTGTTTGATTTACTCCTACGAAACTAGTTTTAAACGCCCAATCGACCTGTAAATTTTGATCAACTAATGCATATTGGACCAATTGAAACCAGATTTTATTAAAATGTTCTTCTAATGAATTAATAAACAAATCATCTTTTAATGCATCAATAATATATCTTATTTCTTCTAATGGCCCAGGTAAAGTATATAATTCTGTTTTTAAAGATATACTTGCGTTTTCTTCACCTATTAATTCGTAAGGGTTTGTTTTTTCATAAAGTTCCCAACGACCTTGCCCATTGTCAAGAACTTTGACAATATCACCCGTGCTGGTAGTTAATTTATCTAAATCATTTCTAGTGGCAACAGTATAATTAATAACAGTGTTAACACTATATCCGGTCTTATACCAATCACTATAATCCCAATATTTAGATGTATCATATTTTTGTTTTTTATCAAAAGCCCAAAGTTGTGTAGCTGTTGACCAAGAGTATTGTGTCCAATAATTACCTCTTGTTTCATCTTTTTTAACTACCACTGTATATCCATTAGAAATTGTTGCGGTGTTTATATAAGTTAATTCAGCATATGTTTCTACAACTTCATCAAAGCCATCTATTGGCAATGCTTCTGCAGTCTGTAGTTTACTTAAACTATATTCTATTGCCATTCTGTTTTCAACAAATACTGAATTACTATAATTAACTAAGACTTTAATAGCATCGTTTTTGTTGACAAACATTGTTTGCCTTGGATAGTTTAAAATACCATATTTTGATCCTGGTTGTAATGTAGGATCCGGTACGGATCGATTTTTAGAATCAAGACCCACTAAACTATCTGCTAGTTTAGTTACTAGGTATTGGTTTGGTTTTGATAATTTATTATTCTTTTGCACCAATTGCCATTCAGTATGCAATGGTATATTATTTTTCTTAGTATCATAATTAATACTAAGTACAATGTTATCGTTAACCAAATTTTTATTTAGATTATATCCAACAATAGCATTTTGATCTACTAATCCAATATATTTTAACCCATAACCTGCAGGATCTTTAATAATATTTGCTACTGTGTCAGCCGGAAGTTTTCTTGTTGCGGCCGGAATAAAACTATTCAACTCAATTTCTTTACCTCGCGATGTAAATCTAATTTGGCCAGCTGCATTCAAATATGTTCTAGGTATAGGCGGCACAGTAGTTTTATTAGCAACCCAATAATAGTATACTGGTTCTAATAGTCCAGTTGCTTCATCTTTTCTAACATATTCAACATATGCACTATCATCAACAAATTTAGGATTCCCATCACCTAACAATGATACATAATTTGATGGTAACGTATCACTCTCAACCCATTCATAAATATTGATTTGTGTTCCTGGAAATAGCTTACCCCAATTATTTTTTCTATATTCCAGATCACCCTGCTCATAATCAACATATTTTGTATTTGTTAAATCCCACCACAATGTGCCAACTTCGTTTGGCCCCCAATGGTGTTTAGAATTAGTTGTCACTAGTAGGTTTGAAGCAGTATTATAAACAGCAGGATCATAAAACGTTTTGAAACTAATTTCTTGATCTGCTATTCCTGGTATCTTTCCTTTAACAGGATCTAAAACTTCCACATACTCTATAAACTTATTATTTTTATGATCATATGTAAACACTTGGTTAATGTTATCAATATCAATTTTATTAGTTTCTTGTCGTTTAATAGTCCAAGCGTCCTTGTCTCCCGTGTTTATTGCTTCTATAACTGACCCTGTATTAGATGTATACTTGTAAATTTTAATGGTGTATGCAACTGGAGCAGTATCAAATGTAATAGTACTGTTAGGTGAAGCGTTGTCACTAGTAAAGCCTGTTAGAATTTTTTTATTATTAATAAAAATTTCAATTTTATCTGTACTATATTGACCGGTAATTGCAAACGCTGTAGTTACTCCATCGCCGGTCTTTTCTTCAATTTCAAAATAATCATCGCCAGGAGCACCTATAAAAGCTGTATTATTTGTTAGACCAATACCTGTGCCATATTTGTCATATTGTCTACGTTCTTTCCAATCTAATCGTTGCAATAGTGAATACGACATATCACTATTAATATCATATATTAACGCAGATCCTGATTCTAATTGTTCATCACTTATAAGTGTATTTCCTTGGTCAAACGTTGTTAAAGAATTGTCCATATTAAGATCAACAATTGAATTTGATACAGGACTACTAATTAAAATATTAGAGGCGTCTTCATTAAATTTAATTCGCTCACCATAAAATGCATTCTGAAAACCATCAGGATGAACTAACGATGCTTTAAATTCATAAGGTGTAATTCCTAGTGCTGTAAACACTGCTACACCATTTGTATTACCTACTGTAACAGCAAGTTTATTATTTGTAGTGGTGCTGGTGCTAGTAATTTTTAATTTATTATCTGATGTGCTTTCCGCAGTAACAAAATACATACCAGCATCATTAATATCTTGCACTACATCGGCCAACGCAGTGCCTGTAAATGTAACTTGTGTTCCATTTATAACAATTTGATCGCCTATACTAACCGTTGGATTAGCCACAGTGCCGGTAAGTGTGCCGGACACTCTAGCATAATCAATAAAGTAATCTACTTCACCTGTGTTAACAGCAAGTTTAGCTGTTTCATTTATATATGCATAATCAGCGCCGGTAGCACCAACAGCAACAATATGCCCGAATGCGCCTGCTTCTACTTGTTTTCCAAAAAATTCAAGTTCAGATGTTACGCCACTGGTCAATTCTTGGACTTCATTAAATGAATCATTCGGTGACTTTCCGTATACCTTAGTAGAACCTACTTGCAAGTTTCCGCTTTTCTCTATATTTGGTTGGCCAACAAATACGTATGCGCCATCATCAGTTATAGCAACACTTCTACCAAAGTCTGTTCCGCTAACACCCGATAATGTTTGTATCAAATTATAGTAATTTCCCTTACGCATTTCTACATTGTTAGAACCAATTGGCGGGAATCCACTTATAAAAGTAATACTGCCAGGTGCTAATGTGTAATCCAAACCTTGAATTTTAATATGGCCATCCACATAAACAGTGATTTCTTTATCGTCACCATATGATATTGTTGTAGCAAATGTAGGTGTGGCGCCTGTACCGTTAAAGAACTCACTAGAAGAAGTTATTCCTGTTACTAATTTGTAAACATAGGATTTTAATTCTCCCGGCGCACCAACTACTAGATATCCATTATTACTAATAGAAACATCATATCCAAAAAAGCCGCTAGTTGTAGGCGACGGTGATCGCAATACGTCAAACGCTTCATATGTTTTATCATCTTTTTGTTTTAAGATAATCGCATAGCCTTCTTTAGAATTACTACCTGGTGCAGAAGTAACTAAGTAATCATGTTCTTTCGTGTTGTCAAACTGCCACCCCAACAAACCACTGTTATAAAGTTTAGTGCCATCTACTATATTACTATCAAAAGTAAAGTTGGTAGGTGCAATATTAATTGTTTGTGTGTTACTTCCTCCTGGATCACTAGGCACTGTGTCTGTTTCTAAAACAGGTTGTTCTTTAAATGTAGGTCCTACGATATAAGGATATACAGGAGTTCCGTCTACTTTTATAGTTAAAAAGTATGCATAGGTGCCATCAGGATAATCAGGGGTTACACAATAACGACCATTGTGTTTGTCTAAAGTTCCGACACCATCTAAATAATAATGATCTTCTATAAATGAACCAACAGGATAAACTGTATAATTGTATCCTCTTTCACTTAACGGTGATGAGTGTGTACGATAAGAAGATGTCATACGTACAGGTGTTGTTGTAGAATTTCCAGGAGTTTGGTAACCGAATGGTCCATAAATTGGATAACCGTCGTATGCGTAGCCTATAATCTTAGAGTGTCCATCTGCATGTCTCCAATGGTCTCCGCTGTAATTCGTGTTATTATAATAATTATTTTCTGTATAGACTCCGCTATTCCATTGGCTTAAAAACTTACCACTATGGTAATGATACTCACCATCTTCTTGTGGGTGGCCGTCACTCGCGTCTAATCCCAAATTTGTTCTGTTTACTATCGCGTTCCATTTCCAATTGCCTGGTGCTACGCCTTTTGCTGGCCCTGTGTCGTTTGTCAAATTCCCGTCAATAATTGGACTTACAAAAGTTACACCATTGGCTGCAATGCCAATGCCGCCTAGACCAATTTCTTTTGGGGAGCTTGTAGTAGTATTTGTACCAACACGTATATTAAACGTATGTTCAAAAGTTTTACTATTAATTCTATTAGGATTAGCATCACTAGGAAATACACCAAATGGTGCAGGCTTAGGTAAACCATCTGTATTAATTGTTAATAAAAATCCTGATTCACTTAAATGTCCTGATGTTAGTGAGCCATCTCCACTTACAAAAATACTTGTTACATCAAAGACTGTTTTAATAGTTCTTGTCCATTGTTCAATATTACCGGCTGACGTGCCGTCATGTACAGATCCAACCAACAGCGTAGATGTATCCTTGTTGGTTGAGATAGCCTGACCAAATCCAGTATTAGCCGGCTTGCCGGTAGGATAAAGTTGTTCTCTCAACGTAAATGGATTCTTCTTTTCAAGTACTGCCCATTTTCCTGTATCGTTATAGTCATCAATCCAAGCCAAATCCCCATCTAACCATCCATATCTAGGTCCGGCATCGCTATATAAATCACTAGAACTAGCATAACGAGAATTTGTTAATAATAAAATTTCACCGCGAGTCGGAGTCGGTGCTAAAGAATCTCCCAACCCGTTTAACGGTCCCACAGACGTGTTTGCGTGTAATTTTAAAGTATATGTTCTAGAAGAAAGTAAATTTTCTTTAACTTTATAAACACCACTGAAGTCAATTGACTGGTCTGCTGTGTTATAAAATTTTCTTAGAATAATATAATCACCTTCAAGAATTTTTCCAATTGGGTATGTAAATGTGACAGTTAATTCATTATTATTATCTTTAGCCACTGCTATAGGTGAATTATTTGCATTAGTAATCCTATACATTGCCCAATCTTTTGAATCTTCTTCAAATTGTGGCGGGTAACTATCAGCATTTGCTACCCAAATTTTGTCACCAATTTTTAAAGAATTTAAAAATTCTGTTTTTTCGGTAAGTTGTATTGATTCGCCTACACCGGATACTACAAAATTCTTACCTTTATAACTAGACGGCGTAATCTGTGAACTACTAAAGAATACTACGGAACCATTATATAATTGTACAGAATCATTAGTTGTATAGCTTTTTCTTCCGAGTAGTTCTGTTTGTATATCGATAGATTCTGTTATTGTTATTATGTTAGATGAAACCCAATCAGAAAGTGTTAATACAGAGTGCTCGGAGTCATCAGTTCTTACATGGCCCGCTGTAGGCAATGTTAGTCTGTTACTAATATTATCTGTTTTATGTTTAAATATATTTTTGCTATAATATAAAGGTTCTTGTGGTCGTTGATGCAAATCTTCAGGACGAACAGTGATGTGAATATCTTTATATTGCTCATCTGAGTTAATGAGTTCAATTAAATCAGGACTTTCTTTAAATTTATTTTCTTCTAAATATAGATCAATTGTCTGTGTACTGTCTACTGAACCATATTCACCAATTCTAAATGCCCATTCTTCATATAAGTCAATTGTTGTATCTAAAGCAGGAACTTTTGCTCTTAATAGTTTATTAACTACAGAACTTGTACCTTTTTCTTTAAGAAAACCTTGGTAAAATTTCTTTTGCGCCGTGTCGTCAATTTGTAAGTTTTCTAAATATCTTCTACTTTGATATCCTATTAGATTAGTGGATAACTTGTCTAGACTAGACATTCTAGCATCTTCTTCAACTTCATAAAAGCTTCTAAATTGGTCTGCTTTAGTATCTAAGTTAGGCAGTAGTCCTGTTTCTACTTTATCTAAAAGTTTCCATTTGCTAAAATCAAACTTACCCAATTCTGTTAGATCTGTAGGAGAATGACTTACGTTAGTGGCGTAAAATTTATTTTTAAATTTTATAATATCTCCTATCTGATAAGAATAATTAACATTCCAAACTTCTACGCTATCGTCTAGTAATATATAACCCGGTAATTGCTGTGTACCATCCCACAATCTTGTTTTATATCCAACTAACTTAATTCTGTTCTGTCTACTGCCTGTTGTTAAATTCCAAATAACATCCTTGAATACTGTTTCATTTTCAAGAATTAATAAATGTTCTGTTTGTATTGGATTTAAAGTACAAGCAAATATGCCATCCACTTCTTCACTTGAACTTAGTTGGAACATGTTATCTTCTCTATAATAGAAAAGATCTTGTATTGCTATTCTTTGTTTATTTTGGTTAATGACAGAAGAAGGTAAAATATTACTTACTAAATTGCTAACTTGTGTTTGGTTTAAGTTAAATTTGAAAGTATTACTACCAGCACTCATTGTTATTAATGACCCTGGACCAAAGTTGGCCTGAGTCCAGAATAAGAATTCCCTTGCTGAATTGTCCCAGTCTTCAATTTGGCCAAAATCATCGCTAACATTATCAAATACTAGGCCAACAGATTCTAAATATCTTCCATAACTTATAATGAAATCATATACATCTTGTATAGTGTTATATTCTGTTTTATAAGGTACTTTTGTAGTGGTGCTTTGAAAATCATCATGATGAAGTACAGTGATTCCTCCTTGTGTAGGAACTGTTGGTGTACTAGTTAAATATTGTCTATCATCATCAAAATTATTTGTTGCTGTAAACTCAGCGTTAACAATATAGAAAGTATTTTGACCTACTTCCACAACTTGACCAATAGCATATTCTTTACCTAGTTCATATGGAATTGAATCAAGTTGTATTCCTCCAACAGATACCTGTCTTGTATTACCAGATGTAGTAATACTTTTTAATATATTAAAATAAGGAGTATCAACTGAATAACCGTCAATAATGTATCCGGTGTGTGTTCTTTCAATTAACAAGCCTGAATAATTTATTTTTGCTAAGGGTTTGCCTTCAAGCAAGTATAAAGAATAATCTTCTTGTGGCACAAAAATGTCATTAGAAGATCTAGTAGGTGAAATTTGTTCTAATATAATTTTTAATTTTTCTTTATCTGTGAATCCGGCTATCTTATAAGCCAAATTAAGACTTAAAGTATTTAAATTTGTGTTAAGTTTTACAGTATCACTACTTAAATATTTTGCATGATCAACTAACCAGTTGCCATAACCAAGAGTATAATCAATTGATTTATCTGTATTAACAAACCCGTTTGTCTTTACGGAATTGGGAACAAGGAATAACCCTGTATCTTTGTCTACATAGTGCCCAACTAAATTTTTTGTTACGTTAGATACATCATACATCAATTCAAAATATTTTGCAGGTTTAGTTAATGCAAATAGTTTTTGCACTGCAAAGGGATAACTACTAGATCTCTTCCACGCAGTTTCAGCCGGGCCATCGTCCCCCGCTTTCCAATCACTAGTGGTATCTGTATCAATTACACCTGTAAGGCCTATCTCACGTGGATTTAATAGCGCGCCTGATGAATCTACTGGAATATAATTTGCAACCATTCCGGTGCGTTTATATTTGTCATAAGTGCCGGCATCAGGACCACTTACAATTTTACCATCTTCTAAATCTTGCCACAATATTAGGTTGTCTTTTGTATACGGTGCTGGCCCATACTCTTTCTCCCACCAACTCGGTTTCTCAAAAAAACCAAGCATTTCCCACGGATGAGAATGTGGGCGATCTGTATCATAAAAGTATTTGTAAATACCTCTCCAAGAACCTGGCAAAAATTCAGACGAGTTAAGTTTATTTTTTACTAAACTGTAATTCCACGTATAAGGATTTGATGAGTCATAATGTGTATTATCAGTATAGTTAACATTATTGCGGTATGCCCACTGTGACAAAAACGCAGATGTAATAATATTAATATCGTCTAATGTGAATGGCAGTTTTCTTATATGACCTGGTATGATTTCAAATTTACTAAGTAAATCTTTATTATATGTAGCCTTAATATTATTATAAATTTTCTTTTCTAATTCTAATAAAACGTCATCTTTGTAGTCCCCATACGCTGGAATAATAGAGCCATCGTGTCCTTGAATTGCCGATATCGATGTTACATAGGAATTATCTGTGTATTTTTTAGGAGTATATTTTGGATATAATCCTAACTTAGTTGGCGTTGGTGGTATGAAATTGCCAAGTGTCGTATTATATTCTACTAATTTAATCTTATCATTCGCTACCAAAGTAACAGAATCTGTCAATGTTACAAATGGTGTTGTTGTAGAAAAAGTGTAATCTTGATCTTTAATTAATAGTACATCATTGTGATAAATTAAAACAGCTGTTTGGCCTGGTGTAGTGTCGTTATATGTTCTTTTAAGTTCAAACTTTTTATTATCAATATCAAAAACAACATAAGTTGTTTCTGTATTATCTGTTGAAAATGGTACCATATCACTATCGTAATAAGGCATTGTACTATTTTTACCAGCAAACATTGTAATTAAGATTAAATCAACAAATGTTGCTGGATTGTCATTATATTGCAATTTGTCAGCTGTTTGAAGGAATAAATTCTTAAATTTATTATATTCTATTTCTGCGTGATCTATAGAAGCAAAGAAGTCATATTCGTTATTTGTTAAGATATAACCCGCCTTGGCCAAACTAGCAGAGTTTTGAATAATTTTTACTCCTAACGTATTAATATCACCGATGTCACGCAAATTATTATAACCAAAAAACACTCCGTCAAAATCCAAACTATTTTCAACACATGTTCCTACATGGTCTCTAATCTGGCCAAGCGTAAATGTAGTTGTTGTATCTAAATTATTAAGTGGGTTATTGTTTAGGTTAATCGGAATAGTATATGTTTCTCCGTCTACTAAAGTTTCAATTAAATCATCTGTATAAGATTTTATTACGACAATGTCTTCTTTAACTAGATCTCTAGTAAAGTTTATAAACTGTACGCCATCATTTACTACAATATAAAAATCTTTTGTAGTTTCAGAGTTATCACCTTTTACTTGTAATTTTCCATTAACCGTTACTATTAAATTTTTTGCAATTGTTTCTGCTTTTGGTGTTGTTGTAACTTTAAACTGCTTCAATTCAGTTCCGACAGAAATTGTTTGTTGGACAAATTGTCTACTTTCAAAAGGCGCCTTTGTCCAATTGTTAAGCACGTTATATTGTGTAATACTGGTTGACTTATGCAAGAATCCCTTTGCCAATCTTATATTAGCAGAAATATTATTCAAAACATCTGATGTATACACAAAACTATCTTTAATAATGTTATCGTGGAAAACAATATCTCCGATGTTATTAAAATTTCTATATGTTAACCCAAACCCTAACTCTGTATCCGCAACACCTGCCGAATTTATAGCGTAACTAAAAACAGTTGTTCCAGCAAATTTACTATTAGTATATGTAGAAAAACTATTACCAGCATTATCAAACATATCAAACAATGGGGCTTGGTTTAATTTTGACTTTATTTGTCCTTTTATCCATGCGTTGTTTTTATAATACCATTGGCTCCCGGCATTATTGCCCAATTTAGCAATTAACGTATTCCCTTCAACAGGGTCAGCCACTGTGGTAATTTTCTCTAAATGAATAGTTTCAACGCCGCCGATAGTTACGATTTGTATTTCATATATAAAACCATTAACAAATGAATCTTCATCTTTTGTGAAAACAATTTTTTGGCCTGCTTCAACAGCAACGCCATCAATAAAGGTGCCTGCTTTAGCCGAACCTTCTAAATTAGAAAACGCATCTGTAAAAAGAGTGTCAACAAGATCAACATTTGTTAACTTAGATACACCAAAATTATATAATTTTAGATCTTTATCAAATTCTATAATAGGGCGTTTTGCTCTTAAGGCTGAATTATACACTGGAACCGTTTTGTTATATTCCGCTGTTTTGGCAATGATATCTTCATGGAACCAGCGATTATTGTTACTCCACTGGTTTCCGTCAATTGATCCAGGTTTAATTGTGATATAATCCTTGCCTAAAGAATAGACATTACTTTCTGGTGTAATTAAACTATTCCATTCAATGAGTTCAATACTTTTACCTACATTTGCAACTATATATTCTTTATTATAATAAGTTGTGGGCTGGGTGTCTGCATGAGTAAATTTAACTTTCAACCCGTTAGTAAATTTTATATTTCCAGTGGTAGTAGTAAAGTTCTTTTTACCTAACACTTCTGAATCAATATTTAATTTATCTGTAATTTCAACAACATCAGGGCCGTCCTGTAACCAAAAATATCTTGCGTAACTAGTAATTTTATCTAAGTCAATTGGAGGGGTCCAGACATAATATTCACTAGAAAATATTTTATCATGATCAAAACTATTGCCGCCTCTTGATTTTACTGCATTGATTAAATCAATATATGTTGCGGCGTAGTCATATGCAGATTGTCCAAGAACGTGACTAGTTCCGGAGTGCAATCGGTCCGTAAATCGAAGATTAGCTGCATCCTTTTTAATGGTAAATGCAGGTTCTAACTGATAATTTGTTCTATCAGCAGTTGATTCTAATAAGTAACTGTCAGTAGTTTTAAAATTATCAACATCACGTCTACCAACGAATCCATTAACGATATCCAATGTTCCCGGAGACAGTAATTGATCCAAGGTTGAATTTAAAAATTTCTTATTAACTTCAGTTTGAAACTGATTTGGTAATAGATTAACAGTTTTTCTTATTGCCATGGTATTTCCTATGCACTTGTTACAATTGTGCCACTTGCTCTAATCTTAGATGCAGTGACAGCATCTATAATCTCAATATTATCTACTTTTACATCACTTATAAAAATTTCATCACTAGCACATTCAACTTCAAATAAACTACCAAAATTTTGGTTTGTGCCAGTAGGTACAATTAAAATGGTCGCTACGTGCGGCGCTAATTCATGATGAACAAACGCTGATAATTCTGTAAAATAAAAAGTATCTCCAAAATCCCAATTTTCGTCTTCAAAATAATCAATGAATGCGTCTACAGTTCTTGTTTTTAATTCAGAATCAGTAATTGGAGAATTTGGATTTTTTACTATTTTAAATTGTGCTTGTAAATTAGCATCTGCTTTACTACCAAATAATACCTTATATTTTACCGGATGAAAAATAATTTCATCACTCAACATTTTATATTCTAATAAACTACCAAATTGTGTTGCCAATTCTGTTGTAGTACTTGTTTCTGGTTTAGTAACAACACCTGTATTATCTTGAATATACCGCACAAACTGATCATTATATGATTGTGTTAAAATGTATAAATCAATAATATTACTCAGTCCTGGATTAATTCTTCTATCACTTGGTGAGTTGTGTTTATAATTAAAGTATAAGTCTTTTCTACCTACATATGTTAGATAATCTGTACTGTCTAAAAGAGTACTATCAGATGAATTATTAACTTTAAACTTCTTATCTAACGTCAAATATATAACTTCACCATCTTTAAAAATTGATGTGTCGGATGGTAAATTTGTTTCTAAATCATAATCTAAATTAATTGTTTTTTTAGTTAATCTATATTGTTGGCCACCGTCTGCTTCTGTAAATTTTTCAAAAAATACTAGTTTGTTATTTGGATTAACACTAGGATCAACAATAGATGTAAACTGATCAGGATTATCAGGTATACCGTCGTCGTCACTATCTAAGAAAGTAACTAGAACTCTGCGTGTATTAGTATTGCCTGTAAATTCTGTATCCAGCCCATAAATTTGCCAGATGTAATCTTCTTCTAATGCGTCATTTGCATCAGGCTTACTGTTCATTTTAAATACATTAACATAATCTATTACTGTTTGTCCTGTACGAGAATCATAAATTTTAAGTGAGTCATCAAAATAAAATCTTGTTTCTAAATCACTTTCAAAACTATAGTTTAATCCTCTATAAGTTGCTGTATACATCACGCCAGTACTTTTAAAACGAATCATCCAACTTGCGTCCTTACGCAATCCCGACGTGTCACCGGCATATCCAAATCCAAAGTTATCAGAAACGTTTAAATTTTCTGCTAATACAATATACCATTCTCTGTCGTTAAGATCAAAACGTAAACCAAATTCTTCGTGATTAAAGATTTTGTTTAACATTGCTGTTTCAATTGATGAAGACAAATCAGTGTCAAACTGTGGAATAATCTCTGCGACTTCTGCACCATCACCAATTTTCTCTGTTAACGTTACCGGGCCACTGCCATTTGACAAATTACCTACGCCACCATTCATACCGTCGCCTACAACATTTTTAATCATTGCCCATATAGAGCTAAATGTTCCTGGCGCGCTAACTGAGCCTGTATGCAAACTACCATCTGCTTTAAAGTATTTTCCAGATGGTGCATTAAACTTAACTAGTGAGTTATTTGTTAACCATTTTCTTGCATCAGGTGCTGATGACCCCAATGGCACAGGTGATCCAATATTATTTTTAAAATAACCTGTACTTAAATTGGTGCCGGTTGTTGATTGCTCCCACGTCGTGGTTGCAACTGTTATTCTAGAATATTTTTTATAATAGTATTGTTTACTACCAACGTCACGTAAGATGGGTTCTATTCTATCACGAATAATTCGCAATATGTCCATCTCGTTTACAAACTCAAAATCAAAGTTATTAGTAAATATTTCTTCAAATAATATTCCATCTTCACAAAATACATTTGTAGATGAATATTTTGCAGACGGATCTACAACATCCAAATAACGTGATATACCGCTGGATGTTCTGTTAACCGCTTTTGCTTTTATGATTTCATTTGTTGCCGTGACTGGGAATATATTATAATCTTCACCATTTACCATACGATTTTGTGTGTAATAGGCCTGCGGTGCATTTGTTCTAATATCTTCAATTGTTTCTCTTTCTGCCGCATTGTAAATCTGCTGTTGTAAATCAAATACCATGGTTAAGGTATGTGTTATATTATACTTGTTTAAATAAGTGACACTTAACGTAACACCTTGCATATCATCTGTATTAATATCATATGTTAATCCGTTACTTTGTCTAAAATAAGATCTAAAACCTCCCCGAGGCATATCTGAGAAGATACCATCTCCAAATATATATGAAATTTGATCCGCTTCGCGTGACGTTACACTGTATAATGTTCTTATATCTTTGGCCAAACTATTATATATTACATTATTGCCGACCACACTAGGAACTTGTGTCCATAATCTATACAAATCATTATTGGAATCTAATTCATATAGCCATACATCATTATTATTAACGTTACTGGTATTAATTAAAACTTGTCTATTAGGAATTGCTTGGTCAATATTGAAATCAGATGATCGTAGCGTACCTTGTTTGAAGTACGCAAAAAATCCCGTATTGTCACTGCCATTGCCCTTGCCATCACTCCTATATAGAAAACCAAAAGGCGCAACATTGCTAGGTGCTTTTTCATATATAAAATCTGCATTTTGAAAAGTGGCACTAACTATTTCAAAATCTATGTTTACTCCATCAATATTAGTTGTGAATGGAAACACAGGGATAGTTCCAGATGGTATATTAATTTCATATTCTTCTGTTAATATGCCGTTCAATGTTTTAGAACTGTTAGGGTTTCCTATTCTCTGAGAATTTACCATTGCGGCATTAAGTATTAAATTAATTTGTTCAGTATAATCTACATTGTTGGGGTCATTCCATTCAATTCTACTATTTGCTAGATTTTCACCATTGGAATCATAAACATCTTCTGTTGTAGAAATGCTTGATAATTTTAATAATCCACTAGCATTTATACTACGCTTTGCGTTATAACTTACTAGTCTAGCAAGTCTTAAAATACTTTCTCTGCGACTTGCAGTTGCTAGGAAATTTTCTCTAGCATTTAAATCTACTCTGTAACTAATGTTTTGTGTTACATACGCAAGTAAGTCAATTAATGCTATAAATTCTGAACTTTCAATATAATCATTAAAATCTTCAGGATGATATGTTTTGATATAATCAATCATTGACTTACGCAATGTTTGGAAATCATAACTTTCAAAATCAGCATTAATAAAAGATTGGTATAACACTTGCCAATCTTCTGCGCTATATATATTATTTTGTCGTGTTGTTAGTGCCATTATACTGTACTCAATGTAGCTCGGGTTGTTTCTGTATCAAACTCTATTAACAAATGTTCTATTATTTGGTCCGGAATAAATGTCAAATTTAATTCTATTATTAAACCCTGTTCAACTTGTCTGACTACAATATCATTTCCTTCTATTCTTGGATCATATGCCAGAATCGTTTGTATATCCTGTCTAATTGTTTCAATTGTAGTCTCATTCAAAGGCTCATAAATCATATCCCAAACTATAGAGCCGAAATCAGGTAACTGTAATTTCTCTCCCTTTCTTATATTAAAATGGTTTGTAAGATCCTGTTTAGCAATATCAAACCCGGTTAATGTGAAAGAATTAGAGAACTTTTTACCTTGTGTATTGAAGCCTTTGTATGTAATCGCCATGCTAATATTTAGTGTTTTTAATAATATGCTACTATTAACCTAGGTAGATTAATTACTACTATCAGCAATATGTGAGGTGGTTCCTGCTTTAGGTTCCTTTTTCTTTGATTGGTTAATTCTTGGATCTGGCTCGTGCATCGGAACACGTTGCATTGCGGTATAATAAGAGTAACTACCATCAACAGCATAGCGTTTACCGCCGTGTGTGTTGGATTCTCCCTTGTTTACCCAGTTATTTTCATATACAGGTACCTTGGTTGGTTCTTCAGCAACGTTGCCTGCTTCTGTGTTGAGTTTTATAGGGTACTTAGCACCGCCGCCACTTTTAACATAGATACATGCTGTACTTGTAACACTGATTGCTTCTTTGCATGTAATGTTAAACCAACCTGTCGACGACATGTTAAATGTGCCGGCCGCATATGTTTTCATGTTACCATTGACATATATATGTGCGTGGCCCTTGCCTTCAACCCCGGCCGGATTTGTTTCAATTTTAAAATTATGGCCTGCTAAAATATTAACATCTTCACCTGCTTGTATATTAACATCAACATCTGCTAACATATTAACATTTCCTTCTGCGTGAACGCTAATATCTCTAGCACTAAACACATCTACTGAGCCATCATTTCTTAATTCTGCCCAAGCACTGCCACTTGCAGTTCCTAAGTAAATTGTTCCACCGTCATCACTTAGTAAAACTTGGTGTCCTGTTCCTGTGCGTAGTCTAATAAGTTGGCTAAGGCCTTGTTGATCACCGTCGTCCATAACAAATGTATGTCCAGACTTTCTATTATAAGGCCAATCATATCCTGTACTATTTTCAGTAATTAAACCTTGTTTAATGGATCCATAATCATAGTCCAATGGTCCAGGTGTTGAAATACCAAATACGTTAGAAGGACTTTCACGCTGGGCACTTGACGTACTAATGCCTCTGACATAATCTGCCTCCAATCCTTGTGCAAGCAATGTATCAAAAAGAGGATGCACCGGCTTTTCAACATTCTTCCAAGCAGTGGATTTATCAAAACTTTTTACTTGTAACTTATTATACTCTGCAACAGGTACTTCAAAATTTGGTGATGTGATGCCTGCGTTCGTTGTAGACTTAGACTTTGCAAATGCCGGGGAGGCTGCTATACCTGGCACCATATGTAACATCAATGCATCAGGTATATAAGAAATAATATATCCATTTTCAAGTATTCCTTCTGCAAAGACCACCATAACTTGTGTATCAATATCAGGAGTAGGCAACCACATACCATAAGATTTAGTGGTTGTTTCATATTGGCCTGCAGATCCTACATCTAAATTATTTGTTCTTCCGTAAAACGGCAAGGCTAATGAACATAATATTACATTACTTTCTTGTTCTGTTTTATCGTATTTAGAGTGGGGATTTGACGTCCGTTGTTCGGCCAATGCTGGAATATAAACACCAATACGATTCATACCACTGTCGTCGCCATAGCCTTTTACTATTCCTATATAAGGACCTGGATCTACTTTTGCAGAATAATCACGAGAACTCGTTGGAAGGCCGGGTGTTGGCTTTTTTGGTTTATTATTATAATCTGATTGACCAGGCATTGTGTTTTCCTGTTATTAGAATCCGCCACCACCGCCGGTAGTCGTAGATTCTTTTTCTGAAATAATATCTAATAAGTAGCCAGTTTTTTTCCAACTTGGTACATTATTTCCATATTTATTGTGTATAACCTCATTTTTTTCACTTGCTGAGTTTCCGCGTTCCCAGGCGTGTGCCAATTGTGTGCCGCTTAGTACGGCGGCTGCGGCCGCAACACCTGCTCTAATAATTCTACCAGCCGGATGTAACGATGCAACGGCAAGAACCCCTGCTCCGGCGGCAAGGCCTGCATTAATGATTGTTTGTCTTTCTACACCCATTATTGTATCATTGTTTGCTACAGTAGTTTGATCCGATGTTTCATATGTACTAATATTAGGATGTCTATCTAATGCCACTGTTCCTACGGGATTTCCTTGAGGAGTCGGTAATACCGTGCCACCAGTGGTGGTCACAAAGGACGGCGATGATCTATATTGTTCAACCGGTCCGCCAGCACTAAAGGATGGCGATGATCTATATGGTTCAGCAGGTGAACTATTACTAAATGTGACAGGGCCAGAGGCATCTGCGGGATTAGGTCTAATTGGTGTTAATTCACTACCAGTAGTAGACAATTCTGATGCAAGTGTTCCTGATGATTGTGCTATGCTGGGAGATCCAAATCTACTTGCTTCAGATGCTCTAAATTCTGCCGCGGTTTGCGGCCTATTTTGTAACGCCGCTGTATTAAAATCTGCGTGGGGATTTACAAAGTTTTTGCTAGAACTTGTTTCTGTAACTGGAAATGGGCCTTCAATTCCCGCAAATTCATTGTTTACTTCTATTGCTTCTGCAGTTAATTGCCTATTCTTCATTTCTTCTTTTACTGTCAATGGAGTTCCTGCAAACTCATCTGCATCCATTGGTGTCGGTGCTACTCCAGTGCCGCCAAATGCATCTAAGCCTACGGCGGCTTCATTAGCAACTTCTGCAGAACCAGGTGTTATTAACTGATTAGCAGCTGCTTTAGCATCTTCAAAATCATAATTGTTTGCTTCATCATTAGACATTAATTCTGTATTCTTTTCAGGATTATCAATATTTTCACGCCATTGATTATAAATTCTTGTTGCTTCAATAGTTTGTGTAAATTCTCCACCTTGGAAAACACTGTTAACCTCCCATACTCTATAATAACCAGATAACGTACTACCGCCGGCACTGCTACTAAAGTCTGCTAATCCGGTCGCTTCATCATAATCTCTAGGTGTTTTGAATAACAAATAAAAATGTGCATCATCTAAGTCACATAATATTGCACCATTCTTTGGATCATGGCCGTTTGTACCGCCTCCTGCTCCAGTTTTATTAGGAGTTGCCATTGACAATACACCATCCTGTTGAATATATCCCGGATCCCCTACTATTTCCATAGTTACCGACATCATGTCCGATCCTGGTGTTCTATATAAGTTTTCCATTAAGGTTGCGCCGGTTCTTTGTTTACTTGTTGCGTGTGGATCTTGAATAAACTTTTTAGACTTCGGTTTAATGTTTTGGCCACCTGCTACTTTTGATTGTTGGTCTTGCCTATTCCCCGCATCTGGTGCAACATTCGACTCCTCCTCTGGTATTATAGCCTGATCAGCGGATGCATTGCCTGTTGCAACCCCTGCCATAGCTAATATAAAAGAATTATTAAAGGTTAAATCTAAATTTCTAATATCTAAATTTTGGCCACTGTAAATATAATCATAACTTCTTGCAACATTGCGTACTCCATTTTGTCCTGGCTTAGCCTTGCCTCCGGTGACTTCTGGATCTACTACCTTATAGGGATCAATTTGTATAAGGGTGTGTCTAGCATATTTGTTACGTATGTTATCGAATTCTTTTAATATTTTAACATATGTAATCTTAAACCAATCTAATCCTTTGTTGGGATCCTTTAAAACTTCTTTTGCTTCAGATACTTTTCCTAATGGTTTATTATCTGCAAGTTGGTCGGTAATATATGTACTATCACGTATTACTTTTTCTACTAATGATAGCATAGATTGTCCTGGGGCAGATATTTCTATTTTATAATCCGATCTTTCACCATAATATCGTAACGCAGAATCGTTCTTAAATTTTTCTTTTGGAGGCGTTTGCCTTCCCCTCTCGCCACGTGCGACTGTTTCATGACCGCTTGGAACCACTTTAAGTAACGTCTGCTTTGCTACATTAGGAGATATTTTTGCAGATTTTAATCTGTTAGCGGCCGGGCCGCCTCCTGTTCCTATTCTAAATTCTATACTGTCAGCAAACTCCTGTGTTTTAGGAGCCCAAGTTCCTGCTTCATTTGGTTTTATTCCTGCGGTAAAACTGCCGGTAGTTCTATCTGTTTGTTCTCTATTAAACTCTTTTTCTAGATGTTTAAAAATATCTTGAATTTGTTTTCCTTTTATTGTTTTTAAATTAAGACTTTGTGTTATCGGATTATTATCTGCTTCCAAAACCGCCATCATAATAAATTCAAGTGAATAATTTGTGCCTTCTGCAGTAATATTAAAATCTAAATTTGCTATTCTAACAGGAATCCAACGTGTAGCAGGTTTTATACGTACATTTTTGCCTTCCTCATCATAACCTAAAAAATCAATCTGAACTAACAACGGCTTTTCTGTCCAATTCCCTCCATCTTCAGTTAACACTTCATGAAATCTATCTAACAGTGTGGTTCCGGTTGGTTCAACTACAGCCATACTTAGATCCATAAGGTTAGTTGCTCTAGAATTAGAGTTCATACCCATTAATCCAGAAGTTGTCATTGATTCAATGTAAAAATCTAATTCAAACTTAGGATGCCTTGCCGGCAGAATTTCTGAACCATCATTAAGTATACCACCTGAGGAAAATAATGTATAGCATATTTTAGGTATATTTGCATGTGCCCAGTCCCAACTGCCTTTCTCTGCTAAATCATTATAATTCTGCACAGTTTTGAAACTTAATAAACTTATTTTATAAGTGTAGTTTGTAAACTGGTGTAAAATATTGTCAGGTGCTGGTACAGGTTTATCTGCTACAACTTGTAGATTAGGATCACCATTTGTCATGGTATTATAACTCCAATGATCTTCGCAACGTGGTTATTTTTGGAACAATAATAGTTACCCCTGCAATAAAATCAAAAACTGGGTCAATTAGTGTATCTGGATTTCTTACTGCAAATACCCACCATAAGTTGGCATTATTATAAATTTCATGCGCCAACAAATCGGGTCTATTAGCATACTTCTCTTCAATTCTATATTCTAAATCATCATCTTCAAAAGGAAAAGATCGCTTTCTCATTATTCCTAATTTATTATTAAATGATGTTGTTAGATAGTAAGGACTTTCTGACAAATAATTAACTTTTGGCATTATATAAATCCTCCTTCACTATCACTTCCAAGTAGATCGCCGTTGGCAAAGCTCTTCAATCCGAAACGTCGAGAAGTAGCTTTTCTTGTATATGTGGGTTTGGCTGTAATTGTTACAGTAGTACTAGCAGGCATCATTGTTTTACCATCTGTTGTTCTAATATAATCAATTGTACCAGGTAGTTCCATTGTAAATGTCTCTATTACCACAGGAACGTTTGAAAATGCATAATCCCCAAATCCATTTAATTTCACAACTGGCGGTGGTGTGCCCGCAATTGGATCTTTATCTTGGCCAAAAAACATTTTAGTAACGGTTCTTAAAAAATGTAACACAGCTCTAAGATAGTCAGCTTCTGCTGAACTATTAGCTGTAAATTGTCCTGTAATTTGGATAGATCCAACTTGGTGGCTATCAAACGTAGGATGATCATAATTAGAATGTGTTAGTCCGGCCGCACCGTACGAAGCATTATGCTGAACAAATACCGTAGGTGTATATGGAAATATTATTCCTTTAGACGATTGTAGGGGACCCAAAACTGGTCCGCCTAATAACTCAATACCAATAGTTATTTTTGTTCTCCAATCTTCTTTAGGGGAACTGTCGAAACCTACCTTAGGAAGAGTTGAACTACCAAATAACACGCCACCAAATGGAATTGTTGCCATAAAAATATTTCCTATTATATCTTTCTATTTATTTGACTTTTTAATATGCGTGTATTATAATAAATATATTATGGAGCATTTATGACAAATACTAGAAACGTATACCTAAGAAACAAAGATATTTTAGAAGAAATACACAAATCAAAAAATAGTTATAGTAGTTACGTAACACCTGAAGATGCAGATTACGATATTATCGTACTAGATATTAAAAAAATAAACATACGATCAGCCGCACAAGCAAAACGTAATAAAGCATCTAAAATTGCAAAAGAAAACCATGCAAAAGCAGTAGAAGAAAACACTACTCGTAAAAAACCTCGATTAATCGACTTTACTGTCAACTGGAAAAAGATTGCTAAGGAAGATCTCGTATTTAGAGTCATGACCTTTGATCATATTCCTTTACAACATGGTAGAGTTAAAACACCCAAAACGGTAGCAGACCATTATGAAAAACTTACATTCCCTCCATATCAACACTTTCGTTATGATGAAACAGGCGAACTTGTCTGTGTGGGCAAAAGTCACTGGATTGGTGATCTAGAGAATGGTAAGTTTAGTAAGGACCATGGGCAAATGACTGATAATCTTGGCCGCATGTTTATAAAACTTTGTGATCGCTATGGCACAAGATCTAACTGGCGAGGATACACATATAATGATGAAATGCGTGGCGCGGCTGTTTTACAACTAATTCAAGTTGGATTACAGTTTGACGAGTGCAAAAGTCAAAATCCATTTGCATATTATACTGCGGTTATAACAAATTCATTTACTAAAATTCTCAATATGGAAAAGCGTAATCAAAACATACGTGATGATATTTTAGAGATGAATGATATGAATCCAAGTTATACAAGACAGAACGCAAGATCTTGACAAATTACTTTAAGTTTAGTATACTAATAAGAATGTATGAGTAACGAAAATCTATTTAAAAAAGTAGCAGTTTGTACAGATATACACTTCGGAAATAAAAGCAATTCAACTATACACAATCAAGATTGTGAGGATTTTGTTGACTGGTTTATAGACACGGCGCATAAGAACGACTGCGAGACTTGCCTATTCTTAGGCGATTGGCATCATCAACGAGCAAGTATTAACGTCCATACGTTAAACTATAGCCTACGTAGTTTGGAAAAGTTAGGCAAGTCTTTTGAGAAGTTTTATTTTATTACAGGCAATCATGATCTGTACTACAGAGATCGTCGTGATCTAAACAGTGTTGAATTTGCTAGTAGATTTCCTGGAATTTCCATCGTAAATCAAACAATTAACGAGGGCAATGTTGCTATTGTTCCGTGGTTAGTGGGCGATGACTTTAAGAAAATTAAAAAACTTAAAGCAAAATATATCTTTGGACACTTTGAACTGCCACACTTTTATATGAACGCTATGGTACAAATGCCAGACCATGGCGAACTTTATGCTGACGACATGTCGCAAGCAGAGTATGTGTTTAGTGGACACTTCCATAAGAGGCAACAACAAAAGAACGTAATTTACATTGGTAACTGCTTTCCACACAACTATGCTGATGCTTGGGACGATGAGCGTGGTATGATGATGTTAGAATGGAATGGTGAACCAGAGTTTGTAAGTTGGCCCAATGCTCCTTCATATAAAACATTAAAACTATCGCAACTGTTGGAAAATCCCACACAGTATTTAGACAATAAAACATACGCAAGAGTAACAATGGACATTGATATTAGTTATGAAGAGGCAAACTTTATTAAAGAAACATTTACTAGAGATCACAATGTTCGTGAGTTAAGTTTATTGCCAAACAAAGAGAAGCAGGACCTTGATATTATTGACGAGGATATTGAACTTAACTTTGATAGTATTGACTCTATTGTTATTGATCAATTATCAAACATTGAAAGCGAATATTATAATCCACAAACGTTGTTAGAAATTTATAGGAACATTTAGTGTGTTAAAACTGACTTCCCTAACAGTAAAGAATTTTATGAGTGTGGGTAACCAAACTCAAGCGGTTGCTTTGGACAGACAAGACCTCACACTTGTTTTGGGTGAAAACTTAGACTTGGGTGGTGATGACGCAGGTGCTCGTAATGGCACGGGTAAAACTACTATTGTAAATGCTTTGAGTTATGTGCTGTATGGGCAAGCACTAACTAATATTCGCAAAGATAATTTGATAAACAAAACAAATGCCAAAGGTATGTTAGTCACTATTGAGTTTGAAAAAGATGGTATGCGTCATCGTATTGAGCGTGGTAGAAAGCCAGGCGTGTTAAAATATTATACGAATGATGACGACGACAACTTAGCACAAGGCGAGAATAAAGAAACGCAAGAAGCAATAGAGAAAGCAATTGGTATGTCGCATACAATGTTTAAGCACGTTGTGGCACTTAACACATATACTGAACCGTTTCTTGCTATGCGTGTTTCGGATCAGCGTGAAGTTATTGAGCAGTTACTTGGTATTACATTACTATCCGAAAAAGCAGAAAGACTTAAAGAGATCGTAAAGCAGACTAAAGATTTTATTACTGAAGAAGAATACGCAATTAAGGGTAAACAGCAAGCAAACGAGAATATTGAAAATACTATTAAAAGTTTGCGTATGAAACAAAAAGCGTGGGTAAAATCTCGCAACAAAGATGTTGAAAAACTAGACAACGCTGTTAAGGAACTTGAATCAGTTAATATCGAAGAGGAAATAGCACTACACACTAAAAAATCAAATGTAGAGCAGTTAGAGTCTAAATTACGTGGCTACAATAGAGAAAAATCCACCTCTGAAAACTTATTATCCAAATATAACAAAGAGTTAGCACGTTTTGAAAGTAATATATCCAAGACAGAAGATAAAAAATGCCATACTTGCGGGCAGGCGTTGCATGATGAAATACATCAAAAAATGCTTGCAGATTTGGAAGAACAAATAAATGAACATAAAGAATCTATCAAAAGCGAAGAAGGTAACTTAGCAACTATAAACAAAAAGATAGAAGACATTGGCGATATTGATACTATCGCTGATACTTTCTACGAGGATATTGCTAGTGCTTATAAGCATGATAGTAGTTTAGAACATTTGCGTAATACTTTAGTAGAGAAAGCAGACGAGGATGATCCTTACGAATCCCAAATTGAGGATTTACAAAATTCTGTTTTGCAAGAGATTAATTATGATAAATTAAATGATCTAGTGTCTCTTAAAGAACACCAAGAGTTTTTAACAAGATTGCTTGTTAATAAGGATTCATTTATACGCAAAAGAATTATAGATCAAAACTTAGCCTTCTTAAATAAGAGACTGAGTTACTATCTAGATAAAATTGGATTGCCTCATACTGTAATGTTTTTAAACGATTTAAGCGTCGAAATTACAGAGTATGGGCGTGATCTAGACTTTGATAATCTCAGCAGAGGCGAACGAAATAGACTTATTTTAAGTCTATCTTGGGCGTTCAGGGATGTCTGGGAACACTTATATGATAACATAAGCCTACTAGTTATTGACGAATTAGTAGATAGTGGCATGGATGCACTAGGTTTAGAAGGTAGTATAAGTATACTCAAGAAGTTTTGTAGAGATAGAGGCAAAAGTGTGTTTCTTATCTCTCATAAGGACGAACTGGTCGGGCGTGTACATAGCGTCCTCACAGTTACAAAGGAAAATGGTTTCACAAATTATAGTGACGATATAGAAATCATGTAAATATATTTACATATTAAGGAGTAATAAAAATGTCAACAATTCATGAGCAAATCTTAGAGCGAGTCGAAACATATGTCAGCGAATCTTCAAAGTTCGAAGATAAAGGCGTAAAAGCGGCGGCCGCTCGCGCTCGTAAAGCGTTAGGCGAAATTGGCAAATTAGCCAAATCACGCAGGGCAGAGATTCAAGACAAAAAGAACGCAATGTAATTAATGCCTAGCAAGCAGAAAATAAAAGGCTCCACGTGGGAGCGCGATGTTGCTAAACATTTAACCGAAATATACGGCGAAACGTTTATTCGTGTTCCGCACAGTGGTTCCTATATTGGGGGGTCTAATAAAGCGAGAAAGGAATATCTTCATGAAGGACAAATAAGATCTTTCAAGGGAGATATAGTACCAGGTCCAAGTTTCCCTTTACTTAATATTGAGTGTAAGGCATACGGCGACTTTCCATTCCATCATTTATTTTCACAGGATGTGAATAAGTTAGATCAATGGATAGAGCAATTATTAGAACCTGCAGACGAAAACGACTTTAACATACTAATAATAAAAATCAATAGAAAAGGCAAATACGTAGCAATTGAAAACAAATACCCACCATTTAAATTTGACAGGCACATTAATTACAAAGGTTGGATTTTTTGCGACTATGATATGTTTTGGAGCAAAAATGCTGACCGTGTTAAAACATTCTCAAGTAACCCAACCACATATAAATCAAGACTATCATCTAAAAATTAAAGGCAACACACAGGCACACATAATATCCACAATGCGGCTAAGACCCGCTCTCCTTGACGGTGTAGCAAAGGCACATTGAGATTCCGGAGATGATACAAACCACTATAGCATGGGCTAAAAAGACGAGGGTAAGAACCTCGCGTCTATTATTTGTTGAAACTGTAGCATTTAGTAGATACCGTTTGTTGGCGTGATAGCCAGGAGACTGTGGTAGGGAGTACAGGACAACCGCTTCCACGTCGTTAGATAATCCACAACAGTTTATAGGACAAGACCGAAGGAAAAAGTCAAATCCACACTTCACCCAGTCGGGTGGAGTGTGAGCAAAACTTCAGGAAAAAATTAAATAAAAATAACAATGTTAAATATAAAAAAGACTTTTCAAATTATACCTAGTTCGAGCGAAAGCGAAGAACTAGATGAACGTAGTTCATCTCATAATGCAAATAAAAATATCAACTTACTTCGGTAAACAAGAAACTCGTGATGTAATAATAAACAATATATTCCTTGATAATGTCGAGCTATGGGAGGAGAGTCAGGCGTTACAAGACGGATTTTCTCTTTATATTGAAAATGGAAAAGAGCATTGGTTCATGTCACGTAATACTCGAATCTGTCTAGAAAAAACCAATTATAATTCGATAGATTTAGAATGGAAAATTGTCGATAAAAAACCGAAAGTAATTAAAAAAATTCTAAACGCATATCTGCAAAGAAATAATTATAAAGATTTATATTCTATAGACGAGGACTGTGATCGATTCAAATATATTCTTTATAAAGATAACGGAAAAATAGTTGCTATTACAAAGTTACTCAATTACAGTAATGATGTAGAAACACATTTCTTTATTTGGAATTACCATAATCCTGATTTACATTTAGGTACTATTAGTTTAGAGCATGAAATATGGTGGGCAAAACATAACGGATACAAGTATCTATACACTGGCCCGGGATATGAACAGAGCAGTATTTACAAATCCCAATTTCCTGGATTCGAATGGTGGACTGGTATGGAATGGAGCGACGATGTTGAAATGTATATTAAGTTATGTAAACGCGACAGTAAAATAAGAAGTTTTAAGGCGTTAACTTCTTTAGATCCTCAGGAACTTCCTTAAAACGCCAAAGCGTAACCCACTCTAAGTAATCTGCGAATGCTTGTCAGAGAGCGCAATTTTATTACTCGGAATAAGTGTATAAAATGGGTTCATAGTTTTATATCTGCCTCATAAATAGTTAAAACTATTTATAATGATATAAATAGTTTTATATAACCTTTTCGGACGGCAGGTTATTTCAAAAGAAAGTCCAAATTTCGTTTAACAAATGAAAGGAGGATTATTATGAACGAAACCGATTGGACCCCGGCAGAAGCCGTAGAAAAAATAGAAGAACTAAAACATTGGATTAGAACTTTTATTGTCAAAGAATTTCCCGAGTTAGATAACTTACCAGTATGTCCATATGCACCCCCTGCATTGGAAAATGACACAGTACGAATAAAAGTAGTCAATGACAATCTTTTAGAAAAATTAAAAGAATATGTTGACAACTGGACAGATCGTGATGACCGTGGTAATGTTGAAGTATTAGCGGTTATAACACCCACTGACAGGTATACGGTTGAAGAATATCAAGACATTTCAGAAAAAATTAATGAATATGCAAATCCATTAAATTTAGCGATACTTGATGACCATCCGGGACATATAGAACAAATTGGTGATTTAATGTTTAATTTTGGCAAATCTGCATTAGTGTTAATGGCACGATTAGATGTATTAAATAACGCATCAGTGCAATTGGCAAAAAATACAAACTATTATAAAAATTGGCCTAAAGAATATTTAGAATGGGTTACACTTTGGCGATTTGATGAAGTTCCAGAAGAATTTAAAAAATATGTCGAGTAACCAAGCAAGAAATAATTCACAAGGAGAATAAAATGAGCTCATTTTTAATCTGGCATATACTAGCCATTTGTACAGTGATAGCAATATCATTTGGAATAGGTTACAACGTAGGCAAAAAAACTAAAATGCATATAAAAGTCATTTAGTTTTTAATCCGACACCAGGCGACGCCTGGTATATTAATACTTACGTTAAATTATTTAAATGCAGGGCCATTTACCAGCTTTCTTGCCTGCTTTGTAGCCGATGAATAGACTGAATATTGCCCCAAGTAATCCTAAGCCTTCATTCTGCTTTTTTTCGTTCTCTTGTTCCATTAGAAATATGGTAAACCTGATTGTTTTGTTGTTTTCATATGTTCTTCAATAATGTCAGAAAGTACTTTTCTTTCCTTTGCGGAAGTGTTGAACATCTCATTGATAGTAAATCCACCTCGCATATGCCATGCAAAACTGTATATTTCTTTTTTTATGGCTTCTACCTGATTTTCGTAATTAGTAATTAACTCTAATATTTCTTCGTATTTTAATGATAGAAGCCTTAGGCGAAAAAATTTGCGTAATCAAAAATTATAGGACTAGTAAACTCATGGGAACATTCAGGGCATTTTACATCAATAGGGTCTAATACTGTTTTGTCTTTAATTTCTTGAATAGCGCCTGTAATTTTTTTGAATAATCTTACACTAGAATTATTAACAAAATTAATAATTTCTTCTTGATCATCAACCATAGTGCCATCTGGAAGTTCAATTGCTTTAACACCTGAAGAAATAGCGTTGATGTTTATATCGGTCATTGTATTTAGTATTTCATTATACATTTCTTGCTTTTCTTCTTCTGTTTTTTCCTCCATTGAACCCACTGCCTCAATTGCACGTTGTTCTTCGAATGTGCGTCTTTGAATTAACGACAAATCCAAATAATTTAATGGTTTAATATGTATTTTAACTTGGCCATAAGGAATTAAGATTTGTTCAGGTTCAAAGGATATATCACCTAGTTTATTAATATAATATTCTAAACCTATTTGATAATCAAATTTTTCTTCACATTTAGGACATGAAAAATTCAATTCCATGTCATTACCATAAGACGCAATTCGAATTGCTACTAAAATGAAATCAATATCAGTAGCAGGTACTTGCCATGGATCTTTAATAGCAGGAACACAACTTTTTATAACTTGTGCAATTGCTTCACCTGATATCAAAGCATCAGGCGTTTTAAGTACAATGTCATCCTTGGCTGTCATAGCAAAAACAGGAATCTCGCCGGATTCGGAAATTTCTATAGATCCTGCAGGATAAAATTTACCTTCGTTAGGTAATGAGATATAAATCTCAGGTTGGCGATAATATTGTTCTAATAAACTACTCATTTGAAATCCTCAAAATTTGATGTATAAATAATATAGCGATATTTACCTTATTTTATAATATACGCATATTATTATGGCAGACGACGACGCAATTTTACGAGAAACCAAACGATCTATAGATGCGCTATTTAGAAGTGTCTCTGACTCTGCGGATCGTGCGTCTACAGAGTTAAATTACATTTCGCGAGTTGCGAGGGTTTCTGGAAAACAAATATCCTATGCTGGTGATAGTGCAGAGGCATTTGGAGAAGCATTAAACGGATTGACCAAATCTCTCGGCGGTGCCGCTGTAGAAATAACCAAGGCCGGCATGACCTTTTCCGCAAGCGCCGGAGCAATGGTCATTGCGATGGGCAATATAGATAAAATTGTTAAAGATGGAAAACTAACTAAGCCAGATTCAGATGGAGATGACAAAGATAAGGATGACGATCAAGGTGGTATTATGTCTGCGATCGCGGGAGTCTTTAAGTCGATTCTTGCCAAGGTTCCTTTTATGGCCGCCGGCGCTGGGTTGGGCGGTGCCGCGGGAGCTAGATTCGGCAGCGCCGGTGCGATGGTAGGTTCTGTTGTGGGCGGCGCCGGCGGCGCGGCGCTCGGAATTGCTGAAGAAGTGTACGGCGGATATTTAGATGGACTAAACGAGATAACCACAGCAGGTATACCTTTTGGTAGAAGTCTAGAAACGTATGCGAAGGCCATCACAACAACAACTTTGACACAAACAGAATTTAATGCTTTAATGAAAAGAAATTCTGAAACATTGTCTATGTTTGGAGGAACAGCACAACTAGGTGCTGAAAGATTAGTTACTTTAGGTGGCGTACTTTCAGACGTTGGCCGACGTCATACAACATCCGGAATGTCGTTTAGACGCACAATAGAATTGATGGGTATGGATGTAGAAGATGCATTAGAGTTATCGGCAACCATGCTGAATAATGCTTCTCTGGCTGATAGCACTCGTTCGTTATCTGCTCAAGAGCAAGCAGATATGACCGGTGATTATATATACCAATTATCACAGTTAGAAGTACTCACTGGTAAGAGTAAAGATCGGCTAGCGAAAGAACAACAAAAATTGGCATCTGACGCGCAATTCCAGGCGGCTATTATGAACATGGGCCCAGAACAACAGGCTGCAATGACAGACGGGCTCAAGAAGGCAATGGAAACAGGCGGCCCGGCGGCCGCTGAGATCTTTAAAGCCAGAGTTGCAGGTGTTGTTCCGAAAGGTAAAGAGGCTAGAATGATGATGGCTACTCCGATGGGACAAATGTATAACGATCTAGCCTCAGATATGTTATCTGCTGGTGATGGCGCCGGCGAGATTTTTAACGCAAGTCTAGGCAAATTAGAAGACGCCATAGAAAAAACAAGAGATACTTTTGCTCCTTTAGCCGCGGCTGGCCAACCGATCGGGTTAGCATTGTTCGAAGCTGCACAGGCAACCACTACAAAATTTAATGCAATTCAAGACGCATATGCCAAACATGCCGGGATAGTTGATACAGAATCAGTAAACTTTTCGACAGCATTTGAACATTTTTATGATCAAGCAATGGGTATTGACGCAGAAATTGTCGACGGGAAACTCGTAGGAACGATTGGTGATGCAGCTACCCAACTAACAACTGATATCAGAGTTCTGAAAGACGAGATAGCAGTTGGCGCCAGGGAATTGTTTTTGGATACTATCTTTAACGCTGATGATGGACTGATCAATTGGGTCCAGGGACAATTAAAAACCTATAAAGAAAAAACGGGGTTTGATGAAGAACTTTCAGCTGAGATAATAAAACTACAAGACGAAGGACTTGTATCTTACAGAACTATTCCAAGAATGGCAGGTACATTAGGTGACAAAATTACAGGTTTTATGAAAACATCTATAGATCTAATTCAAGAACAGTATGACACAATGCATGAAATGTTTGGCGGGACTGGAGATCGCGTCGACATAAGGAAGGATGTGCTGGGTGGTACTTCGGAAGCAAAACCTACAGCAGTAGTAAAACCAAATACTCCACCACCTGGTACACCAGTAGCAAAACCAAAAGTAGCAACATCAAGTGCAGATGCGCGCCATGCAGGACTTTCCACAAAGATATCAGCCTTGGCCGAGGCAGGCATAGCACAAACAGGTGAATCTGCTACTGGGGCAACTGAAGCATCTAAAAGCTTGTCAGATACCGCTAATGAAAACTTACAAGAAGTGAAAAAGCAAACTCAACAATTGGATAAACTCGTTGATCTTACTGAAAAACAATTGCAAGCACAGAAAAATAATCAGGTTAATGTTAATATTGATAATGGAAACAAGAACGCAAGATCTCCGCACGGATTAGCAAATGAAGCAGGGCAAGATGGGACGACATACGGGTAGTGCAGTTCCCTAGTCACAATACAACAAATATATTATAAAATAGGGTAAATAGTAGTATAAAACAAAGATTATAATTATGACTTGGAAAAAATATTTCACACAACCAAACAATGTAGTTCCAATGAGAAATGGAACTCCTGACGTTGGCTTTAAAAATTATAGTTCAGTATTGCCTGAAGTTTACTCTGGGCATCCTAATCGTATTGAGCGTTATATTCAATACGATGCAATGGACCAAGACAGTGAAGTAAATTCAGCACTTGATATTTTAGCAGAATTCTGTACACAACAAAATACAGAATCAGGCATTGCATTCCAAGTTCATTACCATGATGACGCGACAGCAACAGAAATGGAAATTTTAAATACACAATTAAAACACTGGTATAATCTACAAAGTTTTGATCGTAAAATTTTTAAACTTTTCCGCAACACACTAAAATACGGTGACCAACTTTTTATTCGTGATCCAGAAACACAAAAGTGGCACTTTGTTGATTGTGCCAAAGTTGAAAAGATTGTTGTTGATGAAAGTGCCGGTAAAGAAATTGAACAATATATTGTTCGTGATTTAGCAATTAATTTTGATACTCTACAAACAACAGAAAAGGAGACAGGTGGTACAACTATTCCTAATCTAATGAGTAGAACAGGATCACAAACACAAGAGAATATGGCAAATGCTTCCAAATACACATATGGTAAAAAAGCCGTTGCTATTGATGCTAATTATATTGTTCATATTAGTTTAACAGAAGAGATGGATGGCACCTGGCCATTTGGTAATAGTATTTTAGAGAATATCTTTAAAACATATAAACAAAAAGAATTATTAGAAGATGCTATTATTATCTACCGCGTACAACGTGCTCCGGAACGCCGTGTATTTTACATTGACGTAGGTAATATGCCATCACACATGGCTATGGGTTTTGTTGAGCGTGTTAAGAATGAAATTCACCAACGTAGAATTCCAACTACAACAGGTGGTGGATCCAAAATGATGGATTCAACATATAATCCACTATCTATTATGGAAGATTATTTCTTTCCACAAACGGGCGAAGGAAGAGGCAGTAAAGTCGAAACATTACCAGGAGGTGAAAATCTAGGACAAATTGACGATTTAAGATATTTTACAAATAAATTATATCGTGCATTGCGTATTCCGGCAAGTTATTTGCCAACCGGACCTGATGAAGGTGTCGCCGCTTATAATGATGGTAGAGTAGGCACAGCATTAATTCAAGAATTTAGATTCAACGAATACTGCAAACGTTTACAAACAATTATTTCTGGTACAGTTGATACAGAATTTAAACTATTTTTAAAGACACGTGGTGTTAATATTGACAATAGTATTTTTGAAATTAAGTTTAATGAGCCGCAGAACTTTGCATCATATAGACAAGCAGAGTTGGATAACACAAAGATTTCTGCATTTACGCAGTTAGAACAATTGCCATATATGAGTAAACGCTTCTTGCTAACACGTTACTTAGGTCTAACAGAGCAAGAACTAATTGAAAACACAGAAAAGTGGGAAGAGGAAACAGGCAACAATCAAGCATCCCAAGTATATGGTTCAGATATGCGTAATGTTGGTATTACACCAGGTGGATTAGACTCTGATATGTCTATGGCAGAGGAACCTGAACTTCCGGAAGGTGATGAAGCGCCTATAGAGGGTGAAGCACCTATAGAAGGTGGCGAAGCACCTGAGTTAGAACCAGCACCAACAACATAAATAGTATTATGATTTTACTAGAACTTTTTGGACAATTGGAAGAAAAAGAGGATAACGGTCGCTATGATTCGGACTCTGATCAGACTATTGTTAAAAAAGAGAATACTCGTAAAACAAGACTAACACTAGAACAAATTAATAAGCTTAGAAAGGTTTCAGAACTAAGAACTGCAGAAAAAATTAAAGACGCAGAGAAATATAAGTTACAATACGGCGCGGCGCCAGCTGGCGCAGACGTCCCAATGTAATTTTGCCCTTTTCTGCCGTTTTCATACCATTTTGGTACTATTTGAGTGCCTTTATATCCCCTTTAACTTAAATATATTTGATATTTTGTAACTTTTTATATAAAAGGAGTGATTTCGCTATGAGTGATAAATTTAATCAGTTGCTTGACTATATTATCAATGAAGAGCAAGATAAAGCTCGTGAACTTTTCCATGAAATTGTTGTTGAAAAGTCACGTGACATTTATGAAGGCTTGATTGACGAACAAGATCTTGATGCAATCGAAGAAGAGATTGAAGAAGTTGAAGAAGCAATCTCAGATGAAGAGGTTGAAGATTTTGTTAATGATATTGAAGGCGACGAAGAAGGTATGTCCCTAGAGGATGCAAGTGAAGAACTTGAAGATGCTATGGATGCCGAAGAAGAAGAAGGTGACGACGAAGGCGAAGAAGCCGACGAAGAAGCCGATGAAAGAATTAGTGATCTAGAAGCTGCATTTGACGAACTTCAAGCAGAATTCGACAAGTTAATGGCTGAAGTTGGCGACGACGAAGGCGAAGAAGCCGACGAAGAAGGCGACTACATGGAGCCAGAAATGGAAGAATCCGTTGAAGAGTCAGCTGAAGAAGCAGAAGAAGATCTAGAAGAGTCAGAAGAAGATGTAGTTGCCGAAGGCGCTGAACTAAAGGCAGTTCCTGCACCTAAGGGTGGCGCTGGCGAAGGTTCATCACCTGTTGCCAAAGGTGGTAAGCCACAAGGTGACGCAAACGAACCAGGTGCAATGTCATCAGGAGAAGGTTCAAGTTCAGCAGACCCATCATCATCAGATATGGGCATGTCAACTGAACCAGACATGAAGAAAGTATAACGGATAAAAAACATGACTTATCTAAGAGAACACTTGACATTTGACCAAGCTCGCATGGTAACTGAGACTGATTCAGAAGGCAAGAATCTATACATGAAGGGTATTTGCATTCAAGGTGGTGTAAAGAATGCAAATCAGCGTGTATATCCTGTCTCTGAAATTCAAACCGCAGTATCAACATTAAATGAGCAAATCAATCAAGGAAACTCAGTACTAGGCGAAGTTGATCATCCAGACGATCTTAAGATTAACTTAGATCGTGTATCCCACATGGTTACAGAAATGTGGATGGATGGACCCAACGGTTATGGTAAGATGAAAGTACTACCAACACCAATGGGTAACTTAGTCAAAACTATGCTTGAGTCAGGTGTTAAATTAGGAGTTTCATCCAGAGGTAGCGGCAATGTCCGTGAATCTTCTGGCGATGTTTCAGAATTTGAAATTGTCACTATTGACGTAGTGGCGCAACCAAGTGCTCCAGAAGCATATCCAACAGCAATTTATGAAGGCCTTTTAAACATGAGAGGCGGTCATAGAGTGCTTGAGATGGCGGCTGAAGTACGTGAGAATCAAAAGGCGCAAAAATATCTCAAAGAGAGTATTTTGCGTCTCATAAAGGACCTAAAAATTTAGGAGAGCATTATGTTAGACGTATTCAAACCACTTATCGAAAACAATATTATCTCCGAGGAAGTTCAAGTTGAACTCCAGGAAGCTTGGGATGCAAAGTTGGTAGAAGCCACTGAGCAAAACAAGGCCGAGTTACGCGAAGAATTTGCAAAGAGATATGAGCACGATAAGGAGGCGATTGTCGAAGCCCTAGATACAATGGTTACAGATTCTCTAAAACAAGAAATCAACGAGTTTGTAGAAGACAAGCAAGCACTACTAGCTGAGCGAGTAGCATACAAGACAGCAGTAACAGAGCATGCCGATCTTCTAAGCAAGTTCGTAACAGAAAATCTAGCAACTGAAATGAATGAGTTCCGTGCTGATAGAGGCACACAGGCTCAAACAATGCAGAAACTAGAAGATTTCGTAATCAAAGCATTAAGCGAAGAGATTGTTGAATTCAACGAAGACAAGAAAGACGTAGTTGAAACAAAAGTTAAGTTAGTTGCTGAAGCAAAAACAAAACTAGCCGAACTTAAGAAAACATTTATCGAGCGTAGTGCTAAGATGGTTGAAGAGACTGTCACTAAAACTATTAAGGGTGAGATGTCACAACTTAAAGAAGATATTCAAAGTGCTCGTGAGAATAACTTTGGACGTCAATTATTTGAAGCTTTTGCCGCAGAGTATGCACATTCATATTTGAATGAGAATACTGAAGTTGCAAAACTCAACAAGCAACTTTCAGAAATGGAAGGTGTATTGGCAGAAGCCAATAAAACAATTGAAGAAAAGGATGCACTCGTAGAGACAAAAATGAGTGAAATCAACGTTATTAATGACCAAGCAAACCGTAAAGAAACACTCTCTCAACTTCTTTCACCATTGGCGAAAGAGAAGAAAGAGGTTATGGAAAGTTTACTTGAGTCAGTACAAACTGATAAACTTAAAGCATCTTTTGACAAATACCTGCCAGCAGTTATTAATGGCGATGGCACTGGTATTAAACGCAAACTTACTGAGTCAGTAAAGAAAGAAGTAACTGGTGATCGCCAACCTGTTGAAAAGCAAGTTGAAGAAACACCAAACACTTCCAACATTGTTGATATCAAGAAGTTAGCAGGATTATAAATTTATAATTAAGGAGTTTAGGAGACTAAAAATGTCAGAACTATTAAATGAAAACTGGAGTGAAACTAAAGACGCACTATTAGAAGGTCTTTCAGGTTCAACTCGTAGTACAATGGCAGTAACTCTAGAGAATACAAAAGGCTATTTGACAGAGGCTGCTACAGCCGGCGCATCAACATCAGGTAATGTTGCTACACTTAACCGCGTAATTTTACCAGTAATCCGCCGCGTAATGCCATCAGTAATTGCTAACGAAATCGTTGGTGTTCAACCAATGGCAGGTCCAGTAGGACAAATTCACACATTGAGAGTACGTTACGCTGATGCATTCACAGGTAACGCAGGTGGTAACACAACAGCAGGCGAAGAAGCATTAAGCCCATTCAAAGTTGCTGAAGGTTACTCAGGTAACGTTGCATCTGCTGATACAGCAGGTTCAACATCTGCTAACGAAGGCACAGGCGGTAACCGTCTAAGCATCCAAATCTTGAAGCAACCAGTTGAAGCAAAGACACGTAAGCTATCAGCACGTTGGACTTTCGAAGCTGCTCAAGATGCTAACTCAATGCACGGTATTGACATGGAAGCAGAAATCATGTCAGCACTAGCACAAGAAATTACTGCAGAAATTGATCAAGAGATCCTACGTTCACTACGTAGTATCGCAACAGCAGGTGATCCATATGATCAAAACGCAGTATCAGGTACAGCAACATACGTTGGTGACGAGCACGCCGCTCTAGCAGTTCTAATGAACCGCGCAGCCAACACAATTGCACAACGCACACGTCGTGGTGCAGGTAACTGGGCAGTCGTTTCACCACAAGCACTAACAGTTATCCAATCCGCTTCAACAAGTGCATTTGCACGTACAACAGAAGGTTCATTCGAAGCACCAGTTAACCAAAAGATGGTTGGCACACTAAATGGTACAATGAAGATCTATGTTGATACATACGCAGCTGATGATACAGCAGTACTAGTAGGCTACAAGGGTTCAAGCGAAGCAGACGCAGCTGCTTTCTACTGCCCATACATTCCTCTAATGTCATCTGGTACAGTACTAGATCCAGATACATTCGAGCCAGTCGTAGGCTTCATGACACGTTATGGTTATGTTGCACTAACAAACACAGCATCATCACTAGGTAATGCTGGCGACTACCTACAAACAATTGCAGTATCAAACCTATCATTTGCATAAGGTTTAGAATTTTTTGTAAAGATAACCCCCCATTATTTGGGGGGTTTTTCTTGACTAAATAGTAATGCTTACTAATGGGTAGTAAGTTTATGGGGATTAACCTTCCTCGTAGCGGTTAAAACCCGCAACGGACTTCTAAAAGGAGAAATAAAATGGGTAGACCACTTAATAAAAGATACTTCGGTGTCGCGGGCGTAGGCCCAACAGCCGGCGGTAACGAAATCAAAGTTAACTTTAACAGCGGCGGCGGTGTTAAAGAAGGTTATATTGTTAAACAAAAAGCAAGTAAACGTTTTGTTGTTGAAGAAATCGAAACAGCAGGATTACATACTTGTACTTTAACTTGGGATGATTTACCAGCAAACCTAGCATCAGGTGAGATGTCAATTTCATTTAAAATGGATGATGGTGAAACATACCTAGCAAGTAAAATTTCTGGCCGTACAGCAACATTAGCAGCTCCGACTGCTACAGGTTCAAACGCATATGATGGCAGTAAAGTTCCATGGAACTTCACAGTAGATCTAACAGACGGTGCGGCACAAGTCGAGGAAGCAGGCGACGACAATACACTAGTCGGTGTAGACGACGACGATTGGACAGAAGACGCTTAATTGATATTCTTACGATCAATACAGGAAAGGGGCCATCGGCCCCTTTTCTATTCTAAAATTTGTATAAATAATATAACATTGGAAATCACGAAATATGGCAAAGGAATTAAGAGTTAACAGCGATTATAATATCAACGTTGGTTCAAATGATGTTAATATTACAGCAGATGCATTTCAAGTAACAGGCAATTTAGTTGTTACTGGAACTACTACCACGGTTAATACAACAGATTTAGACATTCAAGATAATACAATTGTATTAAACAAGAATGAATCAGGAGCAGGTGTTACGCTTGGAACAGCAGGTGTTGTAATTGAAAGAGGCACTTCTGACGATACATCATTGATTTGGAATGAAACTACAGACAAATGGAGTTTTAAACTCGGCTCGGGATTAGCAGACTTAGAAGCACTTTCTGTTACAACAACAGGTGATTTAACTGTTAATGGTGTTACTATTAGCGACATATTAGATGAAGATAATATGGCAAGTGATAGTGCTACTGCTTTAGCAACACAACAATCTATCAAAGCATATGTAGATACTGCGGCAGGGTCACCAACCCCAGGTGGTGCTAATACTAATATTCAATATAATAATAGTGGAACTCTTGCTGGTAGTTCAAACATTGTATTTGATAATGGAACAAATGCTGTTACTATAACAGGTGAACTTAGTGTAGATAATATTAATATTAATGCAAATGATATTATTTCATCTAACACAAATGGTAATATTACTCTTACGCCAAATGGAACGGGTAATATTGTATTATCCAAAGCGGCCAGCGTTTCAGTACAGTTAGATTTTACTGATCAAGGCGGTGATCCAGGTGCTACAGTATCTGTTAATAAAATTTATTCCAAAACACCAAGCGGTGGTGGCACAGGACTATATTTCGTAAATAACACAACAAGTGGAGAAATGATAAGTAAGAGTAAAGCAATTGCTTATGCTTTAGTATTTGGTGGATAATTTATGGCAGTCACAATAACAAATGTAACAAACAATTCTTCAACAGCAATTTTTACTGCATCAGGCAATGTTGCTGTTACAGATATAATTATTTTTAATACGGATAGTCACGCCGACTCATTTTTTAATTGGGCATTGAATTTAGTTCCCAGCGGTGACTCTGTAACAGTTAATAATTTATTATATGATTCATCCAAAGCGGGAGGTTTTGCAGTTCCTATCTCTACTGGATCAAATTTACATGTAAACACTATAACAGGATTTACTGCCAATAAGTGGCTATTAACAAATGGTGATAAATTTTATATTGATTTAGATGATGCAAGTAACTCATCTACCAATTGGTCTGGTTCGCCGGCGACAGTACCTGTAAATGTTTTTGTTAACTATATGAGTTTATAATATTATGCCATTTGATCGTACAAATCCAGAATACTTTACTCAGGAATTATTCAATCTTGGTGGAACAAATGCCATACGAATTCCTATAGGAACTACGAATCAACGACCAGGATCTGCTATAGCAGACTCTGGGATGGTTAGATTTAATGTCACAACAGGTGGATTAGAAACATATCATTTAGGCACTTGGAATCAAATAAGAATTAACGGCACTACGACTATTACTAAAGATACAGACACTGGCGATGGCTCAACAACGGCATTTAATATGTTATCCTCTGCGCCTGCTGACGAAAACAATATTCTTATTTTTATTAATAACATTTTCCAAGAACCAGATTCTGCTTACACAGTATCAGGAACAACTATTACATTTACATCTGCCCCGCCTAACAGTCATGTTATTGTAGCATTAAGCGGATTCGACACAGTTTAATAATTAAACTCTATATAAATACGGTATAAAGTATTTTTAAACGGAGAATAATATGGCTATAGGTCGCGTCTCGGGACCAATGTTACAACCAAATCTAGTCAGACAAGGCACTGACTTGGCATTTGAAACAGACTTATTATATCTAGATGTAACTAACTCACGTATTGGTATTAACGAAGCTGCCCCGGGGTACTCGTTGGATATTGCCGGCGATCTACAAGTTGGTAACATTGAAATTGATACCAATACAATCACTACAACAAATACAAATGGTAATTTAATACTAAATGCTAACGGCACGGGTATTATTTCTGTTTCTAGTAAAGTAGTTGAAGATGTAGCAACTCCGGTAGCAGGTACAGATGCGGCAAACAAAGCATATGTAGATACTCAAATAGCAGGCCTAGGCGGTGGCACACTTACATTAGGTACACCAACAGATGGCAGCTTAACAACGTGCAGTGCGTATTTAGATTGGACATCGTCTACATTAGTTGTAGATGCTATTGATGATTTAAACGAAGTTGTTGAAAACATTCGTAATAGTACTTTTGTTAAGGAAGTAGACTTTACTGCTGACCAAACAGTAGGTGGTGCAGGACTTGTTGTAACACTAACTATTACTGCCACAGGAAACGCAAATAGATACACTATTGATTGGGGCGATGGTAACACAACAACAGGAACAACAGACAGTACTCCAACACATACATATAGTTCTAACGTAGGATCACCATTTGATGTAGAGGTCACTGCATATAACAATAGTGGCTGTGGAACAGGAAGCACCGCAACTAAATTAAGAGCGGGATATATTATTATCTATACTGCTAACCCGGTTGTTAGTTTTGCCGCATATGCCGCTTCATCAGGCGGTAGTCCAATTACATATTGGGATGACGGTGACCAAGTTTACTTTGATAATAATACAACAAACATTGGCGGTGCTACAATTCAATACACTTGGGATTGGGACGATGGTAGTAGCGACAATGTTATTTCAAGTGATAGTGCCGCAGGTGGTTCTGCCGGCGCAAGACTTGACCATACGTTTACGGAAATTTCAGAACAAGAAATAACAAGAACAGTTATACTAACACTAGACAGTCATAATACTGCTGATCCATCAGTAATACCAACTAGTGACAATGTCGCATATAAAATTTATGACACACATACTCCTGAAGTATCATTAAGTGCGACAACAGGTATTAACGAAGAAAGTACTAGTGGATTACCGATTACCTTTACTAATAATACTGAAGCAACAATTGGCAGTTATGCAACATATGGTATTCAATATGAATACCAATGGGGCGATGGAACTTCAGATACAACAGTAAATGTTGGTACAGGCGGAAGTGGTGACACTGGTAACACTATTAGTCACACGTTTGCGTTGAGTCCAAGCGACCAAGCATCAGGAACAGCAAGAAATTATACTGGTAACTTGAGAGTTATTAGTAATCATACAAGTAGTCCATTTATTAGTTCTAACTTTACAGTTCACGTTGAACCAGATGTTAGAGCAAACATTGCGGCCACAGCAGTAACAACAAGTGATAGATCTGGTGACAATCAATATGACATTTATGATTACACAGACTACAATGGAAATAATAGAGCATTAGTAAGAGCAACAAACACATCACAAAACGCAGATGATTATGTATATAATTGGGGTGATGGTAGTACAAACGACACTCCTACTGAAGATGGTGTAAGTGCTGGTTCTATAGGCGCAACATTAGATCATGATTATGCAGGTGAATCAGCAGGCAATTACACATTAGCCTTTACAGCAAACGGAACTCCTGATTTAACATTACAGTCAGATTCAGATTCAAGTATTGTGTTCCAAATGAATGCAACGCCATCTGCACCAGCGAATTTGAGTACTAAATCGCTAACGTTGAGTGATTCATACCAAGGCTCAAGTCCAAAACTTTGTGCTGGATTTGCAGATAACAGTACGAGTAATCCATTGGTTGCGGGCGCGGCGTTGACTACAACTACAGCAAGACGATATACAAGTGGCACAATTGACACAAATGTTATTGCTAATGCTTACAATGGTTTGAGTGGAACACTAACTGCAACTGTTAACGGCGTTGATAAAGGTAATAAAACATTTACAACAGCATTGAACGAGAATGGAACATTTACCTCGCTTGTTGTAAGTGACCAACGTGATGCTAACGACACAATTAGTTCAGCAACTTATCCAACAGGATTTTATCAAACGTTTGATGCCAAAATTACGCAAGCACTTGCAAGTTATACAGTAGGTGTAAATGACGAAAGATTAGAACACAGTGCAACAGGTAATACAAACTATGTTTCTGTTGTATATGATGATATAACAGCAACGCCTACTATAGATGATTCTGGCACATTGTCTGAAGGAACTGGCGGCACAAAAAGATATGTTTCTGGTATACCATATTATAACACAGGAAGTCCAACACTTACTTTAACTGGTGTACAGGTTAGTGATTTAACAGGACAAGCCTACCGAGATACGTCATCAGTCGTTGAAGTAGATAACGGAACAAACCAAGAAAGTACAAGTAGCGCGGCAACTACTAATTCAAACTATACTTACGCACAAATTGATGGTGCAAGTTCAATGCTAACAGGCGGTATACCAAATGCTGATACTGGCGTTGCGTCTGCATACACGATAGGATCTCTTTCAGTACCTATTACAACAAGTAGCGTAAGAACAGTTGACAGAGTAAAAGTAAGAGCATCCAACTGTAACGGAACAAGTAGTTATGTTGAAAACACAACTAATATTCAAGTACACAGATCATCACAGAGTGGTATTGTTGAACAGACCATTGCTGTAGCAGATAGTTTAGGCAACGGCACGTATACAGATGATGGCAAACGTGTATTTGATTTTAATGCCGACACAACAAACACACCTAGTTTTAACGGTGCAACAAATTTTTATACTAACGATTTATATTCTGAAAATAGTGATCCAGGTGTTAGTGGAACAAAAGAAGCAACAATTAGACTTGGTGTTTTAAAATACGATGTAACAGATTATAGTTCAGGCTTCCTACCAGTAGGACCTGATCGTAGTGCTGATACGGGAACACAATACTTTACATTTGCTTTCCGTAGACAAGTTGTTGCTAACTTTGATATTAACATTACATCAAGTTCAGGCATAAGTGGATTATGGATTGCCGCACCAGGCACTGCAATTGATAGTGCTAGTGGACTAAATGGATGGATAGATTCAAGTACAACATATGGTGGTAGTGGTGTTCCGGGCAGTGATACAGGCAATGGCGGTAACGGCAGTAATGGCTGTGCGTTTACATCAGGTGACAGAATTGCAACAGGCACATCACTAAGTGGTGGCTATACAATGACACTTGGCTCAGAGAATATGTCCAATGCTACAGGCAATGTCGTATTGGTAAGAATAGCACTAGCAAGCGGTGAATCAGTGACTGCGATAAGCATAGGGGAGGCTTCATAATGGCCATTTCAGATAGCCAAAAAATTGACTACCTATGGAAAAAACTAGGTTACGGTGCTACCAAAACAGATACAAACGCACTTAAAAAGGCGCCTAACGAAGCGATTTCAAGTTCGTTGTTGCTACGTGGCGACAAAGTTTGGAAGGAGGCTTCAAGTATTCCTAGCACAATACCAGGATCAAGCTCCGAGGTTGTAACTGTATACACGACAAGTGCCCCACAAGAATGCACAGAAGATATTACATCAACAGCGAATAGAACTTGGAAAACAGGACTAACAGATTGGATATCACCTGAAATTGGTTCAACATACCAAGTAAAAGCTTATATACACACTAGCAGTAGTGCTGGATCTGCCGCGTCTGGAGGCACACAGGTATTTGCTACAGGTTCTGGTAATAACGACGAATGGTTTTTTGATTATCAAAGTGGCGTATTACACTTTATTAGTACAAACTTGCCTAATGGCGTAAGTTTTACAGGCAAGAGTGTTTATATTAGTGGTGCGAGATACACAGGTGACTTTGGCGTAGGCGGTGACTTGGGAGATTTTACATTCTCAACAAATGTAATGTCAACAAGCACAACAAACGGTAATATACAAATTGATCCAGATGGAACAGGACAATTACAAATTGTAGGCACAAATTCTATAGCAATGCCAAATGGCACCACAGCACAACGACCAGGATCACCATCAGCGGGCGATTTTCGTTATAACAGCACTAGTAATAAAATGGAATACTATAATGGTACTTCTTGGGTTGATTTAGAAGCAAGTAATTATGCATTAGTATCAAGTGACTCATTTACTGGCGACGGTACAACAACTGCATTTACACTGAGTTCGTCAGCAACAACAAACGGTACTATCGTTAATATTAACGGTGCTTTACAACAACCTACATCAGCATATAGTGTAAGTGGCACAACGCTTACAATGGTAGAAGCACCACACACTGATGACATTGTAGAAGTAAGAATTTTTAGTACTTCATTAATTAGTACACAAAATTTAATTGCGGATGCTGATAATGATACAAGAATAAGAGTAGAAGCAAGTACTGACGAAGATACAATTCGTTTTGCGACAGCCGGTACCGAAGTTGCTACGATGACTACTGGTGCAACAGTTTTTGCTAATGCGGTACAATTAGCAAGCATGACAACAACACAAAGAAACTCATTATCGGCTGCCAACGGTATGATTATTTACAATACTACAGATAACAAATTCCAAGGCTATGAAAATGGATCTTGGGCAGACTTAATATAAGTTAATAAAAATATTTAAATGTTCTATGATAAAAGAATTCTACTTACAAAATAAAGACAAAGTATGGAATTACGAACCGATTCCAAGTGACAAAGATCCTGTCAATTGGGTTAATTGGGAATGTAAATATCCATGGTTAAAACTACAAATAGATGCCCCGTTTAAAGAAATGCTTGAAGAAGCAAAGAACATAAAACATATGTTTGTAGAACATCGCGATGATCAGTCACAAGGCTGGAAAAGTATTTGTTTACACGGAATTGATGATCACATAACTGGACCACCGCAAGATCATGGCTATAGCAACGACACTCTTAGAGTGTGGACAAACGCATCTAATCATTGTCCTATAACAACAAATTATTTTAAAAATACATTTCCTTTTAGTGCATATGATAGATTAAGAATTATGTTACTTGAGCCCGGCGGATATGTTGATGTGCATTATGACGGACTTAGAGAAGATAATCCTAGTAGAGCAGTTAACTTCAGCCTTAATCACCCAAAAGACTGTCATCTAATTACAGAAAATGGAATAGTTCCATTTGAAAACACAGGCAGTATAATTCATTTTAACATTGCATATGACCATTGTGTTATAAACAATAGTAGTGAAGATAGATATCATATTATTGTACATGGTGCAGAAACAGATCAATTTAATAATATTGTTTTAACCAGTTATGAAAGTCAAATTAATATTGCTTAGAATTACAGATAAAAATTGTAAAAATATAGCAGACAGATTATGTGATTTTACAGAATTTTGTGTTCAGCAGAGATATCCTATACACTTGCAAAATGATACAGACCCTATTGTTAAAGCAGATGAAGATTATATTTTTGTTATAAAAGCAGGGCATGTGTTTTGGGATAGATCAATTTTTGACCAATGCATTGACGAATCAAACGAAGCAGTAATAGGAAATGAAAATTGGTTTTTAATTAATTGTAAACTACTCGAAACTGATAAAGAAGCGTATATACCAACAAAAACATTTTCTAATAAAATAGAAATATTAAAAGCATATTGCTACCCAGAAAACTACTACAGTGATATAAAAAGGTTAATGGAAAATTTAGATAATCCAATGCCTCAAGAAGTAGAACCATTCGCATTTGAATTACGTGAAGCTGTGAGAAATTTAACAGATGGATACTACATTATAAACACAGAAGAAGTTAATATATCACATAAGTTTGCATATAAGTTTGACAATTATATAGGCGTATGTGGTGGATTAAAAACTTATATTTTGTTAGGACAGGATTATTTTACAGACAACACAAATGTTTTAATGTTTGATATTAGTCCTGCCGCAATAAAGTGGCAACAATATCTAAAAAATAACTGGGATGGTGAAATAGAATCCTTTAAACTTTTAACAAATAAATTCGTAAAGGCAAATCCAAATTTAGTAGGAATTCAAGACGGCGATCGCACAATTGAAAAATATATTAGTGAAAACAATATTACATCATTAGAACTAAAACAATACTGGAATAAGTTTTTAAAGTTAAATGTAGTATATAAACAATTAGATCTTTTTAATAATGAACACATTGAGGAACTTTTGGAACATACAAAAAACAAACATAATACATATTTTTGGCTTAGTAATTGTTTTCAAATGGAACGGTTAATATTTCAATACGGTTCACATATTAATTTACAATCTGAGTTTATAAAGAGTTTTAGAAATCGTTCTAGTTCAACATGCGCCTTCGATATATCATCTGATTTATATTAAAATAACTCTAGTCTTGCACGTAAAATGAAAATAATATGCTACTATAATAGTTATATGCTACTAAAATCGTTAATTTAAACGCCTTAGTTAGTATATATGTGCTAACACTATTTCTCCATAAATCCATTTAAATATAGGCATACTGTATATGCTCGAGCATATAGATGACCTTTATATCTCTCAATAACGTTAGATTTAAAGGATCTGTCTGCAATTGCAGACAGAATCATTCCATAATATGTATATATGGTATATTAAGTCTTATATAAGACTTTTTTATAGGAATGGAGAAAAATAAATGGCTTTAACTAGAATAGATACAGATCAGATTACGGATGGTGCCGTTAGTAATGCCAAAATCGCAGCTTCTGCCGCTATCGCTGGTAGTAAGTTAGAAGATGACATGACTTACGGATCAAACCTAACTGTTTCTGGCAACCTTGTTGTTAATGGTACAACAACAACTGTTGACACTACAAATATGTCTATTGAAGATCCTCTATTAGTATTCAGTGCAAACGCTTCTGGCTCAGGCGCAGTTGACTCAGGTTTTGTTGTAGAACGTGGTGACGATACCAACGTAGGTTTAATTTGGGACGAATCCGCAGATAAATTTAACTTTATCACAACAACAGAAACTGGTAGTACCGCAGGTAACATATCCGTTGCAGGTCAAGCAAACATTATTGCTGGCAATATTGAAGGTACTATTACAACAGCGGCTCAAAATACTATTTCATCTGCTACATCACTAGCATCTGTAGGTACAATTACCACAGGTGTTTGGTCAGCAACTGACGTTGCTGTGGCAGCTGGTGGTACAGGCGCATCAACAGCTTCTGACGCACGTACAAACCTAGGCCTAGCAATTGGCTCAGATGTACAAGCCTATGACGCACAATTAGCAGATGTCGCAGGTCTTGCTGTAACAGACGGTGGCATTATTGTTGGCGACGGTTCTAATTTCGTATTAGAAACGGGTGCAACAGCAAGAGCATCATTAGGTTTAACAATTGGTACACATGTACAGGCATATGACGCACAATTAGCAGATGTCGCAGGTCTTGCAGTAACAGATGGCGGCATTATCGTTGGTGATGGTTCTAACTTCACATTAGAAACAGGTGCAACAGCACGAACATCACTAGGCCTAGCAATTGGTACAGACGTACAGGCATACGATGTAGAACTAGCAGCTCTTGCTGGTTTAGCATCAGCGGCCGACAAGGGTATCCAATTTACAGGCTCAGGTACAGCCGCTACTTACGACTTAACAGCCGCAGGTAAGGCGCTACTTGATGATGCTAACGCAGCCGCTCAATTAGTAACACTTGGCTTAACAGCAACCGCAGCTGAACTTAATACTTTAGATGATATCACATCAACAACCGCAGAGTTGAATATCGTAGACGGCGACACAGCCGCAACAGCAACAACACTTGAATTGTTTGATCGTGTAGTTGTTAACGATGACGGTACTATGGTACAAGTTGCCCTAACAGATTTCGAAACATATTTCGAAAGCGCACTAGATACATTAAATAATGTAACTTCCGCTTCATCACTAGCCACAGTTGGTACAATTGGTACAGGCGTATGGAACGGCACAGCAATTGCTGATGCATACGTTGACAATGACCTAACTATTAGTGGTGGAACAGTAAATGACTCAGTAATTGGTGGATCAACACCAGCAGCTGGTACGTTTACAACACTAACAGCCAACGATCAGTTGGTAGTAGCCGCCGGTGCAACAATCACTGGTGATACAACAGACGAGATTACACTAGCAGTTAAAGGTGTAGGCTCACAAACAGCAAACCTAATAACTGTTGAAATTTCCGACGGTACAGATAAATTTACTATCGCTTCCGACGGTTCAGTAGTAATTAGCGAAGACTTAACACTTGCTTCAGGTGCTACAGTGTCATCAATCTTAGATGAGGACGCAATGGGTAGTGACAGTGCAACAGCACTTGCTACACAACAATCAATTAAAGCATATGTTGATTCACAAGTTGGTTCAGCCACATTAACAGTTGCCGCTGATTCAGGTTCAGATGATAGTGTAACAGTTGGTACAGATACACTAACCTTTACTGGTGGTAATAACATTACTACAACAGTATCTGATAATGATATTAGTGTCGCATTAGACGCAACAGTATCAGGCCTAACAGCACTAAGTTCAGGTCAGTTGAATGCTGATAACATCCGTATTGATGGAAACGTTATTAGTTCAACAGACACAAATGGTAACATTACACTTACACCAGATGGTACAGGTGACGTTGTTATTTCCGGTGACTTAACAGTTAACGGTACAACAACAACTGTAAACTCCACAGTTACAACACTAGATGATCCAATTATGACATTAGGTGGTGATACTGCTCCTGGTTCAGATGATGACAAGGACCGTGGTATTGAGTTTAGATGGCACAATGGTTCAACCGCTAAAGTTGGTTTCTTCGGTTACGACGATTCCGTAAGCAAGTTTACATTTATCCCTGACGCAACAATCTCAGGCGAGGTTGCTTCTGGTACAGTAGGTAATGTAATCTTTGGTAACGTCGAAGGTACAATTACAACAGCCGCACAAAACAGTATTACATCTGCAACAAGTCTAGCATCCGTTGGTACAATTGGTACAGGTACATGGGAAGGCACAGACGTAGGTGTAGCACACGGTGGTACAGGTGCTTCAACAGCATCCGACGCACGTACAAACCTAGGTGTTGCTATTGGTTCTGATGTACAGGCATATGATGCAGAACTAGCTGCTATTGCTGGTTTAACATCAGCCGCTGATAAAGGTATTCAGTTCACAGGTAGTGGTACAGCCGCAGTATATGACTTGACTTCCGCAGGTAAAGCGTTGTTGGATGACGCTGACGCCGCGGCTCAACGTACAACATTGGGTCTAGTAATTGGTACAGATGTACAAGCATATGACGCTGAATTGGCGGCCATTGCTGGTTTAACATCTGCAGCCGATAAAGGTATCCAATTTACTGGTTCAGGCACTGCTTCAACATATGACCTAACATCAGCTGGTAAAGCATTGTTAGACGATGCTGATGCCGCCGCCCAACGTACAACCATGGGCGTAGCAATTGGTTCAGATGTACAAGCATATGACGCAGGTCTTGCAGACATTGCTGGCTTGGCTGTAACAGACGGTAACATCATCGTAGGTGATGGCTCCAATTGGACAGCAGAAACAGGCGCAACTGCTCGTGCTTCACTAGGCTTAACAATTGGTACACATGTACAGGCATATGACGCAGAACTAGCCGCAATCGCAGGTCTAACTTCCGCAGCTGATAAAGGTATCCAGTTTACTGGTTCCGGCACAGCCGCAGTATATGA